TACAAACTTTGCTTATATGTTTAATACTTGTACTACATTACAAACGATTCCACTTATTGATACAAGTTTAGGTACAAGTTTTTATCAGATGTTTTATTATTGTACAACATTAAAAACGATTCCACTTCTAAATACGAGTTTAGTATCGAACTTTTTATATTTGTTTGATAGTTGTTTATTTTTAGGAAAAGCATCTTTTTACGGGACAAAAACAACAATTTCATATGCAAGTTGTAATTTGAGTAAATCAGCCTTGGTTGATATTTTTAACAATTTAGCAACAGTAACTGGACAAACTATTACGATTACAGGAAATTTTGGGGCATCTTTATTAATTTCTGAGGACAGATTAATTGCAACTGATAAGGGCTGGACGATTGTTGGATAAATAAAAAGGGGATAACTTAAATGTTATCCCCTCTCTCTTTTTCATTTCAATATCCAACTATTCATCGAAGCATCACTGGGCATTCTCCAATCACCCCTAGGTGACAAAGAGAGGCTCCCCACTTTTGGACCATCGGGTACACAGCTTCTTTTAAACTGCTGAGTAAAGAATCTCTTGTAAAACAAGTTCAACCATTTCTTAATTACTTCCTCAGTATATTTAGCATTGAAGGACTCATTTGCTTGCATTGCAAGAAACAGGATTTTCTCGGGTGTAAAGTTCCAACGAACATGGTTATACAGGAAAAAATCATGAAGTTCATAAGGACCAATTATATCTTCGGTCTTCTGGTCTATTTCTCCTTTATCATTAAGAGGAAGAAGTTCTGGACTAATAGGTGTTGCACAAATCTCTTGAAGGGTGTCTCGACTTTTTGGAAAGACATAATGAGAAATCCAGTCAACCAATGTAGCCACCAAAGTTTTCGGTATGGAACAATTTATTGCATACATTGACATATGATCACCATTATAAGTAGACCAACCTAAAGCAGATTCTGATAAATCTCCTGTACCCAGAACAATACCATTATACTTATTTGCCACATCCATTAGAATCTGAGTTCTTTCACGAGCTTGTCCATTTTCAAAAACAACACTTTTATCTGACATATCATGTTTAATGTCTGCAAAATGCTGTACACAAGAATAAGTGATATCTATTTTCTTTTGGGTAATAGAAAACTCACTCATTAAACGTATAGAATTGTTAAGAGTTCTTTCTGATGTTCCAAAGCCCGGCAGGGTAATTCCAATAATATCCGTCATTGGTCTACCCATTTTCTTGAAAGCATTTACTGCTACGAGAAGTGCAAGAGTGGAATCAAGCCCACCGGAAACCCCAATTACAATTTTCTGAGACTTACAAGCTTCGAGTCTGGTGATAAGGGCTTCTGTCTGAATATTAAAAATATCCATACATCTCACATCTTTCGTATGAGTTCTTGAAGGTACAAAAGGGTGTGCATCAATAGTTCGAGTAAACTCTGTTTCCGAAATAACAAAAGTATTTAATGCAATATGCTCAAATTTCTTATTTCCAAACTGACCAGACTCAAAAAGATTTACTTGATCACCGAAAGTAGTAAGTTTACGTCTTTCGTTTTCAATCTTATTAATATCGAAGTCAGGATAGATACAGGAACCTTCTCTTTCATACAGAGAGTTCTCTTTCAAGATAGTACCATACTCGGCAGAGATACAGTGACCTGAGAATACTACATCGGTAGTAGATTCGGTACAACCGCTCGAAGCATACAAATAGGCTAAAACACATCTGGAAGATTGCTGAGAAACAAGCTCCCTTCGGTATTCACTTTTACCTACAGTTTCAGTTGATGCGGAAGGATTTAAGATAAGAGTAGCACCACCCAATGCCATGAGGGTTGAGGGAGGAAGGGGAACCCAAAGGTCTTCACAAATTTCAATGCCAAAGGTTACACGCTTTTTATTATTCGAATAGACATCAAACAAAAAGTCTGTTCCAAAAGGAATTCCCTTGATAGTATCATTTACCGTTACACCGGAATGAAACCAACGGGCTTCATAATATTCTTTATAGTTTGGAAGGTATGATTTAGGAATGATACACATTATATCTTCGTTAGCAATTACTGCTACACAATTCCAAAGTCGGGAATTAAAGTAAATTGGAAGTCCAATTATAGCAACTATCCCCTCAGTGTATTTAACAAGTTCCTTTAGTCCCTTCCAAGCATCCTGAATAAGAATATCCTGTTGAAACAAATCTCCACAGGTATATCCAGTAAGAGACAATTCGGGGAATAATACTATTGATGCCTGTTCATTTTTTGCGCTTTCCAGATATTTGATATGCTCTTGTACATTAGCCTGTACATCTCCAAGATGGAGCCTTGGAGATACTGCACATGTTTTAATAAAACCAAACTTCTCGTAATTCATGATACCTCACAAAAGATTTCTAAAAACTCTTTTTCCGTAAAATGGTTCCACCAAATGGTGTCCTCATATTCCAACATTACTGCATACCAACCAATCTTAGGTCTTACTGAAAGTTCTTCACCTAAACAATAGCCTCTGGCATAAAGACACAGTTCGTCTTTATGGGCTACTAAGGATTCGTACCGATGCTTCCATCCGAAAATGGTTGAGACGCTTCCACCTTCCCAGAGAAAATAAGTGAATAGGCTTGAGTCAGACTTAGGAATTCTCGGTTTCATATTCTTCTACCTTATTATTATGTGAGATACAAACATCAAGACAATTCTGTTTGCAGATTTTGTCGTTCTTTGTATCGGTGTTATCAAACCACTCTTTTCTTTCAGCACGAATTTGTTCAAGTGTTTTACCATAGATATCTCCAATAGGGTCGCCTTGTTCTCTCATGTAAATTACACAAGGGAAATGTTTTCCATGGAGAGCAATCATATCGTCTTTAACCAAGTGACATTTACTGCAATCGGAATCTTTTATTCCTCGAACATGAACCCCGTTCTTAATATTATTAATTCGGTAGTTCAATATCTTATATTCAGTTTTAACATCGACTTCCAATCTATGATTGGACTGGGCAGAGGGAATAATTCGAATATCGGAAACTCCCAAGGAAGTTGCATAATCAATTATTTTATTTAGCTCTACATTGTTCTGTTGGTCAAGGACAACGCCTACTGATACATAAGTCAGCTTACTTAATTCGAGAATCATTTTACTTATATGCTCAAATCGGCTTGTAGTTCCTGCCATAGCATCAGCAGTAGAAGCACAACAGGCATCAAGAGAAATTGAAAAGTCATTTACTCCTGCTTCAAACAAATCTACATAGTCAATAAAACGGGCACTTCCATTGGTAGAAAGAGCAATGTGTTTTATAGAAGGTTTTGATTTAGTGTATCTAACCAATTCAAGCAACGGTTTCCAAACAGTGGGTTCTCCACCAGAGAATCTTACGTTCTGTATGTTACCGCTTGCCCAAATGTCTATAACATTTTTTGCTTGCTCAAGGGTAAGGTCTCCCTGTAATTCAGGGACAATCCCTCGGCAGTAAGGACATTTGAAGTTACATTTGTCTGTAACGATTAGTTCACATCTTTGGAGGTCACTCTTCCAAGAGACCTCTTTAGCTCTTTTATCAGAGAGAGTATAAAAACCGATATCTTCTAATTTCATTGCATGTCCTTTATAATTAAAATAGTAAACTGAAAAGCCAACTTATAAGAATAATTCCAAAAATAAATAAAACTCTTAGAACTACTTCTCTTGACCTTTTTAGAAACAGAAATAACTTTTCCTCTGGTGTTCCGTAGTATTCTATGTGAAACTCTTTCCACCATCTGTCATGTTGTTCCTGATATAGTTCCTGTGCTGTTTTCTCGTGTATCCTCTTTCGTCTCATACGCATTAAGCTCCTCGGAAATTACAAATGACTTATCCAACTTTTCAAAGTAGTCTGGGTCATCATCAAGAAAAATCTCTTGAGTATCTACATTTATTCTGTCGAACCGTACACCCAAAACATGAGCTACTCCCCAAGGAATTGGACCGCTGAATATTCCACTATGATTTAAGTAGATATAAATATCTTTCTCACAATCGAAACACCAAATATGCTTTTCGAACTCAGACCACGTTGTTCTGTGGTCTTTGCAAAAAGGACATTCAATATCATAGACAATAGGAGATTGTCCATAACAATGGGTTCTTTTTATCTTAGGGGCATCCAAAAAGTTCTTCATATTCTTTCTCTATCCTCTTAACTATTCTAACTGCACAGTCTGCTTTATGTACAAGCTCACTTGGATATCCTCGATCTGTATTTCCACAGAAATCACATTCACAATAATAGTGGTCATGGTCATCGGTAGCACCATGTACTCCACCAGACTTACTAACCTGAAGGCAAAGAGTTTTTAAATCTTTCTCAAAAGGTATTCTGTTTACAATCTTCATATGACTTAAAAGTTCATCGTACATATCCATTATTGAGAGTTGTGTGATATGCTCATTGTTTGAAATACTCATACCCCACTTCTGGCATATGTCAAACAATTTTCTGTCTTCATACTCAATATTAATTTTACTCATTAGCATGAACCATACTTAAATGAATAAAAACCTTCTCCACCATATTCTCCATCAGAGTCAGGGTAGAAACTAAGAGTTCTTAAAGTTTCACAATCTTCCTCAGAAACCAAGGAGGGGTCAATAGAAACAATAAGTACGTCATGCACACAACAGGTAGGGCACTTATCATTACCATACTTCAAAAAAATGTTCAGAGCTTCAATAAGTTTTTCCATATATTCCTCGATTTATTTTAAGGTAGCTTAATTTCAGCTATAGTCTTTTCCTGATAGTCAGTACCATCAGGAGGATTCTCATATTCCCTTTCATATTTACCAAAGGAAGGAGTCATATAAAAAAGTTTATCACTTGGAGTTGTCATGGCTTCTTTCATAAGTTCCTCATTAGCCTTAGACCAGTTCACGGACAACTTCCTGTATTTTGCTTTTGTATAAAAAGCTTCTCGTTCCTTTTCTAAACTTTCAATATTATACATTGTCCCAAAAACCTTTTAATTCCTTTGTAATTGTGTTTTGCTCATATTCTATTTCAAGGAGCTGTTCTCCGGTATCTGTATTGGTAGTTAAACAATAATCATATCCATTTATTGTACAATCTTTATACTTAAAGTTTTCAGGTGTTCCATACCTACATCGGTAAAACTTTAGAATTACTGAGTCTTCCCACTCTTTATATTTCTGATTAAAAATTTCAATAGTTACCCCATGATCTATTGGAACGGGTAAACATATTTTCTTAAACTTTACAGTAACGTCTTTAAGAGCTTCATTAATAAGCTCTTTACAGGATGGACAATAGCTTGAGTCATTAGTTGGGTTAAAACACCCGTCTCCTGAAGCTTGATAATAATATTTTGTTTGACAATGTTTACATCGTTTTGCTCGGTGAGTCAAATTTTAATCCTTTTAATTTTTATGTTACTTACCTATATAATATATAGAAATTTCCAGAAAAGTTCAAAACTTTCTTACGAATTATTATACCCTATAAGGGATATGGTGTAAAAATACCCTGAAGGGTATATTAAGGATAAACAGTATTTTAGGTGATTCATCTCAGAGGCTGAAGACCTCTGAGTTTTCTCATAAAGACTTTATAACTATCACACATCATTTACCTGCCTTTTGTACACACCACATTGTACCATCCAATAATCTAACAATCATAGAACCATAGGAAAGTTTTATCCCAGACTCATCTGCGAGGTGTTGAATTATTTTTCTTTTGCTTGTACCTAATAGAATACGGTCTGTTCCTGATATAGGATTACAGTCTCTATCAGTTTTCCATACATTATATTTATTAATTATTTTATTCCTATGTTATTTTTATTTCCAACATTTTCAAAAGAGTATCCTCAGCAGAATTACCGGGTAAAACTCTAATCCAATTATATCTTTTAGCTAAGGATTCATATGCTTCATGTACCCTATTAAAAAAAGTAGATTCTTTTCCATCAAAATTATCATTTGGGTCATCATCTCTAACTACATTTATTTTGTGAGGAAAATAAAAAACAATTTCAGGTTCTCTACAAACAGTAGCAGTAGTTAGAAGCCACTCAGCTACATCAATTGGCATATTAGTTGTTTTAAGTAATTCTTGACCATAGAGTTGATATGCATAAGTAGAGTAATTCCACCTATCTGAAATCACTGTCTTACCTTCATTAAGAGCAGGTTGAATTACTTTTGAGGTTTGTTCAACTCTGTCCAACTGAAATGCAAAAAAGTTTGCTAAAGGGTGAAGTTCAAATCTTTTATCTTTACATAAGGAACGCATTAATACTGCATGAGTTCCATATTCAGTATCCCCCGGTTGATAAGTGAAAACGGATTCAATTCCATTATCATTTAAATATTTATTAAACAATTTCCCTACACTTGTTTTACCTGACTGGTCGCCACCTTCAAATACAATAAGTTTGTTTCTATACACTTCTATATCATTCTTCATTTCTGCCTCACCTTAAAATGTACATTCATAGCAAGAAAATCTTCCATGAGTATCTTGTTCTTTCTTTGACTTTATTGATATACCACACAAAGTTTTCTTTTCATAGGGTTTACATCTATGAATCTTTTCATCAACACCAACACAATAGATTGTTGGTTCTTTTTCCTCATTAGTTTCCATTTTATAGTCCTTAAATTATATTTTTCTAACCCGTTATACCAAACTTAAAAGTTTTTGATGTAATATCTTCTTTGCTTAGTTTAGTTCCATCAATTCTATTCCTAGCTATCTCAAAATACTTTTTATCTTTTTCAATACCTATAAAGTTTCTATTAAGATTCTTACAAATAACTCCCGTAGTTCCTGTACCTAAAAAAGGGTCTAAAACAGAATCACCTTCAAGTGAAAAGTTTTTAATAATAGTGTCTATCAGCTCTAATGGAAAAACTGCTCCATGATTAAATGATTGTTTTTCCCTCTGCGTATTGACCAGAGATTTTGAAGTGTACCTCTTTCCCAAGTTGATTGTTTAAAACTTCTTGAGAGGGCATCTTCTTTTGAAGATAGAACAAGTAGAACTTCAAACCTTGAGTTGAGAACACCAGAACCTATTGCGGGTTCTGCATTCACTTTATCCCAGATAATAAACTCTTTGATATTCTCAGAGAATCTACCTATCAACTTAAAGAATGCAGACTTGTTACCCGTCAAAAATTGGATATTATAAAATGATAACTTTGAAACTCTAAGCAACTCTAAAATTACTTTTTCATTAAAACAATAAAGTTCTTCCATTGTAAGGTTGTCAGAAAAGTTTTCATATTTTGTAGAAAGTTCTTTAACAATTTGTCTTGAACAATGTTTACCCTTCCTAATTCTAAGATTCATATTATAAGGTGGACTGGTAACACAAAGATCAATACTTCCTTCGGGAATATCTTTCATTTTTTCTAAACAATCACCATGTATCAATTGCATTATCTGGATACCTTTTTTTAAATTTCTGATAATAATAAGAAACTATTATCCCTACTGAACAAAAAGCAGGAGCTATAAACCAAACACTTATTACAAACCACCATTTCCAAGCTTCCATATTACTACACCTTTTTTCTAAACTCATGAGAGTAGCAAAGTCTTCTAGAATCTCTGATAATGGATTCTTTTGATTTTCCAAAACCCTTTTGCATTCTAGCTTCTCCATCTTTTAAGTAACTTGATCTTCTTACTTGATTTGTACTTGTAGGTCTCCACTTATCAGAACTATTACGATATTCTCCAAGAGAGGGGTGGGAAGTTTTTGCAAAATACCTCAGACCTCTTGAGACATATTCCTCGGCTATTGCTTCGGATAAACGTATACCGATACCTAATCCCTGAAACTCTGGAATTACTACAAGTCTACATTCACCCCAATAAGAATGAATGTCCCGACCACATCTATGAATTATAGCAAGAAACGCTACAGGTTTATTTTCTATGTAAGCAGTATAGCAATGTACACTCTTTGATATGCTTGAACTTAAATAGTGATGCTTCTTGAAATAAACCCAATCTTTGACGGTGCTGGAAATAATTTCGAGGTTGATTGAGGGTCGTTGAAGTAACCCCCTTGTTAATTCTTTTGAATCAGTGTCATATATCCAATCAGGCTGAAGCCATTCTGCGATATCCCTATGACAGGAAGCAAGAACTAACAAACCTCCTTTATGATGTTTTCGTATAGAACTTGCTAATGACTTAGCCGTATTTCTATCTACAACAGAAGTGAATTCATCTATACACCAAATACCTTTATCAACCAAGAGGGCGCAATGTGCTCTATGAAATTCCCCATTCGATAAAGTTGCAGAACTGCGAAACCATGTAGGTATACTTTTCAAGCCAAAGTCTCTGAGCAATCTATCCCCAGAGTCTATAGAAGAAAAGTTTTCAATAACGGATTTAGTAGTATCAAATTCAACAGCGGGGATTTCTCCCATCCAACTTCTAAGTATTGTAGATTTACCACTTCCACTGGAACCCACTAAGAGAACTATTCCCTCTTTTGGCATCTCGGGTATGTCAATAGATTCTTCAATATGTTCAGATACATCGTATTGATTTTTTAATTCTTCAAGGTTCATTTAGAATTCCTTTTTGGAAAAGGTGAATCCTAATCCAGTTGTTCTTTTTTTAATTATTTCACAATACTCTACACTTATTTCAGAACCAATCCAGTTTCGTTTATTTAGAATTGCCATTTTTAAGGTTGTACCTGAACCACTAAAGGGGTCATACACAAGGTCATTTTCATTTGACCATGAAGTGATATGGTCATTAGCGAGAGTTTCTGGAAAAATTGCAGGGTGGTCAAAGGCAAACTTATCCAAGGTGCTGTGTCCAGACCCTGTATTTATTTTCCAAATATTTCCTTTAATTTTATCCAGTCCTACAGGACTTCTTTTTTTACCGGATCTTGCAACCCTATTAATTTCGGTAGTCTCTGAAAAATAACTATTCTTTCTTGAATCTTCTTTCTCAGGATAAAGACAGGGTATACGAATCGGATTAAATGTTTTAGGTTTTCCCTTACTGAGGACAAACATGTATTCAAAATCCTGTTCATATCTATTATGATTTTTAGGTAAAGCATTTTTTTGATATATCATTGTATCGTGTAAGTTGAATCCAATTTCTTTGAAATACAGGGCTTGTTTAAAACTTGTACCTGACTCACTACCTTTTATAGTGGAATCTCCTACAACCCAAACAACTACTCCACCCTCTTTTGTTACCCTATACAGCTCTTTTGCTACGGACTCAAAATCAAAACTATAGCCCTTGTAATTTCTTAAGTTGTCGTAGGGAGGCGAGGTAACAGTAAGATCAATGTATTTATCAGGCATTTTGCCCATAGTTTCTAAGCAATTTTCATTGTAGCATTTATTTAATTCCATGGGTTCCCTCATAAGATGGTATATTAACAATATTTTTCTTTTTAATGAGGAAAACTTTACACAAATGGGTAATTTCACATACAGGAAAAAGACTGGTATGAAGTTTAAGGGATGCTTTATTATTCAGGTTCACAACTGCATAAAAAGTTTTTTTCTTAAAGCCTAATTTTACAGATTTTTCAAGAAAGTTTGAATAGATTAATTTGGCAAAGCCTTGTCTTCTAAACTCTCGCTCAACTTCTATATATATTTCCTGTTTTCTTAGGAAATATTTATTCACATATATTTCAATTCTACCAACTATATTGCCATTAAAATAACAATCAAAAGAGGTTCTAGTTGTTTCTTCCCCTGTTTCATTGAAGGAATTTCGCTCAAATATTATATCCATCATTAATATATTAACAAAAAAAAGGAGTACCCCTGTTAAAGGTACTCATTTATTCTTAATTTAATAATTATCTCTCAAAGATGTAAATATGTTCCGTATTCTTAGAAACCAACTTGGTAGTTTTCTTATTTGAAAGATGAGACTTTTGCGTAATTAAGTCTATTGTTTCTATAAGTTTTAAGTTTTTTGATAAACATATATTTATCATATCCTTAGAAATTTCATTCTTTCCAATAGTTTCAATCATAGTAAAAGCAAACTTTCCTTCTAATATTGATAAACAGTTATCAACAGTTTGAGACCAATATTTATCCAACCACTCGGAATAATTAGGAAAAGATTCTATTGATTGTGAAGAATTATCTGAGTAAACTTCTAAATTAAAATAAGGGGGAGAAGTAAAGATAAAATCTACCGTAGGTATATCTTTGTAAGTTTCTTGAATCTCAGAACCAGAGTTAAATACAGTACCTTTCCCATTAAAAAAAGTAATAAGATTGTTTACCTTACTGGAAGTTAAAGGGTCTGTTGCATAATATTCTACTCCACAAGCAACTGCCGCAATAGCTCTTGCACCCCAACCCGCAGAAGGGTCAAATGTTTTTTTTACGTTGTATCTTTTATACAACATTTTTGCAACAGCAGGTTTAAACTGACTTACCGTATAAGCTACACCAGAAGACCTCATACCTTGGAATATCATCTTATCGGTAATATTCCAAATAAGTGGTCTACCATACCCATCCTCAAAATTTAAAACCCACCCCATTCTATTTTTCAACACTTTCTTAAACTTTTCATCATTTAGAAAAACATCAAGGCAGGATAGAGTTTTCGGTCCACCCTTAGCATTTAAGTAAAGCTCTGAAGTAAACTTCTTAACAATCTTTAATCCACAGGATGCAGAATGACTAACCTTTCCATCAACAACTTCCACATTGTTATTTTTTAATTGTTGAAAGTCTTTTAATAGTTCTTCATCGGTAAAATTACCCGCAGATAATCCTTTTGTTCGATAATAATTAAAAACCCATTCCATAAGTGAAACACGGTCTTCGCCCTTCTTAGACCAAATATATTTAGAACTTAAAGGAATTCCTTCTGGACCAATTATAGACTGATCCTCATTAACACTCATAAAATCAGGGAAGTCATGGTTGTCTTCATCAAAGGGAACTTCGTTCATAAAACCTTCCTAAAAAAATATAATTTATCTTCCGTGTAAATAGGAAACTTTCTCTTATAGGATAAAAGACTTCCAGAGGATGCACCCCAATTTATCAACACCTTTCCAAACTTTTCATACAACTTCTTAAATGAAATAAAATCAATATACAGTGATAATCCCTTAAGCCTAGTATCATTCTTTCCTAACATATACACTAATGGCTCTTTCGGATTATCAATAGAAATAACTGAAAATCCTACCAATCGTTCTACTTGATAAAAAAATAAACATTGAATGTCTGTCTCCTTTCCATAGAATCTCTCAAAAAATGATTTGTCATAACCAGTATGCATTTGCCAACCATACTTAGCGTCTCCCCGATATTCTTCCCATTCATTAATAAAGGTTAGTACCTCATCAAGTGATTCTGGGGATTCCTTAATATCAAGACCCTTGTATCGGTTTATTACATTGCGAAACTCTTTGTATTTATTTCCCCTGACAGATAAAAACTTATCATCAATATTACTGACAATCTGGTTTAATATATACTTAGACTTAATTTCTTTTTTAGGGATTGTTAAGAAATCGGACTCTGTTATATAGGCATAAGAAGTTTTCGGGAGAGGGGTTAACGAAACATCAAAACATACTGCATTACTACTATTTTTATAATACCATCTGGGGTCTGGGGACAAATTACCAAACTTTCCCATCATCCCTATTTTACCATGCTTTGTCCAATACTTTATTCCAGTTTTATCACTTTCCGAGATTTCCATTTTTTTCACCTAACAAAACTGGAAAAACTTATTATTTTTGCAGTTACTTTATATTTTTTTGCCAATTCTTTTGATTTTTTGTTTATTGCATCTATATAAGGCATTATATGTTCCCTTGCAGTATCATAAGATACCACCCCACGGAGCAATAATTCTCGGTAATAATCTGCGTCTATCTTTAAAAGTGTTGTTTCTTCATTCATATCTCTAATATATCACAATTTTAAATAAGTTTCAACTTATTTATTTTTGTTTCAATATCCTCCTCATCATATTTTATTCTTATCAACTCTATATTATTGTCTATACAATACTGCGTTTTTATTAAATCATTATTGTGAATTCTATTAAAGCCATTGAGTCCACCAAACCATTTCACAGGAACAAAGTGTTGTATCCCATCATACTCTATCAGATACTTGAGATTTTCATTTTCAAATATTGCAAAATCAAACGGAAGGGGTTTCTTATTTCTACAAGCCTTAATTCTATATTGTTCAACAAACTTTAAGTTATTTTTTTGTAATATTGACCTAATCTCAAGTTCTCCATGAGAATAACAACATCGTGGACATCCTACCCCATTTAGGTGGTCTCCAGTTGATTGAAGAAAACTTCCATGTTCAGTACAAATAATTTTCACCTTAATCCTTGAATTAATATATTCAAGAAGTGTGTAATCATATCTACCCTTGTGTACTATCGTTGCTTTTTGCTTAAATTCTTCCGTTGTTGATTTCTTGTTCCCTGAACAACTGGGACATCCTTCGCCCATCAGATGACTATTTGCTACTTGTGAAAAAACTCCATGTTGGGGGCAAATAATATCAACCTTTAGTCCTGACCCATTGTAGAATAAAGAGGAATAGTCATATCTTTCACCATGAACCATTCTTGCTTTCTTCACAAACGCTTCTTCTGTTAAGGAAGTAGTTTCTCTCCCACATTTGTTGCAACCTGACCCCGATAAATGACTATCAGACCTCTGAAAAAATACTCCATGTGAGGGACATATAATTTTAACTTTTCCTCTCGAACCAACATAGTCTACCTGAGAATAATCATACTTTTCACCATGAAATAATTTAGCCCTCTCAATGAAGAGTTCCTTTGTGATAGACATGTATTATATATTAACAAAAAATTTGACTAGGATAGAAGGATTACATATTCAATTCTATCTCCAAAATTGGATCGTAATGGTAGTTCTTCAACTATATTCCCTTTATACTTTTCTGTATTATCCACTACAAATAAATATTTTTCACACTTAAATCTTTTTAAGCATTCATCAATCCACTCGTCACAAGAAAAGTTTTTTTGATTATCATTGCTCCAAGTTTCTGTTAAGTTATAAGGTGGAGAAGTGAATAAAGTTTCATAGTTACCAGTAGACTCAACTAAACTCTTTTGTTCAACTCTAGCGTCTAGGTTTAAGAAACTAATAATACCGTTTGACTCAGTGATATGCTCTGCATTAATATCTTGTCCGATATACCTTTTATTGAGGGAACAGGTTCCAAGCATTCTACCACTAAATCCACTGAAAGGGTCGAAAACTTCTTTTGAATTTGATAAGTATTTTGAAATCAAGTGTTTAGCAAGTATAGCACGAAAAACAGAAACTTTAGGGGATATCCTTGAGACATTAAATCCATCTGCAATTTTTTGAGTGCTCAGTTCATTAGAATAAATAAATCTGTTCCTAATGTTTTTCGCTAATAACTCAGGATTATTCCATGCTTCAACTGGAGTAGGAAAATTACCTACCCTTGAGGTGAATATTGATTTGTGATAGTTACTTATTATGGATTGTCCAACATGAGAGTTTTTGTTATATGTTACATTTCCACAAAGCTTTTTCCAATCATCGAGCAATCTTTTAGGCTCATAGGTTGGATAGGGAAAACTAATACTATTGCAACTGTCTATTATTGTTTGAATCCAGTTTTCATAACTAATCTCAAAATTTTCACAGAGCAGACTAAAAGCTTTTTCAATATGTTTGGAATCACAAACTATAAACTTCACACCCTCGGGAACTTTTTCAAACCTTTCACAGTCTTTCTCGCCATGTACATGATATCCATCATAGTCATTTAGTAATCCATGAAAGTACTCTCCATCAATTTCTATCAATGTGTTTAAGGTACCTTCTTTATTGAATATAGCAAAATCAAAACATTTTCCATTCACATAGTATTCAGACTCAAATATAAACCCTTCACTTATTAGTAATTCACTCGTTTTCTTCTCAGGAAAAGATTGACCGCTTGACCGTCTAGCTTTTTTTCGTGTAGCAGGATCTTGCATTGTATATTCATAACCAGTTTTTTCTTTTAGTGTTGCTCTACACTGAGCTTTAATAGGTTCTGCTTGAAAAACATTTAAAATATTCTCTCCATAATTTTTTCGCATAGTGAAGTTTGCCTTATTCCTAATGTCTACATTCATCAAAGGACACCTATTTCCATAGAGCTTAATACTAGTTTCTATACCTCTTTCTTTTATCTCTAAGTTTTTAGACGGAGAGGTTGTTCCAAATCTATCAAGATTTGTTTCAGAGGCTTTTTTAGGGTTATTATAGTTAGCATCCCCATAAATTTTTAGTTTAGTTTTAGACCCTAATGCTCTTACCTTAGGGTCTTGAAGAGAACAAGCTACCCCTCTTCTCTCCAGATTAGTTTTCACTATTTTATCTTTTACTTCTGTATTTTGTAAAGGACTATCAGTCCCATATTTATCTTGACAGGTTTTAATTACTTTGTCTTTTGAGGATTGTAATTTAGCAGGATTATCTACCCCAAATCTCTCAATATATGTTCTCTTTCTTGCACAACCTGAACAAGTTAAACTTTTTGTATTCACAACACTGATTGCAAGTTTTTGTGATATCTTACCACAATCTTCACAAATAAACTTCACATATATTTTTTGTGAATAGGATTGAAGCTTAGCCTCTTCTATTGAGAATATTTCTAAAGGATTTTCCTTGGTATATAAGTTCTTAATTTCTATTTTCATCTTGATATTAGATTAACAAAAAATAAAAAAGGAGCACCAAAAAGGTGCTCCTGTAAAGTCTATTCTACCATAAGATTAAAGGTCTGAGGTCTTATCTTTAAGTCCGATGATTTTAATCGAGCTAAGATACTTTGGTTGAAGAATCTTATAATCCCCATAAGTAGCCAAACTTGCTTCCTTATAGAAATTTTTTCTCTGGATAATTCCCGAACTGAAGAAGGGTACCAATGTACCGAAAGCAATACTTACGTCTGCATCGTTATCATCGTTCTTCCAAACAGTAAGTATCTCGTTTGAAGGAATAATCTTTGAAGGAACCTTGAAAAGCGGAATACCTTCAATTTCACCAACTTGGTGACAACCGAGAGTTCTCATAGCACCCTTAGCAGCGAATCCTGCGTTAAGTCTCATGTAAGAACCAGCAGAAGGACCAGCAACCAAGCGACTTACACCACCACGGTTGATATCATTTAACATGTTGTCACCAACAGTTTCGATAGCAGTCATGAGAGTCTGAGCGTTCTGGTAGTAACCATCTTTTGCACCAACTCCTGAACTGGAATAACCAGCGTCGAAGATTACAGAAGATTTCTTAGTAGTTTTTGCGGCTTGCCATGCAAGTTTAATTGCACGATAGTCAAGAGCAACACGGATTTCCTGTGAAGCGTAGCTAACAAGAAGTTCTTCAGCAGATACTGAGAAAGAAGCATCAAGATTGATTTCAGAAAGTTGTGACCATGTGATACCGATTGAGGTAGGGCGTGGAACGAACTGATAATCATGCATACGAAGTTCTACTTCACCAAGGTAGTCGCCATCAAAGTCTGTTTCAGAATCGAAACGAGCATAAGCTTTAAGACCAGAGATATCTCCAGCAGTAAGACCTGTACCAAACTTAACAGCATAAACACCACCAACAACGGTTTTAGCAATACTTGTTACATAACTTAGACCGGCTTCATTTGCACCAGCAAAGAAGAATGTATTCTTGTTCTGAAGAACGATAGGATCGTTTTCATTTCCTGCTTTGTAAACAGTCAAGTAACCATCAATGAAACCTTCGTCGAATCCGCAAACTCTCGTTGCATCAGTTTTACCAAGAACGATATAAGCATCAGCAATACCAACGATACCACCGAAGTCATGAGCTACGATTGCAGTTGAAACACCTTTGATGAACACTGGAGTTGCAATGTCAGCGGCTTCAATGATTTCGGCATTTTCAAGTTCCTGTACGATACGGTCTTCAGTTGTTTCATAAAGAGCACGTCTTTGATTTTTTTCTTCTTCATCATAACCAGTGTCAGTTCCCCATGGGTCTGCTTCACTTGAAGTGTGGCGACCTGAGAAATCATTCTTACCATTCTGTGACTTGCCTACAACGGGTTCGATGTACTTGATGCTGTCACGAGCGGTTTCCATAGCAAACTCTGTGAAGATTTTGTTACGTACCACGTTAGGCATAGCTAATCTAACCAATCTCAACATATTTTCAGGAGTAAAACCATTAAGAGCACTTGAGGTCTGTGTTTCATTAAGTTTTCCCATGAAGGATGCTTGGCGGTCAAGGTTGATTGCTACGTTACGTGCTTCTGTAAGGGAGAGTTGTTTAAGACCGGCTCCAACTTCAGGTACTTTTGACCATGCTTCAATAAGACGGTCTGCACGATAAGATCTTTCGTTTTTATAAAGTGTTTCCTTCACTTTTTGTCTTGTGTTAGCCGCATCTTTCCGGGCTTGCATCCTAGCTTGTAAACTCATTTATTTCACCTTTAATTCAATTTGTTCTTTTGTAGTATTTAATCATTTAGGTATTTATCACCTAGTTACTCGGCATTTTTATCCGATTTACTAACTTAATTAAAACATAGTAGAACTTAAAACTTTATAACTTCATACGAAGCTATATACATTAATTAGTATGAGTACTTTAAAAAGACTTTTTCTTAAAATTTTAAAGTAGTAATAACTAATCCTTTAATTAGTATGAGTACTTTAGAAAGACTTTTTTCTTAAATTTCTTAATCAAACTTTCCTGCTTTTTAAGTGAATAAACTAACTTATTTAAGGCATGGAAATATGATAGAAATTAGGAATGTGAAAGAATTAAAAGAATTTAGGAACTCAGGTTCTTTAGACGATATTCAAGGTATTTGTGAGATTTGCGGAAAATCACTATCCCTTAAGATATGGTCTATCAGAAGAAAATTGAAGAAAGATAAGTTATTATGCAAGGGATGTTCAATCTCATATGAAAAAGGAAAATACACAAAAGAAGATACTAAGCTTATTACTGAGAAGAGGTCAAAAACAAATTTAGAAAAATATGGGATAGAAAACACTTGGCAATTAGAAAAAGTTAAAAGGATGAGTTCAGAAAGAGACTGGACAGAGAGAAACATAAACACTCAAAAATCGTGTATTATTAAATATGGTGTTACGAACCCTGCTCAAACAGAAGAGTCTAAAGAAAAGTCTCATGAAACTTTATTGAAAAGATATGGAACAGTAGAAGCATCATATAAAATTAGAATGGAAAACTCAAAGGGAACTTATATGAAACACTATGGGGTAGATCATAACTTCAAGTCAAAGGAATGGAGGAGAGAAGCAAATGAAATAATAATAAAAAAATATGGAAGAATGATATATAGTAGAACTTATGTGTATAATGAGGTCTGTTTTGACAGTTCTTGGGAACTTGCCTATTATATTTGGCTAACAGATAATAAACAAAACTTCACATATCAGCCAATTACTGATTTCACATATCTTGGTTCTGATGGAATATCTCATAAGTATCATCCTGATTTTCTGGTAGAGGGTGAGTATCAAGAAATTAAAGGAAATCAGTTTTTTAATAAAGAAGGTGAGCCATACTGTGCAATTACAAAGAGCTGGTGGAAGGAAAAATATAATTTTATACAAGAAAATAAAGTAAAATTATTAAAGTATAATGATTTATTTCCAATTCTTAAATACATTGAAAAAGTTTATGGTAAAAGCTACCTAAAAAGTTTTAAGATAAAAATAAAATGATTTTTGTTAATATTACTAAGATATGAAAAACATTTTTCTAGAAAAAGCTAAGAAAGTTCATGGTGATAAATATGATTACTCAAAGGTATGCTATGTGAACTCTAAGGTTAAAGTTGAGATTGTATGTAAAGAACATGGGAAGTTCTTTCAAATGGTTAATAAGCACTTATTGGGACAAGGATGTCCAAAATGTTCTGGAAACCAAAAGATAACCACTGAGGAGTATATAGAAAAAGCTAAAGATGTTCATGGAAATAAGTATGATTATTCGATAGTGAATTATATTAATTCAAGTTTAAAGATTGAGATTATCTGTCCTAATCATGGGAAGTTTTTTCAAAATGCATCAAGTCATTTAATGGGAAAAGGGTGTCCGGTATGTTCAAGAAACAAGAAATCTACAACTGTGGAATTCATTGAAAAAGCTAAAGAGGTTCATGGAAATACCTATGACTATTCTCTTGTTACTTATGTAGGGAAGGAATCCAAAATAGATATTATTTGTTCAATGCATGGGGTTTTTTCACAAGTGGCTAATAGTCACCTAAATGGAAAAGGGTGTCCTCAATGTTTTGGTAACAAGAAATCAAATACAGAAGATTACATATTTGGTGCTAAGAAAGTTCATGGAGATAAATATGATTATTCCTTAGTTGACTATGTGAACTCTAAGGTTGAAATAGATATTATTTGCATAGAACATGGGAGATTTTCCCAAAGAGCTAGTCATCATTTAGCAGGGGCAGGTTGTCCGAGATGCCAATCCTCTCATGGTGAAAAAGGGATTAGAAATATTCTGCAAAAAACTAATCTTACTTTTGTAGAACAGTACAAGATTAAAGACTGCAAAAACAAGAGACCCCTTCCGTTTGATTTTGCTATATTTGAAAATGGAAAGCTATCTCACTTAATTGAATATGATGGAAAACAGCATTATGTTCCCGTTAAATGGTTTGGAGGAATTGAGGGTTTCAAGAAAAGACAGATTAATGACACAATAAAAACTAAATATTGTATAGACAATAATTTAGAGTTGATAAGAATAAAATATGATGAAGATATTGAGAAACTTTTAGAAAAACTTTTATCCAGAATTTAACCGATATCACTCCAAATGAAATCATTGCCTTCAATTTTTAAGATATGGGATTTAATTATTTTTGATTCGGTATCAATGGTATCTAAGACTCTAAGAATTTCTTTACCTTTTAAGTTTCCATACATTGATCTGAGAACATTTAAGACATTTAATGCAGTTTTCAAAGCAAGCAATGAGGTATCGATGCAAGAGTCTTTATCAAACAACTGCTTAACATAAAAGGTTTGACCGTTAGCTTTAACCTTAAACTTATTAATTTTATCTGTTTTGCTAATACCTAAGAGAACTGCTTCTATAGGTAACTTATAATAGTGTGTTTCCAATGCTGACAGAACCCAGACGGTATCTTTAATTGCGTACTCAATGTTGCTCATAAAAAGTTAGTTGAGAGAATTACAAAGGGTTAAAAACAAAAAAGCACTCAATAGAGTGCTTTACCTTTATTTAGTTTTCAATAATAACCCTCTAGAATTTCTAGTAAGAAGTCTTCATTTAAGGAATTGATATCCTCGGCATTCCAAGAACTTCCTCCACAACTCTCGAACAAGTCTAAAGTAGCATAGAGACTTTTCAACTGAGATTTTTCAAAAGTTTTATCTGAAATAGATTTTAATACCAGAAGAATTGACATTTTTTCTTCATCATAAATCATTAATGAACCGAAAGCTTCAGCTACTGAATATACCCCTTTCATATTTGGAGCTATAAGATATAAATGGATATCACATAATTCCTTTTCATCTTCTTCAATTTTTATACATTCTTCTGTCCAATCTTCTACAACAGGGTTAAAATATTCAATGTCCAATTCATTTAAGATTGGAATAAGTATTTTTCTATAGTCAAAATCTCCATCAAATGAGGGGCATGTCCCTCCTAAAAATATTTTCAAAATTTTCTCCTTAACATAAAAACGGTTCTTCCTTTATTCTAGATTTCCAATATCTAAATTTATCAGAGTTTATTTCATAGAAGTTTAACAAGTAGGATAATATTGAATCTTTAAAGTTTGATTTTAAGGTATATAAAGTATCATCTTGAGATTTAAGGTCAAAGTAAACCGCATAATTAGCAGAAAGCATTAAAGCTTCTTCTCTGAATATTCTGTTGGTTGAGGAATCAGTTATCTGGAATATTTCATCCTCAAAATAAAACTGAAGGGAAAATTTCCCGATACTATTTAGGTTGTTCATCAGGAACCTCGATTGTTAAGAATAAACCGCACTTACAAACATGATATTTCTTTGCATAATCGCACATACATTTTGTTGTAGAATTTTTAATCTTAGAGGATATACAGTACCCTCCATTAAGGAAGATACTTTCCCGTATATCAATTTCTTCAGGGTTTATAATTAATTTTTTCATAATTAATATAAAATTAAAAACCTTGTATATTCTACCTGATCATTATGCCATTTAATAATATCTTCACTAATAGTTTTATAATATTTAAAACCTTTATCAAGTTTAAACTTAATAATTCTATCTCGAATTAAGACAAATGCGTCACCCTCAAAATAAAAGTCATCTGACAAAGTATAAACTACGGTTAGGTTTCTTGAAACACTATTATATATAAGTCTAAGATGCTCACCTGATTCGGGAGTCTCATCATAATACTCTACTGATTCTTCATCGAGTATTTTTTTATGTGAGAAAGAACTTGATACAGCTAACAGCGAAACAAACAGTACTAGAATTAATCTTTTCATAAATAAAGTTTCCTTAGCTTAATTAGTATAACTTAATGCGTACTTGGGGTCAACTAATATCTCAAAATGCAAATGGGGTCCTGTAGATTGTCCGGTATTTCCCTGAACACCAATTTGTTGACCTTTTTTAACAACCTGTTTTTCGGTAACAAATCCCTTACTTAGGTGTGCATATAAAGTATAAAGACCTTTTCCATGATCAATAATAATTAATCCACCATAGATAGGATGACCCTTATAATGACCATTAGGGGGAGGAAAGTTTATTGCTACCACACCCTCTTTAACTGCGTAGACAGGGGAGTTTTTCTTACCAACTAAATCAAGACCTTTGTGCATATTAAATTCCCCTTCAACTCCACCCATCGGGCTTTGACGAAATCCAAATTTACTTGATATGAAATAATCCTTCATTGGTTCACAAAAATCGGTAGGCAGAGAATACTCATCTGTATACTTTATTTTTTCTATGATAACTTCTTTGAAAACAGTTTCATAAACAGTTTCATAAATGATTATTGTTTTGGTTTCTGGTATTACCTCAACAATTTTTTTGTTTGTACATGAAATAAGCAAACTGGTACTTATAACTGCAACTAGTGCTTTTCTCCACATTCTTTTCTCCTATAGATTCGTTTACCTGTGTGTGGATCTAAGTTGCCAAGACCCGAGCAAACACATTCCTCACATAACACATCAGTATTAAACTCTTCTGTGATATCACACCCATATTCAAAACAGCCACAATCATGACAGTAAGTTTTGTATGAACCACATGAGAAATTTAGTACATATTTTTTCTTAAGTTCCTTTTTTGATACTTCAGTATCTATAGGAAAAAGTTCAGCTTTTGTTGGGAAAATAGATTCTATCATTTAGGTTACGGAATGAATGAAAGCTTCGAGGGTTCTTTTAAACCTCTTGTCCTTTTCAAAAAACTCAAATCCACCAATAAATACTTTATTATTAACCGTTGAAATGTTATTTGTTTTCATTCCTCGGGGAATTGGTATTTCTTCCCCATTAATAAATACATGATTACTATCGCACATAACAGTTAGACCGGTAGTTGTCACCGAACCGCCATTAATAGTTAAGTCCCCATTACATTGAATGTTCATATTAATCTTTGCCCCTTTTATTTGTTGAAATAAGCTTCATTCCATAATTATTTATTTGGGAAGCTACCGGTATATTCGTATTGCGTATCAAGACATTTTTCTTGAAAGGCTTATAGTCTACAAGATGATGCCAACGATTAAATCTATAGACAACAGAGGATACATCAGGGTGAAGATCAACAATCATTTGAGACTTATTCAAGGTTCCACCCTCTTTATAAAACTCTTTAGTGTTTCCACCAGACATTCTTTGTGTAGTTACCTTTCCTTGTAAAAAGGCATTAAATTGAATTGTACAAAAACCATCTTTAAGAACTCTTAAACATAGATCAGTGTCCTCATTATATCTACCTCTCCACTCGTAGGGAATGTCGTTCCTAATAAGAAGACACGAATAAATTCTGGTATTTATTGTGTAAGGAGGAACAGGGTCAGTAGTTTTACAAAAAGAATAATAATTTGGTCCTGCAATTAAAACATTTGTATATCTTTCAACGAAGTCTTCCATGCAAAGGAAAGCAGAACCACATTCTAATACAACTTTAAGATTGTTGTTTAATCTATGAAATGCGTCAAGGTTGTCATCCATAACCCAATGATACTTTGCACCTAAACTTCTTGAGTGTGCTAAACAAAAATTACGTGCCGCACCAGGTCCTTTACTAAGGGAGCTACCTAACGAGTCGCAGGTATCATACTTTTCTAGGTATTCATTAGGGAGAATAAGTATTTTCTTAGGGTCAATTACTTTGGAATATTCCTCGAACTCTTGAGATTCAACCACAATGTGATAGGGTACACCCATTCTTTCTAAGGATTTACTGGTGAGTCTTGTAAGCCATCTACCTTTTGAAACAATGTAGATTGGATACTTAGGATTCATCTACATACCTCTTACCTGAATGTAGCCCCCTAACAAGTTGGGGATACCATGCAGACTTTGTTTTATTTGTAAGAGGTTGACCTATCAAAACAGCGAACTCCTGAAGTTCTTCTTCACTATTAAATCTAAACATTATCTGAGAATAAGGCTTTTGTTGTTCTTGAACAAACTCTGGCATACCGCCCCAAGAATCCTTCCAAGTAGGTTCATTGGTTTGAACTGGTTTTTCAACACCCCACTTAAACTTAGGTTTATCATTTTCTTTCATTATTTAATCCTTATCTATTAAATATATTAACTTTAAGTTTTAAACTTTTTTCCAATAGGAGGGTCTATCATTCCAAAGGTTGGTTTGTACCTTTTTATATCCCTTATCTCGCAATGTTTTATTAAACATTCTACTGATGGTCTTACCATCAAAATATTCTCCATTGAAAAGATATCTATCAAAGTGTCCTAATGCTCTAGCATTAAACGCATTTGCAATTATAAGAAACTTTGGATTAAGAGTATCTAATATCCCAAGAAGATGTTTAATAGGATCTTCAATATGCTCAAAATATTCTGATGCAAAAACAACATCTAATTTTTTCCCTATATGAGAACAATCAGGTATGATTGAAAAGTTATATTTTTTACCAAAGTATGTAGCTATTTTATATTGAAAGGATGTCTCGATATTTGTACCATACACATCCGAGTTAGGAAACATCTCCTTAAGACCGGCAGTAGTATAACCAAAACCACAACCAAGGTCTACAACCCCATTTACCTCTCCCATATCTTCAACAATACTTCTTGTAGAAACTATAGTTTCCTCAAGAGAGTTTAAGATTCCCTTAGGGGAAGATATTCTTTTAAGATAATCTCTACTATACATAACCCAACATGCCCAAAGATCACTTACAAATAGAGGGTTATCATATACCGAAAAATCGGGATTTCCTGTTTTGAAAGATTCATACCAAACATTTTCAAGCTCAATAAAATCCAAACATCTCTGTTCTTTATTATTTTTACAATGCTTAATCATTACTTCGGATAATTCATACGAATTATCTTTATCAATATCCACAAATTTTCCACAGATATCTACATATTCATAGAAATGTTCTTTTTTACATTTATCTAAAATCACTTATAATCCCTTTTAAAAAACGTAATCAGCTTCTTCTGGAATATAAGAAGAAGAAAGTGTAATGTATTGGTTTCCACCAAATGACTTCTCATAGAAGAATTGAATATTTTCTATATTATAATTGTTAAGGAACTCTATCATTAACTTAATATAGTTTTCCATGATAGTAACATACCCTGTTTTATTGGGTACGGGAGTAAAGGAAATTGACTTAATTATTTCAATAAATTTAGCCACATCAAAAGAAGTAAAATACAAATTAAGACAATCAACAGGACAGTTTTGGTAATTGATAATAACATCATCATCCCCTTGAACTCTCAAGGTAAATATTTCTTTCATTCTGATCTCACCAATCCTGTACCATTACAGCACTGGCACTTCACCATATTTTTCTTCTTAAGCCATCTTCTGATAAAGGATGCCAAGTTCCAATCTCTATTACAGGACGGGCATATTACTGCATCAGTATCCCAAAAGATATCACCACTTTCATCATCTGCGTCATGTTCTTCGGTTGGGTCAACAAATATATCATGTGAACCACATTCAGGACAAATCCATTCTTCATCTGGAATGGGGATTAGTATTTTCTTAGACATTTATTTCTCCATAAAAGTGAATTTTGTTTTCAACCAAACATCACTTGCATTTGTTTCATTCATGTTAGGGCAATTATAAGTTGATTTCTTATGACACCCTAATTCCATTCCACAGATTTTACATACTACTGCACTGGTATAGGTGCAATGATGTTCGCCCTTAATAATTTTACAATCAGTTCCAAGAGCTTCCGAAGGGTACCTATCCTTAGAGTGACTACCGTCACCAAAAAGTGCTCCACCAAGAGCATCACACAGGTTTTTTAGTTGTTCAAAAAGTTTCATAGTTGTTCTCCTATCATATTACTTGATATTATATTTTTTGGTAAAAAGTATAAGTGCTTCATATTCACCAAATTTAGTTTTCATATCTTCATAGTCATCATCAATCATGAAGTGACTAATTTTACCATAGTCTCTAAGGGGGTAATTATCCTCCACTAGATTAGCAATTTTAATTATCATTTTTTCATAGGTTTTAGCAGAACAATCTAGATTTGAGTAATGACACCCAATGTACCTATCAAACATATTATCGAAAACTTTACCGCCCACCTCGGCAACAAAAGCTAATTCAGTATTTACTGTAGAGTCATTTTCGATTTCCCCAGTTATTCGATTAACTTTCCATACATTGAGATTTAAGTTCTTTGAGAAAACCGATACCTCTGATACTCCATCTTTTCCAATAAACTCAGGGTCAGAAAAAAATGCAGTACTCTCCAAATACCAAAAACAATCATAGAAGGTATCCAATTTTGGATTTATGTATTGAGGGAACTTGCATTCAGTTGACATATTATTTCCTTTTCTTTCTAAGAATGGCATTGAGTCTTCGTCTATCATGACGATTATTTAATGTTATGGTTGTTGACTTATTAGTTGCATCAACGGTGGAATTATTTAAGTTATATATCTCTTTAATTGTTTCAGCATCATGCTTAATTTCATATTCAGTGCTTACATCATTTTCATTCATTACGGTACTATTCATATCATTTAACCTCTGTTATATATTAACTTTTTTCATAGAGATATCGAGTCTTTGTACATTTTATTTTCTAAAATTAACAATTTAAATCTTTTTAGCAATTCGTTAATTCCGTCTGTTGCAAGATACTCTGGGTAAGTTGGAGGAACTTGGTACCTACCTAACTGCCTAGTTTGCTTAATAGATTTTTCTAATTTCCATATCAGTGCTTCATTACTAATCAATGGTTCTATAAATTTAACCTCATAGGAATTCATAGGTAGGTTAGTGTATTTTTCTAAGGATATATTTTCTCCTGTTAGAATACAATTTTTAAGAAGGTTGGTTATGTCTTCACCAACATTATCAGAAAACTCTTTTTCACTTATCATTATTTTCTCCCGAATACATTCTTGAAGGAATATAATACTGTTTTGCATTATTATTTTCTATATGACAAAAAACTAAGTCACTTGATAAAAACCTTTTACAAAAATATCCAGAACAAAAACTAGAGGGATTTCCATCAAAGGAAACTCTCTTATCAGGAATAAGCATTTGAACAGGGTTATCTGCAAAATAATTTCCAATTTCTTGGTAATTCAGAGACATTAAATTTCCTAACATTGCCCACGGTTTCCCAAGAGAATTAAGTCTTTTGAATACATCCAACTTTCGTGAGAAGGGGGGATTTGATATAGCTATATCCCAATTCTTTGGCTCATAAGTAAAGAAGTCTTGTCCAGTAGATATATGAGAGAACTCAATATTAAAATCCCCTCGTGACTTAAAGTAATGAACGTACTCACTAGACTCTAAATCAAATGGGAGCCAAACTGTAGGAGTAAAACTTCTTTGACACTCGGGTTTTATCATACGATTAATTGATTCTGTACGATATACATAGTCTTTTATGAATACGTTTATATAGGGATCTAAAATTTCAACCAAACTTTTTGGAGTATATAACTCATCATTTCTATTTGGTTTAAATGCTCCACAAATACTTTTACTCATTAAGAACCTCGAATAGTTCATCCTCTACAATAATAGCCCTTGAATCTTCTAAGTAGGAATGTACGAGCTGATTAACCCAAACGTATTCAGTATCTATATCACAATAATGTAAATACCTAAAAGCTTTAATAAGTTTTTGCTTATCTTCTTCTGTAGGAACTATAATCTTAAAGTTTACATTATCAACCTTAGATTCGTCCTTAGGGTATCTATACATTTCATCTTTCTTTTCTTTTCTCATATTAATTCTTATCCTCTTATGGTTGTTTGTTAAAAAGAGGTCCTTCATCATCACAACATTTTTTTGAATCAGAAGGAAATACCGAGTATAATTCCTCAGGTAAGAATCCTAGATTTAATTGGGAATCATAAGCGTACAATTCTCTAACTATATCTTTATCTACCGTTTCATAACTATCAATTTTTCTTTCTGGTGCGGTCATAATCTTAATATCTAATGCACATTCTCCATATGACTTACTGTTCTTATCTTTAGGGATATCTCTTTCAAACTTAGCAAATCTAACATTGTTTTTATGGGACTTGTCCAACAAGTAAATAAAAGGTTTAAGATGTGTACAAGGAGTACAGGTAGCACAGTGATAAAATTGCCCATTAATAAACTCAGGGTTTTCACATGTCCAACAACTATTAAGTAAGTTTGCTTCTTTAAGAGAAGTTAGAACATCTTGCTTACAAAAATATTTAAGAGGAAACTCAAGCCTTGGTATTTTTTTATTACCTAAGATTGTAGTTCTATTAAACTTAAACAAATGATTCCACAAAATCTTAAGGTCTTCAATAAAGGAGAGGGCGTCATCGTTCATAATATATCCAATATGAACTTCGTCAAAATCAATATGAGGGTTGGATATTACATGGTTGAATAATCCCATTATCCATAAAAATGGTTGATACGAATATCCGTTCCCTACTCCTTCTGATCCTACGAAAACCTCTACATTTTCATGATAATATAACTTTGTATAATAATTATTAAATTGTTTACCAAGGGTTTCTGTAATTTCCTTAATAGCTCTAAGTTCACATTCTCTCTTTACTTTATCAATTCTTTTTGAGTCTATGTAGATTGGATATACTTCGTTACCCTCTCTCAAGTTTTTATATAAGAGACAGGTAGAATCAAAACCTGACGACCATGCTTGTAATATTTTCATTTTAACCTTTTAAGCTTTTAAGCTACATGTTGATGACTCTATAAGAATTGAGCGAATAGACCTAACATCAGAATCTGTAAGGTTTACTTTATCTTTCTGATACTCATCACTTATATCTAGAATATTAGAAAGTTCTTCTCTAACAGAGAAAATTTCACATTCTTCTAATCCAAGTCTTGTATCTTCTATTATTGAAGATATTAATTTCGGGGATACTTTACTGGACAGATTGAATCTATCCTTCCATACCGGCATTTTAAATGAAACGTAATTTTGAATATCAGAAGATTCGTTTTCCATTGAGATACCCCTATTAAAGTTATATGTAATATATTAACAAAAAAAGTAGCTTGAGTTATTTTTAAGCCTTTAAAAAAGGATTGAAATAACTCATAGCTATTTAGTGATTGGGTTAGCTATTCAATGTATTCATAGGAAAGGTCGAACTAGTTCACAGAAACTACTTGAGAATTGAATTGCTTAAAGATAGATGATATACACCATTCTCGTAATTTGAACTAATAATTCTTTTTTCGTTTATTTCTTTTTGGATGTACTTGATAAACTGGTACGCTTCCATTTCAATAAACTTTTTCTTCAGGGTATACGCATAGTCTGAGTGAATAGTAGGAATAATCATTAGAATAAACAACCAGTCCCTATCACCTTGTCCCTGAATATAGTACTCTTTCATTTCCAGTCCTCTCTAAGCATCCCACAAAGATTAATAAAATCAAAATCTGCTTCAGTACTGAGCAAATCCTTCCACCAAGCAATGTTATGTTTTCCCATTCCCTGATCTGTATTACAGGCACCATATTCTCCATATCCAAGAAGGTTTAACATTCTGAAAAATCCATACATCTCGTTTTCAGTAGATTTTCTTATTGTGAGCTTATCTTTTGGCTTACTGTCAATATACCTAACAAAATAGTACTTTAGTTCCTCGGTAGACATTGAAGTGAAATTGTACGCACCTATCTGGGAAAAAAGGTCGTCCAAAATACTGTATTTAATGAATGACTCGAACATCTGTTCTGATTCCAACGGGAGTGTGAGGAATCTGTCACCCTTAAGTTTCTTTCCCTGCTTAATAGGATTTACTCTGGAACTCTTACAGTACAGAAGGTGACTTACTCCTCCAAAATGTTTTCTACCACTAGAGGATTCAGGGGAAAACGAGTACATATAAAAAGGCATAGAACACATGTATTTAAGTTCGTCAAACTTCTCAGCAGACATGATACATTTGCCAACTTTCTCATCAGCCCAGTCTTCAATATCTTTTAGTGAAAGCCAACCAGAATTGATGTGTTGTTGATTTTCAGGGTTCATCCAATACTTATCGGAATTACTATCAGCACCCAGATACATATAGGACCAAGGGCTGTTACTACAGAAAGGATATTTCTCTCTCCACTCTGCATCTTTGGCTTTTAGTTTTTTAAAAGCTTTTGATTCTTCAAGGGAGTTCTTATTTTTAGAATAAGCTTTCTGAGCATCAATTGATTTTTGCATAGTCTCTTTTGGGACAGCAGAAAACTTTAATATAATAAATCCTCCGTTACCAAAAGGAGTTGAAGAATTACCTACCCCTAAGAGAACATCCTTCTTATCGAAGAAAGATCTTATTGTTTCAATAGCTTCCTTGTTTGTACTGATAACTGCAAATCCTTTTTTATCCCACCCTGCTTTTATTAAGGTACAGGTAGTTTTCTCTGTTTGGGTTTTCCAATCCAATTGATAGGGGTTATCTTCAACATTTGAGGATGAGAGATAATACCACACAGCTTCTTTCAAGGAGAGTTTACCAGAATAAAAGTTTGAGAGATTCTCTATCTTAGCGGAATTAAGACCCATTTTCTTAGGATTGCATCCAAACAGCTCTCTTAATTCCTTAATTCCACATTCATGTTCTGCGGCATAGTCAGCACCTAAATCAACCCCAATTAATTCTTTGTTTTCATTGTACAGAAACTCGCATTCTTTCAAGGTATCTCTCATTTAATTTGCCTTTATAAAATTGATAGAATTTTCATTGATTGAAACTTCTTGGTTGATATAATCTTTATAATTGCACACAACTACTGCAAAGATAACTGTTTTATCCAATACCTCTTGTGTGTTAGAAAAAGACCCAATAGTGACTTGAGACTTATACTTAAACTTTATATAAGGTCTCTGACTTTCATCTTCTACAAATTCAAACTTGAGATTTGTATAAGGGAGGGAAGAAAGCGAATATGTTTTTTCATAACCCTCAACATCCCAAAGGAAGAAAACAAGTTTCTTATTGTTCACGGTGTCAGTAAAAAAATAAACAGAGGTTACTCCTCGACTAATATCAGACAGATTCAACTTCTGTAGATAATGTTTTCCACTATTCTCCCCTAGAAAATATTTATCTACATTTTCATAAGGGTCAGATTCAACCGAATCCCCTCGTTCTCTTTTTTGTTCACAGGAAACCAAAACCACTGAAAGCAAAAACAGAAGTATTAAAATCTTTTTCATTTCACCGCCACCTTATTATTCTTAAAATTAATCACCCGAAGCAACTCATTCTTTTTCTTAAACATCTCTTCACAGAAATTTTGCATTTCATATACTAGGGAATCTACAGAGTGTAGAGTCAAACCTTCCAAGTTAAGAATCCGCACTTGATGTCCACCTTGCAATGTGCCACTTAGGGGTACCATTTGATTCTTGTTTTGAATGATTTCCACTTCCTTAAAAAGGGTAAGCATACTATCTCTGTGAGCCTCATTGTTCATATCGAAAAGAATCCTTGACCCTTTCAGGTAATACCCTGAATACAACCAGTAAGCAATATAACATACATCACATACCAAAGCAGGATTGAACTTCATCTCGTCTTTTTTTAAGAGAAGGTGAACTCCACCTTTAGTGTCTACCCAGTAGTGGTCAGTGAAACCCATAAAGGTAAGTAAAGGTTCTACGAAAGAAATAATGTCCATAACATTATCTTTTCCAATATCTAAATCCATATCAATCCAATTTCTCGAACCAACATTTCTAGCATACAGGGAAATCATGGTATCTTCAATCTTTCTTATTTTATGAAACGCTTCACTAATACCGTACTTGGAGTTTTTGAGAGCGGCATATACCAGTGCATCCTTATTCTCAGTTATAGATTTCATCATCTCATTAACTGTTTCCAAAGAGTCACAGGGATTTATATTGGCATAACATACCATTGCTTTCTCTGGGTAAGGGATGCCATTCTTTGTTAAGTAACCAAGCTTATTACATTCATAGCGATATAAGGCTTGTTTGTAAGCTTCCCAAGTATCGTGGCGAACAACCTGCTTACCAAACATTTCTGACCTGCCGCAATTATAATATTTGCGTTCTTCCTCATTCAAATACTTGTTCCTAACGGATAAACTCACGTAACGAACTTCATTAGGAAGCAAGGGTTTGACAGCCAATACTTTATCATAGAAGTTTTTAACTTCATCAAGGTCATAGATAATATTATAAAAATCACTCATCAATTTTTTCCTTAAAACTACTCTCGGTAATTACTCTATTTTATGGATAGGTTACTTTAAAAATATCTGCAATCCTTTCCTCAGTAAGTATTCTATCAAACATATTTTCCTGATATTCAATAGAAGCACTTTCTCTCAATTTGAGAGTACGGAGTGAAATCCCATCTCTCTTAAAAATTCTCTTGTAGCGTAATGTACGCTCACATTCAATAAGATACTTTAATTCGCACCGTTCCCAAAGACTGCCCATATGAGGAAGAAGGATGTGATCAAGAACAACCCGATCATGTTCTCCCATCAATTTTTCTATTTCGTACAAAGTGGGAGTCCATACTAAGCCTACCACAAGATTATATTTCTCCCTATTAGTGAAAATAATTTCACCAATATCTGTTACCATAGATGTTTTAGGAATATCCAACAATTCACATATCTTAGAATGGTTTTTTTCTATTTCCTTATGTACAACTTTATCAATGTCTATATGTTTTGCATTTAAGAGATTTGCCAAGCGTCTACTGAACTCTGATTTACCAGATCCCGATTTACCAGTTACTCCGATTACCATATATATCCCTTGTTATTTATAAAGTTAATTATTGATTCAGGAAGAAGGAAACTTAGTTGGGTTTTCTTTAACCGAATAAATTCTCTTGCCATAGAGGAACTTGTGAATTGATTCTCGCTCGATGGTGTAAAATAAATGGTATGAACAGAATTGTTTAACACCTTATTCATTGAAGAAATTTGCAATTCATACTCAAAATCTGTTACCGTTCGAATTCCCCGAATAAGAAACTGTGCATCATGTTCAGCAGAAATATCTACTACAGCTTTACCTGCATCCAACCAAAGTATCTCTACCTTGTCTGACAGACTATTGTCCAGAACATATTTACACAGGGAATCATATCTTTCATTCATTGTAAGAAAGGCGTGTTTAGAGGAATTTTCACATACAACTAATTTTACTTTATCGAACAGTAGAATAGCCTGTTTCAAAACATCTTCATGACCTTTTGTGAAGGGGTCAAAGCTTCCTGCATATAGTGCGTTCACTTTTCAATCTCTTCCAATGCTCCCAATTTGAACTTATCATTTAATTGATTGGAAGCTCTGTACACAGCATAGAGATTGTCATCAAACTGTTTTGAAATTTTGTACTTCTCAAGAGAAGTCAAGTTCTTATTTTCTTCCAGAAGCTTTAGAAGCTTTGTTATCTGTGTGGTCTTGGAATTAATTACATCTGCAAGAGATTCCAATCTATCCAATTGAAGCTCTTCAAAATTGGACTCTGCCTTCAGGATAGAGTAGATTGTCTCTGTTGTTTCCGTAGAGTTATTATACCTCTGGGTAGTTGTAGAAACCCCCTCAGCAGATTTTAATACCCAAATGTCAGGAACTCCTGTACCTGAGATTTTTACAATATTGAAAACTTCCCCTTCAATATTTACACTTGTAGCGGTAGGTGTGGCAGTTACCGGAACATCCTTACAGGAAATAAACAAACTGATTGCGAGAATAAGACCGATTGCATAAATAATATTTTTCATTTTACTACCTTTAATGTTTTTAACATTTTTGTTACTGCTTTTTTGCCATGAACATTTCCCATTATCTCAAGAGACCGTTCCCAATCCAAGAAATAAATATCCCTTCTTGTAAGAAATATTTTTTTCAATTTATCTTTCATGTCGTCATAAGCTTCTTTTGCCATCCCTTCTATGTATTCTTCCTCAGTACGGTCAAGAGTAATAAAATCATCCACCATAGAAGAAAAACATCCAAATAACCCATTAGGCTGTACTACAATACTGCGTCCCATTTATATCCCCTTACTAGAGTTTAATACCACTTTTATCAGCCCAGTCTTTAGCTCCCTTGTCAGTGTAGCTACACAAGGTAAACCAACTTGTACCATAAGCAGGGAGGGTTAGATGTTGTTGAACTTCACTACACCGAGTACACACCCGAACAGGAAAAGGGATAGATACGATGGAGCTAAATACATATTTCCATTTATGCTTGAATAAATGACAACCCAGATTTACATGTCTACCCTTGATAGTTACTTTCATTAGTAATCCATTATAGTTACATTATCCAGAGAGTTACGATAATATACCAGATATTTTTTTCCCTTTCTCTCAAAGGAATACCAACTGTCTTTTTCTTTTTTAATATGAATTGAGTCTGGAGGGAATATCACATCATAAGAGGTTTGATATAGTCCGGTAGATTTCTCAACCACTAAGTCTTTACATCCCCCAAGGGTAACTATTAAATAGAAACTTAAAACTATAAGTATTTTTTTCATCAGGGATACACCCAATTGAAATACAGTTTTTCATTATAGTCTTCAAGGTTGGACGGGTGCATAGAGCAAACCTTTACTATTCCATCCATTATTTTAAAATTGTAATCGTAATCTGCAAACTCAACAAGACAGATAGGCTCATTGCAAGCATTGAGGGTGAGACCTTTTATAAAACCCACCCTTCTACGCTTTATGGGTGTCATATTTTTATCAAAGGATTCCCAATCGGAATTACTAGTCATTACTATTTTACCAATTGTTATCTGGGATAGATTCATCTACCTTCCTCCATGAATTGTTTTTCGATTTCCTGTTTAAGATTAAATGCCAAAGAATTTAATTTATCAGTTTCGTCAGCAAGGAGATACACAAGCCTATATCTTTCTTCCTTGGAAAGTTTTTTACTTCTTAGTTCCATTACCCTGTTATAAAGACTGGAATGTTCTTCCTTTATAAGGGAATAGTCAAGTATAAAATTATCCTCTGAGTCAGGAAGTATTTCATTACTTGTCTCGGGAACTGAAGCAATTGAGGTTTTAAGAACAACGGAATATATCTCAGGATAGTCCTTTGTTTTCTCTACCTTAATTATTTGATAGGAGCCTTTGTCCCAAACGGTCATTGGAATATACGTAGTCTTTTCTTGACAAGACGTAAAAATAACAACAAGAAAAAGAGAGAATAAAATATTTTTCATGAGTCTTCCTTATTAATCCCATTCTTCATTAGAGGCATCTTCCACAGCTTGGATGAACAGCATCTTTCTTTCTCGTTCAGTGAGTTCATTCCAAAACTCTTTATATCTGGTAACAATATGATTATGCCAGTTATGAACTCTTGACTCCCTATCCAAAAACGGGGCATCAAAAGAAGGTATAGGATGTTTTAAGGCTTCACTAAACTCATAATCAATTAAATCCTCAAGTGAATGAAAACTCATTTTCTGCATTAAATACTTCCTCTATTACTTTAATCTTAAAGTTTGGATAAAGTATCTCCAGCTTAAGTTTTTCATCCAGTGCGGGTTTAAGATGTATAAACATAAAACTGGTACACTCCCGTAAATGAGATGCAGGATGTGTACCCTCAAGGTCGGTGTAGTAGATAAAAAACTTTGGCTTTACCTTATTTTTTATCATATACTTTATCCAAATCAAGCATTCTTGTGGCAAAGAAAGGGAATTGGGAATTACTACCCAAATGCTTTTCTCCCAGAGCATACAAAAGGGCTTCTTCACCAGTGGCACAACAGTTGTGTGTTTTTTGCCATTCACCTTTTTCATTCTTGAATGCGGAAGTGTATACGGCGTTTTCAAATGGGGCATTATAGGTATACTCAAGGACTGCTACCCCCTCGATAACCCCGATAACATACAGACCCTTCCCTTTGTCATGAAAACAGTCTAGAATCTCTCTATTCTGTTTTTTGATTGTTTCCATATTATCTGCCATGCAAAGTACCATTATCTTGGCATGTTTTCCAAGTTTATCAAACTTAGCAATCTGGTCTTCCTCGAAAGGGACGGACTCAATAGGTATGTTTTCCATACTATTCATCCATCTTTTTCATGTCGGAGAAAATTGCCTTGACACAGGCAAGGAAGTTGTCCCACTGTTCCTGATTCATCTTCCAGTGTTTTTTATAGCACAATTCACTGACGGTTTCATAAATGATGGATTCCGTGTCAGTGAAAATATCAAGGTCGCTGATAGCTTCCTCGGTAAGCTGACAGGCTTCTATGATACGTTCTTTATCTTTGTCTCGCAGACCATACATTGCCTGAAGTGAGTCCCATTTGGGGGTAATAACATCAAAAATAGTGGCATTTGCCATAGTATTCTCCTTTATCCTTACATATATAATATATAGGACTTTCAGGAAAAGTTCAAAACTTTTTCACTAATTTAGAACATTTTATGAAAACGCTACTAATTAATTAAACAGGAGAATTAAAATGGAAATCTATAAGAAAAACATAAAAGAAGCCTTACGGACTGTGGGACTTACAAAACAACCTGATTGGGTACAAAGAAACGCTGACCTTAAATCCCGAAGAGATCCTGATAATATAGAAGTAAACTCAATATTTGAGGTTGAAAATATAAATAAAATCTTTGCTAATAATGTTAAGATAGCCTTGCCCGGTATCTTTGGTAATCCTAATAATGGCATAGTCTTAGAAACTATAAAACGAAGTCCACGGGAACTTGACGTATACCAAGACTCAGGTGCTTTTATAATTAAACTTATAGAGAAAGGTGGGAACTTCTATGTGGAGTTAGACCATACTACTCAGAAATATGAAAAACATTATAGTGTTTCAACGGGAAAATCCAAAGTAAAACCTTCTCAGAATATAAGTTCTGTTTCAGAGAATTTTTTTACTGAAATGATTTTAGAAGCTTATAAAAAAATTGAAAAAATAGTGGATAGAGTCTATGAAGGGTTTTCATCTTTCGACCCAGATGACAAAGATTATACTTTCAAAACACTAGGTCACAAGGGGGATTGTTCTGAGGAAAATACTTTTATTGGAGATGATATAAGGTTTGTACAAATTTCTGATTTAGGTGAATGTTCAAAAGAACTTTATGAGAAACTAAAAAATCACTTAGGTAAAATTGGACGTGTAGTAAGTAGAGATTCTAATGACCCAGATCAATATGTTATTAGATTTAATGATGGTTTTACCTTCTGGTTCTTCTTAGAAGAATTTGATATGGTAGACAATGAAACATTGAAAGCAATGTGAAGGAAAATAAAATGACTACAAATAATTTCATCTTGCCAAAGTTAGACCCTGCCTTTCATACAGTTATGTCAGCAAGTAATCTATCAGAACATCAAACGTATATTGCCCTTTCAACACTTATTGCAGAGTATGACAAGGAAGTGAAACACTATAAAGAAAAGTTGGCAAGGCTAACCCGTTTCACCGATCAACTGGTTGAAGATGCAGATTATCCTGATCTAACTATAGAATATTTAGAAATTAAAAATCTTTAAATTAAAAGAGCTACTCCTAGGAGTAGCTCAAATTATTTCTCAAAAAAGTATTCTCTATATTCTCTAAGCATTGTTTCTACGGTACATAAGCAACAGGAGCAACATTGGTTTGTACAATCCCCTACATGGACTTGGGTATTTTTGTCTGAAAGAAGACTAGGAACAGATTTTATCCAGTGTTGTTTCCATTTATCATCAACACTTCCATCCTCGGAATCCCAAGTTGAAAGATAGTCATAAAATGACATTTTATCCATTAACAACCCCCTTAAACGTCTTACATCTTCTCACATCAGTATTATATCCAATCGGACAGTCAAACTCATGAATACAATGTGTACAATGCGTACTATATTTATTTTCTAAATATTCATAACCCTCAACAATCCATTGACCATAAATTTTAAAGTCCTTAAGTCCCATATATGCCCCCACCGAAAATGGCTCATGCGCTTCGACAAGACAAATTCCTCTATCGGATGTTTCCCCAAAGTCTGCACTACCTACCCACCAATCAAGATATACTACGTCTAAAACTGGTGCAGGTTTATCTTCGTCCTGACCTGCATACCAACAGGCACTTACAACTTTTCCATGAGAAATATAATACCGCCATTCATTAGTGAAGTGTACAATGTCTGAACAATAATACGGACCTTTTTTCTTTCCCTTATAGGAACCATCAGTAACTCTACCATTAAATCTTTTTAATTTGTCAGAGGGCTTGATGAAAACCTTTTGTCCAAGGGGCCAATCATTTGTTTTCCAAACCTTTCTCTTTAGCCAAGACGAAAGAAACTCGGGATAATTGTCTGCCTCTACATTCCAATTGGTAGAGTTCAAAAACCAATCTACTGTTCCAACTGGAATCCAATTTGGAGGTACTTCACTGGGCTTAACAAACTTTCTGCAAGGTATTTTATAGTAACTCGCATAGAGAGCTACACACTTTTCTTCAACATCAGAACGTGGTCCTAAAGCAAATCCTTCCATTTAGGTGATCCTTTAATTATTTCTACACATTCTCGAAGATGAGATTCCTGATTAGACTTAAGTTTCCATCGAGTTCCAATATTTTTATCGAGCCAACTTTCAGGTGAGTTTCCTCTTTCCTTAGCCACTGCACAAATATCAGCCGCCATTTCCTCAATGAAGTCTAAGGGCATTTGGGTACCATCAATAACTCGTGAAACCCCATCTCTATTATCTTTTGAGATAAGATTTTCTTGGTCAAAATCCCAATACTCAGGATGATGCTTACCAAACTTAACATGGTTTACAGTTGCTTCATGGCACATGTCCTTATATTTTTCCGGTATATCATAAGTAATATTTTCAAGGAAGCATTTATATTTCCAGTTAGTTAAACAGTAGGGAAGAATTTGATAGATAAGACTAACCTTATCGAAATCATGTTCATCTATCTTAACCAACTTTGTGGAAGGAGGAAGTACGCTTAAAAGGTAATTGTAATAATCTTTAACGTCATTCTTATGCTTATAAGTTCTGGAATAGTGATAATCTGAGACAGACGTACCGGAGTTTTTACTTAATTCCTGAGTATATTCCAACAGGTTATCATACTGTTCATCAGTAAAGATCATTTGTTATTCTCCCTTTTTATGTTTAAGATAAACTTCTTTCAAGTTTTTCCAAGTACAAGACTGTGGACTCTCGCCATAGGAGACGATAAGTCTTGAGAGGTTTCCCCATATTTGGTCATGTTTCACGGGACACCTAACCTCACACATTAATGGATTATAATCACTTGAATACATGTCACTGATTAATTCCTTGTCAAAGGAGACCCTCATAACTTGAGGAATCCCATGTGATAGTTTAATCCACACGTTAGTATCCTTAAACGGGACATCTAAGAAGATGAAGGAAGAAAAATAATAATAATATAATTCCAAGTTTTCTATTTGTGAAACAATTAAATCCCATCCAGTCCTACCTAATTTATCACGGGAGACAAGTTGTTGAAGAATTGATTCTGGTTCTGCTAATTGTTTTTTTATTGTGAGACCACGAATGGCTTCATCTAAGAGAGAAGCTGACATTATTTACCTCCATAGTGAGAGACTCTAAAAATCTCTCACTAAATCTTTGTTAATTACAACATCCTACTGCAACATTGTAATCTTTACGCTCAAGAAGCTCGGCAAACTTGCCTTTGTTCCAATTTTTAACTGAACGATAGTAACCCGAAATTCTGGAGTATACCTCCGTTTCTGAACCTAGCTTTTCGGGTTCCGATAGATTCTTTTCAATCTCGGAAATTTGTGAATTGATAAGGAACAATTCTTGACTCATAATAACCACCTATACATTTAATTTTCAGGTACAATGCCTGATAGGGTATTTAGTTGTTGAAATTAAAATGACTTTGTTTTTCAGATTGTGAAATTCTAAATATTTCTAAAACACAAAAAAGGGAAGGTCAAATTAAAACAAACTTAATCTCGTTTCTTTTCGATATAATCCCAATTGTTTGGGAGACTTTCCAGAATACTTGTAATCTCTTCCTCAGAATAAGGGTATCCATTATGACCATCTACAGTAACATTTAAGGTTTTCCCTCCAAAATCTGTAGCATAATGATGATGCCCATACAAATGTCCTGCATTAAAGTGAGATTTGTTCCAAGAGTGCATAGCAAAATGACAAAGAGTTATAGGCTTTCCTTGAAGAGAAATATCAATAAAACCTGTGGTAAACTTAATAATTTTCTGTTTTGTTTTACAGCTAATACTGCTAAGATGCCTGAAAAAGTCCTTGTCATGATTTCCACAAAGGATAATAAAATTACCATTAAGTCTACTAAGGTATTTATCAAACTCTTTGTTAAAACAAAAATCTCCAAGAAAATAGGTGATATCCTTTGTTCCAACTTTTGAATTAAACTTAGAGATTAAATCTTCATCATGTTCTTGTACAGAGGAATACCCTCGTTTACCCCAGATGAAGTCTCTGTCATGCCCGAAATGCCAATCGGAAATAAACCAGTATTTCATACTGAAACCTCTAAATCTTTTAGAGCTTTATTAATATCATATGCTACAGTTTTATTATCAAATTTAACTCTAAGAACAGTTCTCTTAATACTGGTAATTTCACCTATTCCATTTTCTCGATAGAAAATATCTACTACTTTTGTACCTTTAACAAGGTCAACCATTTTCATCATATTAAACCTCCATGTAAGTTTTATACTTTTAATTCTTATTAGTTAGATTAACAATCTTTTAAGATTTCACTGGGGAAGTATTCCAACAGGTTCTTCTAAAGCATACTCGGAATATATCCGATCTCTAACACATATAGGTTTAGCTAACCTAATAATCTTTAAGGGAAAGGTTGTATAATCCCTTTCCTCATAACGTCCAAATAAAACTTCTCTGGATATCGTAGTAATAAAAGGATGTAGTTTAGATTTGTGTCCCATTTCACCTCTCCTGAGCTTTTTTAAGATTTGTAGAAACTAACTCACAAAAATCTATTGAGTCTAATAATGACTTACTTAAATTTTTCACATGAAGGTCTAATAATTCTTTTGTTTCTACTTGGTTTGTCCAGAGATCCTCAGAATAAAGGGGATGTTCTTCACAAAGACCTCGAAGCTGTCCACATTTTTTTGCTTCAATGTAAGCTTCTTCCCGAGTGAGGAATACTAAAGTATCTGTTAAAAATCCCTGAATATTCCCTCGGAGTAAAGAAAGAACCTCAATTTTGTTTATATCAGATGGGTCATATATTTCCTTTATAGCTTTATATGCATCTCCATGTCTTCGTCCCACAAAAACTCTTCCATCATTTAATTGTACTGCTGAGGATACTATCACAACATTTTTTCCAATGAAAAATTATAGATTTTTCCACACTTAGGACAAACTGAAAATCCAAGAAGACAATGCTCAAGCTTTGTCCCATCTTTGTAGCAGTTACCTTCAAGAATAGAAAGATGTCTTTTCCATAACAAGTTTAAGAAAAAATAAATCCCAATTAAACAACCAAACAAAACAATAAAAATAATACTGTTAATCATTTTTGCATCCTTAAGACAATACTTGTTCTAGGTTCTGCACATCCTGTTGAATAAATCCAATACATGTCTTTATATTCTCTGTAACCATATGAACCTAATTCAATACCATCCGCTTCAATATCATAATTCATTATTGAATTACTTTGTTTAACTTCTCGTACTTCAATGTTTTTAATTCCAATAACACTAAAGAAAGCATTTGCAATATCAAGCTGTTCCAAAACGGTAGACTTTATTTCAGAATCTAATAGTCTAACATTGAAAAGTTTTATTAGTTCATTTTTCATAAAAACTTTTTTATGAAGAATATTTATTTCCTCAAACCTAAAACAAGGAGTTATTGTTTGGTATGTCCCCTCAGATATAAAACCCTTTGAATAAAGATACAAAAAGGATTGTTCACCACTTGCAACCAGAAACTTATTATTTAAGGGTAAATAGTAATCAAACTCTTTAGAACAGTTCTCTGGTCGGGTGATAGACTTTATTTCATCTGACACATACCAAGGAGCTTCAATATAATTGAAACCTTCCTTTTTATAAAAGTCTACAGATTCACCTAAGAGTTTATAATCTACCATATTCTTTTCCCAGTTCACCAATAGCCTTATAAACTGATAATTCTATCTCAGAGCAAAGTGCTTTTGGAATTTGATATCCGGTCGTATCACCTTCAATGGTTTGAACACAATTATAGGTATCATTCCAGTCTCCAGTTACACCAAATACTGCACCTTGTTTTAAGAAGATTGGTTCTTCTACTGTTGGATGGACATACTCTTCATTAAGCATAACAGCTTTAAATATTTTATCTGGATTATCCCACTTCATAAACTTAGGGTCTTTACAATAAGATTCTGGAATGGGGTATAAAGCAATAATTGATTTATTTAAATCTTTGAAACCTTCTATACTTGAGATAGGAATCCAAAGTAAATCTTCATCACTGAGCCAACCTTTAGCTCCACTAAAACAAAAGGAAGTTCCGAACTCATCTGTTTCATATGAGAAGGTTTCTATGCTATAACCTGTATAGGCAAAATATACTAAACACTCTTCCCCTACTTGAGGAAACTCTTTTTTTCCAGTTCTATACCACAAAGTTATACTCCTTGAGACATAGCACAATATTTAATGTATTTTCACTACCACTAAAATGTATGCTCCCAAAGCTAACACCTTCATAAGTATCATTTGCCAATAATTCACAGACATCATTAATAATACTGAACGCATAAGACTCATAGCTTCCTAAGGATGGAGAGTTTGCTAAATCAAATATCCTTGCTTGAAGAAAAACTTGAATTAATAAATCTATATCTTTCTTATCATAATACTTTATTTTCTCAGAAGAAAATTCTTCATCCAAATTTATTGAGATACAAAAAGTTTGTTGACCAACTCTTCCTGTTTCTTTTGCTTCTAAAATTAATTCTTCGCAAAAAGTATTAACCTTTGAGCGAAAAGGTGTAGACATTAAGGATCTTAAAAGTGAAACATCTTCGCCTCGGGATTTAAACTTCTGTGCTTCTATAAAGGCTTTTTGAAAAGCATCAATAACTGTTTTATTTTTTCTAGTCCTGTTCATTTCTTATTCACCTCTTCATTAAGGTTTATTGTGGGGATATCTCTCCATTCAAATCCTTGATTAAATCCTTGATTCCAGAAATATTGTCCTTGAAGAATAGGCTCAGAGTTGTGATGATATCTAACTAGCCTATATGCTGAGGGGACAGTACTTTCAAGTCTAACAGAAATTAAAGTTGAACTTCTAAGGTTTGAGTTAATATCTAAAGTTGGAGAGTCTGCTGTAACAATATCTTTTATTGTTGGATTACTTTGGGCTAAATCATTCATAATTTTATCTCACTTTTTCTTGTACCATCTAAAAATGCTCTTTTAGTAATATCACTCATTACCCTCAGGTCTTCCATAGTAAGACCCCGTTGAACAGCAACTGCTTCCAATGCACCATAAATATCTGAAAGTTCTAAGTCTTCCATTATTTTACATTTTTGTTTTTGTGCATCCTTAAACTCGTCAACTTCTTCTTGAACTTTAGAAATCCAACCCAACTCACCTTTTTCTATTTTAGTAATATGATATCCCATCTATTCACCAATACACATAAAGAATATCACAAGGAAAACTCGTATTAAAAATATCCCCCAGCCTAATCATAGTGATGTCACTTGTAAAGGATTCAATATTCTTATAAGGATTAGGAACATAACTTCCATTTGCCATTCTTACGTATGAGGAGGAAAGAAAATCCCAAAGAAGTTCTTTTTCATCTTCTGTTAGAATGTTTTCCTCGATTAAATTACCAACTGCCTCAGGGAAATCCACTGAGGTTAACCTATCAATCTCGGGTTTCATAATTACTTATCCTGTATTTCATTAACAAACTCAGGCATTTCGGTTCGATTATATGCTTCACAATGTATACCAAACACACCCTCAGCATTTTTGTAAGCATCAGCTTTAGCCAGATACCCAAAAGTTTCTTGGTCACTCAATAGAAAAAAATCTCCATCTTTTAATTCACTAAATTCAATAACATCAAATTTCTTGGTAATAGAATTAAACCTTTTCACAATTCTTTCATTCATACGTCTCTTTCCTTTATATATTGTTCTAGTATAGCCTCTATATTTTTTAGAGACCTTTCAATATTTATTTCTGTATCAAACCTATAATCTAAGTTTCTAACCATGTCTAAACCTAATCGTACTCTTTTTTTCATTTTTACCTTCTCTCGAAGTCTGAGATAAGGGTATCGTCTTTCGAGTTCCTTACAGATAGTGTAATCTGCAACATATGGAGCTAAAGAATTATATACACCATTTCCAGAAAATTGAACTCCAAGTCTAAAACTGGTAATTGTAAGGAATATTACTCCGAGAATAAAACTTATTATAATTGCCATTATATTATTTCCTCTATTTTTTTATGAAGGTCTTTAACTGCTTGAAGTTTATTGAAAGCGGATACAATCCCATCAAGAATATTAAGACACCAATCTTCGTCGAGGTTGGCTTGCCATGTAATATCCGATATTACGGATAATATCTCAGATGAACAAAGACCTCCACGTTCAGCAAGACGCTCTAAGGTTTGACCATGATTCCTATATGCTTGCTTTTCATGAAGTGCGATTAATTCCCAAGGAACTTTAAGTTCTATCTTAGGTGCCGAGTGATTATATCCTTGTAATATCGGAAAGTATTTCATATTTGTTCTCCCATAAGATTTCATCCTTTTACTTAAAGTGAATCTCATGATTATATATTAACAAAAAAAAGGAGTACAGGTTGAAATATTTTAAAATAAAAAGGAGAAACACTAGGTTTCTCCCTTCTTAACACAAGTAACTAAGTTTGTTAGTTATTGTTTCTTGAATACTCTATTTCTTTGGTAATAAAGTTGAAAATCCTCTCGAACATTTTCTGCTTAAGATACTGTCCTGCTGGTGCGCCGATAGAATAAAACTTAGTTTCGTAATCATCCGATAAGGTAAACTCTAGGCAATCATCAAGTACATTATGAGTAATAGTACTTTTCTCAGTAAACTTATTATCAAGCTTTTCACACCACTGAATAAATTCAATTACCCCAAAAGTCTTGGTGCTTGTCTTGAAATTATGTTCTCGGTAATACCCAGAATCCTCAAGAGCGTTTTCAAGGCTTGCAAGATTCCAAACGTCCTTTTTTACGGTTTCAAATGTTCGGTTGTCAATCTCCCCAAAAGTAATTTCAACAAACTGTCCCATGTCCAATTTGGTAATTACATCAAGGGAAACACCTTCATATTCCTCTCCATCTTCTTCATTGTGATTCTGATAACCATATCTTTCAGATTCGCTTAACATTTCTGAAAAATCTTCAAGAACCTTACTCTCGGTATACGAAGGGTTTCTTTCAGAATTACTTTCGGTTGCAAGAATAAAATCATAACTTCCACTGTCAAAACCTACTATGTAAAGATCACAAGAAAAATCTTTTACATCTTCCAAAAAAGTATCAAGACTTCTACCTTCTCCATAGGAGTCTCCCATATGATAATAATCCCTTTCATCGAAGTTTAAAAACTCGAAGAATAGATCATTTTCCCTGCTTTCATTTAATTTTTCCATTTTTCCTTCCTTTTCCTTATTCACAAACTCTAGCATATTTCATGCCTTGGAATTCTCCATTTAGCATTAATTTTATCATTCCACGGTTTTCCCATACTGACCTTTCAGTTTTATTATGACTTCTTTTTTGCTCTTTAATCCTACTAAAAAGTTCTTCCTTATCAATAGATTCCAAAGCTTTAGACTTTAGGGTGAAACCTTTTTCATCACCTAATTTATTTGGGTCATAATCATCATCGAAAAAAGGTATCTGAAAGGTAAAACCTTTAAATCTCGTATAATAATCATCGGGATTATCAAATTTAAGATAGGTGAATCGAGTAGAACCTAAACGGTAAACACCATTCGGGGTTTGTACCAGTTCCTTCCTTCCATAGTTTGGATTAAACAGAGACTTTTCCTCAGTTTCCTGAACGAAATACTCAAACTTCATACCTCGCTCTTCTTTATGTTCATATACTTCACCATAAATAAAAGCCGCTTGATTGTACTTAATACTCAATTGTCTCATAAACTGAGGGGTAACATTCTGAATAATAACACTATTCTCCATGTTACCATATTTCCCTTTTACTTGAAGATATACAAAGTTTGACCTTGAAAGATAGACCTTAAGCTCTGACCATTTTTTCTGGTTTTCTGCACTTGAAGTCTTTTCTCCCCGAGGATTGTCAGAGGTTATAATCCCCATAGAGTAAATATGAGAATAATCCCATCCAGTAAGAAGCGCATATAACCTTGCAGTATCTCTATTCTCCCTTAATCGGTTAGAAACACCCTCGCTATAGTTGTTTTTCATATTCTTACCACCTTTCCTCTATTTAGGTTATAACATCCTATATATAATATATAGGAGTTATCTAAAAAGTTCAAAACTTTTAGGTGATTATCTTGAAATTAATCACCTTTTTATTAGTTTATTCTGTAAATATAGTAGGTTTCATCCTCAAAAGATACTTCATTTTCATGACCATCATAGCCTGCAAGTGCGTGTCCTCTTCCGTCAGCAGATTTTACTTCTTCGAAGATTTCTTCCATTTTAAGATAAGGACTTAGTTGTGAACCAAGTTGTTTACCATCATAACCTAAACTCCTAAGATACTGAGCAGGGGTTCCCTGATCACGCATATACTTTTCATTAGCTTCAGAGGCATAATTATCAATGTCATCATCCTCTTTAATTATTGAAAGAATATCATCATCATCCAAACCATCAACTTCTTCACCAATAGCACTTTTGAAAGACTCTTCATCATCAAAATCATCTCGGTCGGTTGAAAGGTAAGCAGACCCCTTATACTTAGAGTCAGAGCCTTTGTCATCCAAATCAAGAATAATGTCTTCTTTCATTTTTTCAATATCAAAATATTGAGAATAGCTATCTGGACTTTCCCTTATAGCTTCTTCATTATCTGAACTATGATCACTCCAGAAAGATTCTTCATCTACTGCAAAATCTAAAATCCAATTCTGCATATATTCACTATAGGAGTCTATTCCCATATCATCCCAAAGAGACTCTTGGTTTTCACGAAACTCATCATCTGCCTCAGAGTCAGTGCATACAAGAAACTCAGTTCTACCATAGGTGAAAAGGTTATCATTGTAGGAAGATTGTTCTACAGAATCATATTCTTCTCCTGAGATATCAAGAAACTTCATTAAGGCTTTAATCTTGGTTGACTTTTCATCATCATCATCATCATCATCATGGTCTTCTATATGTTGGTCATCATCATCCCAATGTGATTCCTCTACATTGGTGCCATCACCTTCCTCAAACTCATCCTTATATGCATCTTCAATTGATTGGTCATCCTCAAAAGCTTCATTGAGCTTTCCTGCTTTCTTTATAAACTTCATGCTAATATCCCCTTATTCCAAACTACTAAAAGCTTGTTCGATTAGTTCTCTTGCTTTAGTAGAAATATCTTCACCTTTCTTAAAGTCGAACTCACCCTCAAATGCCTGTGTTCCACTACCATATCTACCATAATCACCAAAAATTAATTCGGAGAAGGTGTAAAAATTATAGCTGTTTTCATCATGTCGGTCTTGTCTAAAATAAACATGAACATCAAAAGAAAGTTGTTCACTGATATAACCTCTCTCATATTCATCAAGATTTTCAGCCAGCTCTCTATGACCTAATTCTTCAAGGTCACGATAATTTACTTGGGAATCCTCAAGACCTAAAGATTCTATTTCTTCTTTATTCTCACTGATAAAATCCTCTTTTGCAGATTTATGTAAGTATTCAAGTTTCTCTTGAATAACTTTATTAATTTTTTCGTTAGAAGGGAAAGATCCAGAACCTTCAAGATAGTCAAGGAGAGTAAATCCACAGAATGTTACAGTTCCTTCTGTAGAACTCATGAAACCATCATATGACCTGCCATCAGTGGTTTCAACTTGTTCACCATCATAATTATAGCACTCATACTTTGACATTATTCCATCTTTAAACTCTTCCATGATACCCTTTATCATAGGTAACACTTTATCACTGATATAGTCATCATAGCTTTCTTTAAGCTTAGAGTTTTTATTCTCGATAGATTTAACCTCTACGAAATCACCTTTTTCCGTAAGGTATTTATGACCCTTACTGCATCTAACCAACTTTCCTTCTTGTAATTGTACCTTCATTTTTATGTCCTTCTTTAGAGATTTAATCTTTAATAATGGCAGTTTTAACACCATTAATTTTACAATAATAAACGGATTCAGACCTTAATGCAATACTTGCACTAGGTCTGATTTTTAGGGAAGCTTCACTTAATTTTATAATTTGTTCTGCGTCACTTCTAATAGAGCTTTCATCAAAGGTCTTTTTCTTTAAGGGAGATATTGACTCAGTAAGTTTTGTAGAGGGCTTTTCAGACATAACTTTAAGTGAAGTTTTAGCATAATGCTCAAAAGCTTCAACGGGTATATCCTTCCAATTTCTCTTACCTGCTGTAAGAAGGTCGCTTAAGGAAGGAAGTTTACCTGAATAATCAATTTCTATTTCAATTAAGTCATCAAAAAAATCATATACACCATCTATATCAATACCAAAATCTTTTTCAATATCTAAATTCTTTCCCATCTTGAAACCTGCCTAATTATATAATTAGTTAGTTTCACCGTTAGTAATACATTCAATTACTCTGATACCAAAGTTTTCATTTTCACCTATTGCAACAACTTCACCTTTAGCGAAGAGCTTTCCATCAATTGTAAGTTTTATTACTTCTCCCATGACAGTATTTAGTTTAATTATAGACCCTTCTCCGACAGCCCTAAGTTCATCCAAAGTTAGCTTGGATCTACCAAGTTCTGCAAGAACTTCAAGTTTAATCCCTTTCTCATCAAAAGGTTTATTATACGTTATTTCCATTTCAGTATCTCCAATAGTTTTTATTTCTTTTGACTCATAAGCTTTAATAAACTCATTTACAAATTCCTCAAAGTACCAGATATTTATCATACCGCTTACCTTGTCAGTAGGGCTTTCTAGTTCAATGGTAAGTAAAACCCCTGTTTTCTTAAAAAGGTCTGTATTAAAACTGGAAAAATTATCAATAATCTCCACACTCTTAGGTGGGGACTTAAACACTTTATTATTTTGAGAAATAAGAGAGTCTATTACTCTTAACAAAATCCCCTTTGAGAAAAAGTTCTGTTCATCTTTCTCAAAAAGAGTAGGATACATCACACTAACGATTTCTTTTTTCATTAAGGGAAGGATTATATTTGAGTCAGCTTCAATAATAAGAGGGTTTGAAAACTTATTAAACTTAACAACTCCCATGAAGAAAGGGGAAGGAAGACTGGTAAGGAAGTTTGAAAATCTCATCTGATCAACACTGACAAGGTGCATATGAGAATTATTATCAAAACCATAAAGTTCTTTTAAGGAAGCATACATTTCATGACTAACAAGATCGTCATGAAGGGAGGATAAGTTTCTCATATTTTTTTGAGTGTATCTCAAGTAATTACCAAAGTCTACAATTTTAACACGAAGTTTCTTATTTTCTTTTTCACTTCTGAGGTTATCTGATTCATCATCCCTACAGGAGATGGCATCAAGAAGCTGATCAACTTCAGCCTGTGAGAGAACCTCTGTAGTACTCTTGTGTGGGGGAGGAACAAAATCTTCGGTTATAATTTTAGCATTCCTTGTCTTCTCCCTACTTTCATCTGTATCTACCAATGCCAGAAGTTCTTCATCTGAAAGAGGAATAGGAGGTTTATTTTTCAAGAAAGGTGATTGACCTGCTAAGATAGCCTCTAAGTCTTTTTGTGTTACTTTTGAGTTCATTTAGCCCCCTTAAAGCAATTATCCCAAAGCCATTCGATGTCTGAATCACATTGAGTATTTGCTTCTGATATCAGTTTTTCCACCGACTTGTCCAAAGCTTCCTTGGAATATCCCGTAAAATCAGGGAAGTCAACATAGCTAAATACTTGAGACTCTATACCTTTCTTACCAAAAAACTTAATTGCAGGAACCTCATACCCCATATTTTTTATTATTATGGGACGTATAGCTGAAAAGTTTGAGAGAGAAATTATTGAACCCTGAAATTTTATTATCTGTTCATTTTGATAAGACCAAAGATTCGTGAAGTTTTCCATTTGTAACCCCTTAGTTGGATGAAATTAATATTTGATATTGAGTCTGAACTTTACTTGAATATTCATAAGTTAAACCCTTAAACATTTGATTTGATAATAAATCTTTTTTATGTCTCTTATAATCACCTACCCCGACATTATAGGCAACTATAGCCCCTTCCTCAAAACCATTTTCAACACCATAGTGATAATTTTGATTAAAAGCCCAAATTCCTACTTCAATATTTTTTTCTATAGTATATAAATCTTCTGAGGTGTATTCATTACCTGTCCAGTTATTAAAATCTAATAATGCTATTTTACTTACTTGAAGTAATCCTCTACCATATTCAGAACCCTTCCAAGAAGGGATAGTGAGGATATAATTTGATTCTACTTTAATCATTGAAAAAATAGTTAGTTTATTAATTCCATACTTAACACAATATTTCTCAACAGAGTGTATTATATCCGAAATTTGTTTTCTTGAGAGCTGATTCTTAGAAGGATTTTTTTTACTAATTGAGTTTATATACAAGTATATGTCATCAAAGGAAGGTGAATATACCTCATCAACCTCAGGAATTAGACCAATAAAAGGGGATACCTCCATGGAAGCTTTTTGAGGTTCTCCTAAATCACTTATTAGTTTGATAGGTGAAATTGTTTTGGAAAACATAATAAGATTTAAGGTTATTGTAGAACAAAATAAAAATAAACCTACTGCTAAAAGCAGTACTTTTGTAAAATTCATGAAAGTAAATCCTTTAATTTAGAAGACTTTAGTTATTAACGGAAAGGATATTATCCGAAATTATCTTCTTGTATAATATATAGAAATTTCTGGAAAAGTTCAAAACTTTTTAAATATTAAAGTCTGAGGAATAATCTCAGACTTTAATTTTAGACCTATTTAATACTGGTGGAACCTAAGCAACCTTCTCCACGGTCTGTTACTTTTACATAAAATTCCTCTGAGGTAATATTTTCTTTGATTACAGGAATATCATAGTTTATTGGCATATACAAGAACTGTACAAGTTTATTTCCAAGGGTAATTCTCTGAGGTTCATCAGAGCTATTCACGACATGAATAAAGAGTTCTCCCATAAAATCTTCATCATCAACACAGGCTCCAACGGTAAGCTTCTGTTTTGTGGCAACTCCACCTTTATTAAAGGCAATAAAGACACCATTGAGAAACTTAGTTTTAATTCCAGAAGGAATTAAGAAATCCTTGAGAGCAGGTAACTCAAAATAAAACTCAGTATTATCTTGTTTGCATAATAGTTTTATTCCAATCAAAACATCTTTAGTTATATCCAAACTAACACTTTCTACAAAAGTCTCAAAATCTTTGATTGATAAAGAGTTTAATGCCATAAAATAAAAAACTTTTTTATTTTTCATAAACATTTCCATAAGGAAATCCTCATCAAACTCGGGCATATAAAAATCTATTCCTGCTGAATGAGAGGTTCCCCTATTTGGACTTTTTACATTTCTAATTTTCAATAACTCAAGTGAACTCATACTTAATACATCCTTAAACGTGATAAGGATATATTAACATAAACTCTTGAAACTATTTCATTAAATACTCAAATTTGTGAGTTAATTTAACAGCTTTTTCTATGTCTTTATCAGTTATTTTCCAGAGGTCACTTGGAACTTTAATCTTTAAGACTACTAAGAGTTTGTTGTTCCAATTATAGAAAATATTTTTTTTAATAGTGTCCCAAGGTCTCTTAGGTAATTGTCTCCAAGAATGTAAATAGTGACCATCCCAATAATCCTCTGCGTCAACATTAAGGACATATTTACGAATCTTTTCCCATCTGCCCATAGAGATTTCTCTCTTAGCATATTCAATTTCTTTTAAGATATATTTCCTAGATTCTTTCTCGGTATATACCCCATGGCAAGATTCTTTTTCTCCACTCCATGCTACAGAACAAAGTTCCTTAGAGTCCCGTAAGGCTATTAAGTCTTCATCGTTACTGGATTCAAATGAATTTAAACAGATATTATTTTTTCGTCTTACTTTTCGGGAGGCTTTTTGTTTTGTATATTTATCACTTGCATGACGATTGCCCGAAGCAACTTTCTTAAGTGATCTACTCATTATAAACCTCCAAAGGGTTTTAGTATCCCGAAAGAATTACTTTTCCATTATAATGCATAAGAGCAGTTTGGTAAAGTTCTTTTGCTTCAGGCTCAAAAAATCGGTTATTGGGGGAAAGTGTTTTATCAAGAACCGTGTCCATATGTTTGTAACCTACCAGATACCAAGAAGCAGAAATACTTAAGGTATTGAGTTCCTCAGCCATTTTAATAATGGTTTCTTTATCAATAAAACCTTTTAATATAACAGTATGAATTTCGAATTCATTAATAAGTTTTTTAGTTTTTGACTGTTGTATATACTTAAAATTTTGTTGGACACTTTCATTATTGTAATCCTGAAAGGGGAATTTAAAATCTATTGAAACATAGTCAACCGACTTTGTTTCTAAAAGTCTTGTTACATCAATAGATGAATTAGTATTTAATTTAACCTTAAATCCCAAAGACTTTGCATAAATGGCGAAGTCTACTACATCATCATAATGCATTAAAGGTTCTCCACCAGAAAGGACAATATAATCTGATTTATTAAAAAAAGTATTATTTTTAGTGTTTAAGGTTCTTTTAGAAAGTATTAAACTCTTTATTTCTTCTTTTGAATATAGAGGGTCATTTGAGGAAAAAAGCTCTGGCAAAACCAAAGTATTATTGTAACAATAATTGCATCTCATTGTACAACCTAGTGTATATATAACAGAAGAAATTGTACCATTAGGTGAATCTACCATAGAGAAAGAAGTAAAACCAAACTTATTTTTAATATTCATATCAATTATATTAACATAAAAAAGGGGTCTCCAAAAATAGAGACCCCTATAATTTTACATCATCTTATTTGGTAAGAGCACCATTTCTATAAATATCTCTGAAATTAAGTTTTTCTTCATTCAGAACTTTGTCAACCATTTGTTCGTCTAATGGTTTTTCAGCTTCATTAATCGTGATACCTTTTCCGAGTAAAGCGGCAGAAGGGTCTTTCTTAATTGCTTTGTTGGGCCATCTTTCAACACCTTTTGCAGTACCTTTTACGATTTCTGCTACTGAGGGCATCTTAGGAAGAACGGATTCTTTCTTGTCAACAGTTGCCAAGCTCATATCCTTTGGGGTTGTTGCTTTCATTACTGCAAGTATCTGTGCTTGTCCAGCTTCTGATTCATTAAGAGCTTCTACTTCGGCAGAAGTCTTAGCCATCATAGCTTTACGTTCAGCAATTCTTGCTTTTACAGCAGTCAACTGAGCGGATTCCATAACCTGAACTTGGTCAAGAGGTTGTCCTACTTGTGCAGGAACTCCAGCGTTCGGGTCAGCTTCTGCGGTCATGCCAGTATCAGCAGGTACGATACCTACAGTGGTAGCAAGATTATCAACTTTGTTCTTAAGGTCTTCGATAATTGCAAGTACTTCTGGGCTTACTACAGTCTGGTTTACATTCACAGCGTCTACAGCTTGTGTTGCGATTCCAGCTTGTTCACCTGCCATACCCATGTCACCTTCACGAAGAGCTTTTCTTGCTTTGAAGTATGCAGAACGAGCTTCATTGATTTTCTCATTTACATTGGATACAGGTTTCTTTTCAACAGAAGAGGTTGCAGGTTTTGCAACACGAGCTTCACGGATTGATTGAATTCTTGCAGAACGAGCTTCTTGGGCTTTCTTTTCATCAAGAGTAGCAACTACTTTATCTACACCTTTTACTGGAGCAACAACCGAGTTCTCACGAGCTTCACGGAGAGCATTAATTCTTTCCATACGTGAATCTTTGAGATCAGCTTTTTCTTTAAGGGATTTGCGTTCAGAATCTACCTTAGCATTTTCCTCAAGTCTCTTGGCATAACCGGTTCCACGTCTTGATTCCATGATACGTTCTTTCTTAGACTCAGTAGCATATGACTCACGAAGTTCTTTAATCTCAGAACGAGTAATGCCAGTCCCTAAGTCGTTACGATCTTTATAGCTCTCGTACATCTTTACATATTTTGAAAAATCTACCATTTTTCTTTTTCCTTTTTGAGATTAGGTCTTAATCTCTGCTCACATTAAGATTTACTCATACGAGAAATCTATTACAGATTTTACTCTGCTTTCGCTTTTTGTGGTAAGCTCAGGTAATTAGTTGTTACCTTTTAAAATGATAGGGAACCACATTTCTGTAGTTCCCTTTCCTGATTACTCAGCTTTTGAGAGAGGTTTTCCTACACCAACGGTGAATTTCTTGGTAGGTACCGCAGGAATCTTAATGTCAAGAAGCCCATTAGCCATTGAAGACTCTAGTTTTTCTACATCAAAATTTCTCGTATCAATAAAGAAATTTACTTTGTAATCCTTAGTTTTACTTTTTACCCCAGATTGAAGCATTATTTCAGAAGCCTCAAAAGGTGAATCCCCTAATAATGTAATTACCAAATGGTCTTTATCAAAATCAAGACCAATCGAATTTTCATCATATCCTGCACAAGCACATTGAATTCGGTAATTTTTATCCTTATCAATAAAAACATTTGAGGGAGGGTAAGCAGAAGAAACCAAACAATTTGGTAGCTTGCTTACAGTATCAAAAATATTTCCAATAGGAAATACTTGTTTGATAACCCAATCTGGACTTTGTTGAGGGAACGAATTGTTACCTGTGTGTTGGGTTCTTGCGACTGATGAATTGAAAATATCCATTACATCATCAAAGAAAGAAAAGGGTGAATCGTAGCTGTGTCCATTTTTCATAATGAGACTCCAAGAAAATAAATGTGTTCCTTCATACGAAGAGAACTATCTCAAATATTTAATAGTAGATTTTGTTCTAACAATCAAATATTGATTTACCGTAGCATATATGTCGTTTACCACTATGTAGTGGGTTATATTAATTAGTTGTTCGCCTTTAATAGGTTTCCCTTTACTAGAGATTAACATTTATTTTTAATTAGTATAGACACTAAAAAATGACAAATAAAATAGGTTTGTAAAGTTTTAAAAAAAAGTAAAAATAAAAATTTCAGGACTCAAAAAAATTTTAAACTTTTCGCCTCCAGATTTGTTAAGCTATTTTCTATATTCAGTAAGACAAGCTCTATAGCTCTAAAATCCTATTTATAGCCTCTTTAAGTAACCTCGTCACATATTTGGTAGTCATGGTACATCATCTTCTTACCCATATGTTCCACACTTTGGAAATTCTTGTGTTTTTAACAGGTTTTCAATTTTATGTTAATATAATTTTGATTAGGAAAAGGAGAGTTTATGGTTACATTTATTACAGGCCCCATGTTTTCATTTAAGAGTTCTGAGCTGTTTAAGCATATAGAAAGGAATCTATTTGCGAAAAAGAAAATTATTTTAATTAGACCAGTGAAAGATGATAGGTCATATTTTTCACATTCAGATGCAGTAAACATCGGATACAACAATTACGATATCAAGGTTATTAAAATTGATAAATTTGAGGACTTACGAGATGAAGAAGGTCTAAATATTTTAGTGAGAGATGAAATTGATTCAGTCTTCATTGATGAATGTTTCATGATTAAAGACGTATATAAAATTGCGGATCTCTTTGGAGATATGATGGACGTTTATTATGCAGGACTTCTTGCTTCCTCAGATAACATTGTATTTGAAGAAGTGGCAAAGCTCCTTCCATATTGTGAGACAATAATTAAACTCAATGGGGTTTGTATGGAATGTGGTTCTCAATTAGGTAATTATTCCTTTCATACAGGAACTAAGACCTCAGATATTGAAGTGGGTGATACAGTGTACAAGGTTTTATGCAAGAAATGTCGTGACCACCTTCAGAAGAATAAATTAAGCCCTTTATGTTAATCTATACTATATGAAAATATCACATTTCTTTCTCAATCAGTTTAAGGATTTTAGTCTTTATTCTTCGTTCCGAGGTATTGCTAATTTTGTAGATGGATTAAAACCCTCAACAAGAAAATTAATTTTTACTGTTGACAAGCGAAACATTACTCAAAATATGAAAGTAGCCAATTTAGCTTCATCAGCGGCTGAGTTGACTTCTTATTTACATGGAGCCGTATCACTTGAAGGTGCTACTGTTGGTCTGGCACAAGACTTTTGTAATAATTGTAATTTATTAGACCCTGAGGGAAATTTTGGGAACTCACTAGCACATAATGCCTCCGCTTCAAGATATATTTTTACCAAGAAATCGAAGTGGTTTGACCTTATTCTTAATCCTGATGATAGGAATATAATAAATTATCGGTTTTTCGAGGGTGATTCAATTGAACCCTTTTTCTATGTACCTATAGTACCTCTTATTTTAGTAAATGGTTCCTCGGGAATTGGCTCTGGGTATGCTCAGAAGATTTTACCTAGAAAACTTGAATTTGTTATTGATGCTCTTGAAAAGCTTCTCAATGATAAGAAGGTAAAAAATATTACACCCTCCTTAAATTCTTTTAATGGAAATGTAATAATCTTGGGTGATAACAGAGTTGAGATTGTGGGTAAATTCGAGAAGGGTGATGCAAAGCTTACTATAACTGATTTACCTTTTTCTTATGAGCGTGATGCTTATATTAAAGAACTGGAAAATCTGGTAGAAAAAGACCTCATAAAATCTTATAAAGATTTGTCAGAACATGGAATATACCGATTTGATATTAAATGTACCCGAGAGTTTTGTTCTCTTCCTGATGAAGAAATCCTATCGACTTTGAAGTTGGTTGATAAGCAAACCGAAAACTTTTCCTGCATTTCTGAAAAGGATACTATTGTAGTATTCAAGAATGAGATTGAATTAATGAAAGCCTTTATTAAAATCAGACTCAAATATTATGATCTAAGAAAGAAATATCTTATAAAAAATCTTACTGAGAAGAGTATAGAATTAAAAAACAAGATTAGATTTCTAAAAGAAATAATGTCTGACAAACTCATAGTGTATAAGAAATCAAAGTCTGATATTGAAAAACTTCTAGTAGCAGGTAAGTATGAAAAGGTATATGACTCCTATGATTTTCTTTTGGCTATGAGGATTGATAGTTTTACTACAGAGAAATATAAAAAGCTTGAGGAAGACCTTGTAAAATCGAAAGAAGAACTTGAAGTTCTTACTTTGAAAACTGAAAAAGACCTTTGGATAGAAGACCTGAAACTCTTGAAAAAAGCAAACAACAACTAAAATATCATAGTAGAGGAAATTAAAATGGGAATAGCAAAAGAAGTATTATTTGGAGATTCAGTTAGGGAACGCTTGATGAAGGGCATTAATATTTTAGATGAAGCAGTAGGAACTACGCTTGGTCCAAAGGGTAGGAATGTTTTATTAGACAAGGGTACTCATCCTATTGTTACAAAAGACGGTGTATCTGTTGCAAGAGAAATTAATTTCTCAGATAAATATATGAACTTAGGTTGTCAGGTTGTAAAAGATGCCGCCATTAAAACAAATCATATTGCAGGGGATGGTACAACTACAGCTACAGTTCTTGCATCTCAATTTGCAAGAGAAGGTATGAGACTTGTTTCAAGTGTTGGTGGATACGACCCTCACCTTATTAAAATCGGAATGAACTTAGCACTTACAGAAATTCTTGAGAAGCTCGAAAAAAATAAACGGGTTATTAAAGACGCCGAGTCTATTTATAATGTAGCAATGATTTCGGCAAACAATGACCCAAATGTAGGAAAGAGTATTCGTGAAGCCTTTGAGGGTATTGGAGATTTAGGAATTGTTTCAATAGGAACTTCCTTAAATGAAAAAACTCAAGTAAAGTTTTCAAGTGGTCTTGAGTTGAGCAAAGGGTATATCAGTTCTGCCTTTGCAAATCTCAAAGATGGCTCATGTGAATATAAAGATCCTAAAATTTTACTTTCATTAAAACCTATTAATGACTACAAGGATATTATTTCTGTTGTAGATTATTGTTCTAAACAGAAAATTAATCTAGTTATTATTGCACCTGAATTCGAGGAAGAAGTTGAAGCATTCCTTCTTGCTAATCAAAAAAAAGGTGTTGTAAAATTGTGCATGGTAAAAACACCCGGTTGGTCAATAACTCAGATTGAGGACTACACCGATGACATTGCGATTCTTACAAGTGCATCACCCTTATACAAAGACGGATTGTACCCAGAAAACTTTGATGTAAAACATTTAGGAACCTGTGAATCAATTCGTATGTGGCCCCAAAGAACAATAATAACTGGAGCTAATACAAATGATGATGCCCTTGACGCTTACTGTAATATTCTTATTGCAGAATTGGAAACAGAAAAAGATTCAATGAGTCAATCACAAATTGATTCATATAAAGAAAGACTTGCTAAACTCAATGGTGGTATTGCTACTATTCTTGTAGGTGCAACAACTGAAATTGAAATGATAGAACTTAAGCATCGATATGAGGATGCTGTTAACTCAGTCAGGGCGGCAGTTAGTGAGGGTGTAGTAGTTGGTGGAGGATGTGCTTTAGCACATATATCTAAATCAATGAAAGAACCTAAACTTGATAAGTCCTATAATGATGAAGCCAAGTCTTCTATTCTTGCAGGATATAAACTGGTTAAAATTGGAATACTTGCACCACTTAAAAGAATTATTCAGAATGCATCTAAGTCAATTGATGGTATTGTAGAATCGGTTCAAAAGAAAAAATTTGAATATGGTTATAATGCCAAGGATGATAAGATTCAAAATCTTTTTGATGCAGGGGTAATAGACCCTATCTTGGTAACAAGGACTGCTCTTTCAAATGCTGTATCAATTGCATCAACCTTATTGACTACTCAATGCGTAGTAACCAACGAAGCAAAAAATGTTAGACAAGAGTCTAATGACCCTGTTATGGACGAGTTTAATATGCAAGCATTGCTTTAAAATTAAGGAGACTTTTATGAAAAATATTTTTAAGCAACCTGAATCATCAAATCTTTATCAACCAAGAGTTTTGATGATTCGTACAGAGAAAAAATTGTTTAAGACAATCCAAAGTGTATACCCTCTGGATTCAAAAGAAGTGTTTATAACACCTACTGAAGCTACGGACTTCCTTCCTATTTTTTTAAACAGGCTTGTTAAAGAAAAGATTTTAGACCCTGCAAAACTTTTCCTTAATGACAATATGCTTAATGAGGATTATGTAAAAACCGCAGTAGTCACTCTTACTATTACGAGGTTAGAATTTGATCACCCTTAAAAAAAAGAAATTTACAAAACTGGATCTTATTACCTTCTTTTGTCGTAGGATTGAGTTTATTGTAGTATCAATTCTCATTTTTACTATTTCTATTAATTGTATTTTATATGCATTTAATTTCAAGATACTTGGTATTATATTATCAGTTGTAAATATTGTTGGTATGGGAATTTTTTCTCTTGTTGTTATTGAATATAAAAAATGGGAAAAGTATGTGGAAGAAAATAACACAAAAATTAGACTGTCAGAATTAGGGGAAAATGAGAAGGTAATTGACTTAACTCCAAAACAATATGAAACTTATATAAAGGAAGGCTATGTCCTTTTAGAAGATGGTTCCCCTGTAATTTCTGACAGTTATAAAAAGAGTAATAAAATGAAACACATTAAATTGGAAGATACAAGTACCCTTAATGGTTCAATTATTACGGAAGAGAATAAAGATTATATGGGTGAAAGAGTTTCAGATTACGTGGAAAAATACGGTAAGGATTTTGGAAAAAATCTTGATACTAAAAAAGGAAAATAATATGGATGAAAATGTAACTAGGATTGAAACAGAACAATCTATCTCGGATGGAAAAAAAGAGTTTAAGAACTTTAAACTTAGATGTCAAAAACATGAAGATATAACCAACGGTTCAGTGTGTCTAAACTTTGCTACAAAGCACACTGATGGTAAAGTTCATGAAACTCATTATATCTACTGCTTACAGTGCATTAATGATTTACTTAAAAAGTTTCAAGACTCTGGTGAGTTTGGAAAAGTAGAAATTATTCCTATCTATGAAGAAAAACCGCTATGATAACTAAAGAAAAGATTCTTGAATCCTTTGATTTAGATGAAACAACTTTATTTGCAGAGGGATTGGATGATGCGATTCTTGGAGTAGAAACTCGGTCAAGAAGGATAATATACTCTATACAGGCAGTATTAAATGTTTTTATGTCCCGTGATGATATGTCCTATGATGATGCTCTTGAGTTCTTTGATTTTAATATTGGTGATGCTTATATGGGAGAACAAACTCCAATCTGGTGTAATGACCTAGATTAAAAATAAAAGAATAGAAACCTTAGGGTTTCTATTTTTTTGTTAATATATCTAAGATAAGAAGGAAAATACTATGGGAAGTAATTTTAGTGTGTACGTTGGAACAGCCATAAAAATTGTATCCAAAAAAATTGAGACAGAAGAGGAATTAAGTGTTTGTGAAGGTTGTGGGAAAAAAATAAATACACCGTTCTGCTCCTCTTGTGGAGGACGAAGAGGTTCACTAACTAGGAAAGTTTTCGTAGATTTTGATATAAGCAATTTTCTAGAAGAAAATAATTTTGAGGATACTTACACGTCACTCGATGAATATATACCAAACTATATTGTATTCAATGAAAAGAATAAGTTTCATTTTTGGATTGAAGGGGATTGTGATAAGTTTCTTGATATACCTGATAGGGCAAGTGAAGTAGATCTTGAAGATATAATAACTGCTTTGAAAGACAATAATATTGAGTTCCAAATTAAGCATGGAATATTACCTAATTGGGGATGAGTTAGTTATGAAAAAAGAACAAAATAGAGAAGATGATTATAGAATATTGTCTGACGTAGAACATGTTTTGCTCAGACCTAATACCTATTTAGGTTCTGTAGATATCAATGAGATTGAAGAATATCTTTTTAACAGAAAAGAAACTAAGTTTGAGATGAAGAAGGTTTCTTATATACCGGGACTTAGAAAAATGATTGATGAGGTTTTAGATAACTCTATTGATGAATACACAAAGTCTGGTAAGAAGTTTTCAAATAAAATAAAAATTACAATAGATCAAACCTCAATAACAATTGAGGATAATGGTAGAGGGATACCAGTTAAAATCCTTAAAGGTTCTGAGAAGTATATTCCAGAAGCTATGTTTACAGAGCTGAAAGCTGGAAGTAATTTTAGTGATGATGATAGAAACTCAATTGGCGTCAATGGAATAGGCGCATCTTTAACATGCATATGGTCAAAACTTTTTGAGGTAACTACCTCTGATGGTGAGAATCAACTTAAGTTAAAAGTTAAAGATAATAATTCTTCTCATACAGTTAAAGTTACCTCCTCTATAAAAAAGGGTACAACTGTTACCTTTACTCCAGACTTTGTAAGGTTTAAGATTAAAGGCTTTTCTTCAATATACTCAGATGTTATTTATAGCAGATTAGTATTTCTAAGTTTTATACACCCGGGCATCAGTTTTACCTTCAACGGAGAAAAGATTCCTTCCTGTAAAGATAAACAGTTCCTATCTTACTTCATGTCAAACTTTGAGACTATCTCAAATGATAAGGTAACTATTGCAGTAGGTTCTGCCGAAGAGTTTAAATTTCTTTCTTATGTAAATGCACTCTATCTTTCTAAAGGAGGAATACATCTTGATTACATTTCAAGTTATGTGGTAAACTTCTTGAAGGTAAAGTTGGAAAAGAAATATAAGACAATAAAACCTTCTGATATTAAAAACAAACTTTTTGTATTTGCATTTTTTAATGATTTTATTAATATGAGATTTGATTCACAAACAAAAGAATTTTTATCAAATTCAATACCAGAAGTTAAGGATTATTTAACAGGGATTGATCTGGATAAACTGGGTTCCCAATTATTGAAGAATAAAGATATTCTATTTTCTATTGAAGAAAACTTTAAGATTAAAGAAGAGTTTGCTTTACGAAAAGAACTTAGTTCCGCAGAGAAAGTAAATAAGAAAAAAATAATTCCAAAATATTTACCAAGTATTAATAAAAATAAGTACATTGTACTTACTGAAGGGGATTCCGCTTCAAACTCACTTTCTGATATTTTAGGGAGACAGGACTATGGGTACTTCCCCTTGAGAGGAAAACCTTTAAGTGTTTATGAAGCAAAGATGAAAGACCTAGTTGCAAATGAAGAGCTTATTAATGTATGTTCTATTATGGGTATTAGTATGTCAAAAGATGACAATACCACTATGGAATTTGATTATGTTCTTATTGCTTCCGACCAAGATACGGATGGTCTTCATATTCGTGGATTACTTATAGCCTTCTTTTTCAGGTTTGCAAAAACTCTTTTAAGGGAAGGTAAGATTCGATTTCTTAATACCCCAATTATGAATACGAAAGGTAAGGATGGAAAACCTGACAAATGGGTTTACTCCATGAAAGATGGAAAGGATTTGAAACCTCCGGTATACTACTCAAAAGGTTTAGGTTCTTGGAAGAAAACTGATTTGCAGTTTATTATTGCAAAAGACGGTTTAGATACAATGATTCAAACTTTCGAATTGGATGATGATACTGAGAGTTCATTAAATCTTTGGTTTGGTAAGGACTCCCAATTAAGAAAAGATGTATTAAAGGAACTTGTTTTTTCCTACGATTCAATATAATCTTCTACTAACTCTCTTACAGGGAGGGTTAGTTATGGAATTGTTTTTATTAGAATTAGGGTTAAGTTCGGTTTTTTTCTCAGTTCTTATACTTATTTTCAAGGCTATTATAATTAAGTTTAAGGTTTGTCCTAAATGCTTTCTGTACTTAAAGAAACCCTCTAAGTTATCAAGGAAGAAAAATATTTGGAAATGTAAAGAGTGCAAAATAGAATATTTTGTGGAACCAAAGAAAATTAAAAAACCAAAGGTAACAGTGAAAAGTTTGTATAAATGAAAATACATAGGAGGTATTTATATGTTAAGAGAGTTTATGTACACAGGTAAAAAGAGAAAAGTTTTTATCACAACAGAAAATGGAACACTTATTGAGGGGATTGATTTTTCTAATGCTACTGACGCAGATCAGGAAGGTATTAAAAAGTTTCTCGAAAAGTATTACATTGAAAAAAAGGCTTTGAAAGAATCAGAGGTTGCTACACCTGATCAGCCAGTTGTTCCAGAAGTTGAAACAAAAAGAGAAATTACTGAGGAACTTAAAGAAGACTGGAAAATTTATATGAAATGGTTTAGACGTTTCAATAAGGTTGGAATCTCAGAAGTTCCTATTATTGTGAAAACTGAATAGTAATACTAAACTTTACATATGAATTATAAAAAAAATTATACCGATTATGTGAAGTTTATTAAAACCCTTAAAAGAGAAAAATATAAGGGTGTCTATTACGAAGAACATCACATTAAGCCTAGAAGTCTTGGTGGGAAAAACACCAAGGCTAACTTAGTTTTACTAACCCCTAGAGAACATTTCCTTGCTCACTATTTATTGTGTAAAATACATGCAAAAGGTGATAACCACTACAAGATGCTTTGTGCTTTTAATCTGTTCTTGTTAAGAGAAGAATCTTGTATTACAATGTATAATAGTAGGGTATTTGAGTCAAAGAAGATTCAATGGATAAAGGAATTGAAAGAGACTTCTACAAAGAAGTTTATACCAAAAAGGAAACCAAAATGAGACCTCAAGTTTTACTCATAGACTTTGACGATACCTGTGCAACTGAAAGTTGGCCCTTCTCCTGCGAAACAGGGAAATTAAAGCCCTATGCAAAAGAAGCTATAAATAAATTACATGATGATGGATACTACATTATTATCTGGACTGCAAGATTCATGGACGAACATATTGAAGATGTGAAAAACTTCCTAACCAATAATGGTGTTAAGTATGATAAGATTAATGAGAATTGTCCTTACCTTGAATATAAGCCCTATCCAAAAGCTTTTGGAGATACCTGCATTGATGATAACTGCCTACTTAATATTGATTGGAGATTCATTCCTTATTATGTAAGTCTCAGGAACTTTTCAAACCCTCGAAATAATAGAAACCCTTTAACACAGCTCATAACTGACGATATGCGGGAATACTTTTACTATAGGACAATTAATCATATTCAACGAGTTATCAAATTCACCAAGAAGTTTATTGCTGATATAAAACTTGATGAAACAGGTTTCGGAAAAGATTTTGTTGAGAAAATGGATTTTGAGGAACTATACAATACCGTAATAAAACATGATAGTCATAAGTTTAGTAGAGAAATAATCGTAGAATATGCTTTGCTTACTGAAAAGATGCGATGCAAATTTGGTAGAGAACAATTTTTACCTTACATGGATGATGCAACAAGAAATGAACTTTCGGTTATCTTAAAACAAGCTACTTCTATTCATAGAATAGAGAATAAACATCATCCTGATTATTGGAAGTTTACTGATAGGACAGAACCAATAGATGATTACTCTCTTGTAGAGATGTGTGCAGACTATTGTGCAATGAGTGAAGAAAATAGGAATGAACCATTAGACTTCTTTTATTCTAATGTGGTATCTAAATATAATTTCTCAAAATCTGAGATATATAAGTTTGAAAAAATAATTGAAAAGATGTGGAGGGTGTAGAATGGAAACATTAATTGTGAATTTGTCAGGACAACCGGGAGCAGGGAAAAGTACAGGGTCAGCCTATATTTTTTCTAAGCTTAAAATGGCAGGGATTAATTGTGAGTATGTGAGTGAATTTTGCAAAGATAAACAGTGGGAAGATACAAAAGCCGTATTCGAAAATCAGCTCTACATATTTGGTAAACAATCGTTTAAGATAAGCCGAGCATCTGGTAAAGTAGATGTAATTATAACGGATGCACCCTTGTATGTTTCAAGCATATATAATCCTTATGAAGGTCAGCTTAAAACCAAGTTTGACGCATTAGTTTTAGAGGTATTTAATACTTATAATAACTTAAACTTTTTTGTAAAGAGAGTTAAAGAGTATAATCCTGTAGGACGTTTTCAAACTGAGGATGAAAGTGACCAGATTGCTAAGACAATTAAAACATTCTTGAATGAAAACTGGATTAGATTTAGGGAGATAGAAGGAAATGAAGAAGGTTATAATAGTGTTGTTGAACAAGTTATTTCGAAAATCAAAACCTAAACAAAAACCTTTTTGTGTAACTCCTTATGTATCTGAATATGAGAGGAACAATATATGAAAGTTTTTGTATCAGGTCATAGAGATTTGACCATGAAAGAGTTTAATCTTCATTATTACATAGAATTGAATTTGGCAATGATTAATGAAGATACAATATATGTCTGTGATTACGAAGGTGCAGATTTGTTGGTTCAGCAATATCTGGATAGACAGAATTATGAAGATGTAATTGTAGTACATATGAAAGATTCACCAAGAAATCATGTGAAAAGGTTCCAAACTCTTGGGGGATTTGACTCTGATGAAGAACGTGATTCCTTTTGTACAAAAAATACTGATTATGATATTGCTTGGAGTAGACGAGAAGGGTCTGGGACACATCAGAATATCCTCAGAAGAAGGTTAAAAGATGGGATTTTTTAAGAAGAAAGAAAAAACACAAAATGAAATTTTCAACGAACAGGCTAGTAAGACTCTTGACGTATATGAAGAAGTAGTTAGGATGTATAGCCTTTTAATCAGCAAGTTTTTATCTATGAGTGATACTGACTTTAAGATTATAAACACATGGACAATGTTTTCTAATGGGTTAAACATGGAAGAGCTTGTTGACCTATGCAAAAAATTTGATTTTAAGACAATTCTTGTAATGGGTACTGTGCAAGAGGGTTCAAGGTCTTCTCTTATACAATACGTAGAGGGAAAATATTTTTTAAGTATGAAAATTCTTATTGAAGTATTTTTCGGAGTATTAGAAGGTTCTGACGGATTAAATATTCTATCTGACTACTTGGAAGAGAATGGTTTTATTGATGAAGATGGTATGGCAAACTTTATTTTTGTTAAAGGTGGAAAACCTATGATAAAAGAAGATTGCAGTAGACTATATGCAACCCTTGAGTATGATGAAGAAACAAGAAAGCCAAAGGACGGGACTTAAATGAGTCAAAGAAAAGAAAAAAAAGAAAGATTTAAAAAGAATATTGAAAATGATATTCTATTAGCTCATGGAATAACTAAATCTTTTCAAGAGTTTTTATCCAATCTACCTTTAGATAAAGCAGTAGCTATTGAATGTCTGGCAGTTGATGAAAGGACGGTACAGTTACCTAAAGACTTAGGTGGTACGGATTTAAACTTAGATTTTTCTTATTCAAAACCTGAGAATGGATTTGTTGCTCTTGTTCTTAGAAGACTTCCTGATGGTAAGATTGAGAAAGGAATTAAATCGTCTGCTATTTTTTCAAGAAAAGCTACGTTAGAGTTCGATAAAACCTCTGATACTTTTAAAAATACGAATAATTAACTAATAAAAGATATACAACTAACTATATATCTCTTGTTTAAGGACTAAAACGCTATGTTGAAAAAATATTTAAATGGACAAACAGTTTCTGCAACTACTAAAACTGGAACCTCTTTTAACGGTTATATCTCTGAAAAGAATGGTGAAAAAATCGTTATTAATGAATCCAGAAAATGGATTAGCTTGAATAAGCTAAGTGAAGTTAAACTAACTGGGAAAAAGTTAAATGAGGAACTTGAGGATTCTATCGATGCCATGATGGGGCGACTTGATGTAAATAAAATTTCAAGTGCATCTACTACTGATAAAGATAAGATTACCCAAGCAATCATTTCATCTTTAGGCGATGATGCTAAGAAAAATGAAACCGAAGTTAAATCTAAGATTGATGCGGCTTTACTACAGGCACAAGTTAATAGTGGAACTTCCTCAGAAACCAAAATTCTTACAAACTATCTAAATGATAAAGCACAATCCATGCAAGAATCAACTGAGATTGCAGATGCCGTTATGGAAGATACTCTTGAATCATATGATTACACTGGGGCTATACAGGACTCACTCTATGATGCTGACCTTGAGATTTTAAACATCATAAGCCCTTATGTAGGAACTATGGAAGTTGATGAACTTGTTGATATGGTAATTTCAGCAGGGGTAGAAACAGATAGATATATAATTGAAGAAACTATTAATTCAATTATTTATGACCAAGATAATGTTATGATAGATAACGACAATGAAGTTGATTTTAGCAATGATATTGATTTAGAACCCCCTTATTATAATGACTATAGTGATGAAGCTTACGAAGCAAGTTTTGATGACTATTACTCTAATGAGGAAAAGCCATCCGATGAGGGTCTTTTTGAGTTTGTGTGTGATAGATTTGGTTTCGATGAAACCTCAAACAAGCAAGCCTTAAAAGAAACTAATGGAAATATCATTGATGCACTCTGCTTACTTGCAGAGTCAAAAAAAAAATTAACTGAGACTTCAACAAAAGGTCTTTATACTCAGTTAGCTAAACTGATAAATAATTTTAAGGTTCCTGTTATTGAAAAAGGTGGAAATGTTATTGGAGAATCCAGTTTTTTAAAGTCTATTCAAAACCCGAATGAAATATATATTTCCTTAAGAAATACTATAGGTCAAGCAGAAAATGGATTGATAATAGACTCTGAGACCGGTCGAAAGGTTTCTTCTGATGTTGCCGCTTCTAATACCGTTAACTCGGTTTTAAATAGTCTGTACATTAAACTAACTGCTAATCAAGAAATCATTAAGTTGAATTCCTATATAAGTAGAAGTAAAAACAAAGAACATATTATGAATCTTTTTAGTAATATTAAAAGAGCGTTAGCCATCCAATTAGAAAGAAACGGATATTTACAGACTGCACTATCTGGGGGCAACTCTGGAAAATCACTTGCAAATGTTTACCAACAGCTTTTTGGAAAAGCAAATTAGAAAGGAGAGGAACTTGAAAAAGTTCCTCTTTTTTATTTTAAAAAAGAAAAGGGAGGAACCCTTTTGATTCCTCCCCGTTGCGAAGTATTTTAGAAGACTCAACAAGTCTTTTTTCTCATTTAGTCATGGTTGACTTTGCAATATCAGTAAGGGTTAGCCTGTCAAGGGTGTCTATGGAATCCCAAGCAGGATCTTTTGTGAAGTCTCCGAACTCAGCAATAAGTTTGGTAACAAGTTTATTACTATCAATGCACACTTTCTGAAGAAGTTCTGGTGTCCAAGCCAAAAAGATTTTTCCATACAGTTTAAGGGTAATTTTCCGGTATTTTTTGCTGTATTGTAGGGGTGAGAAGGACGAATCCAGTTTTTTGATGCAAACTAGCCGTTTTCCAATAATTTCGTAAGAAAAGAGATTAAAGAGCTTTTGGAGAGTTAAAAGTGCCTCTGTGTCAATAAAATATACCATTCTTTTATTCCCCTTTACCTTACACTTATAATATATAGCATTTTTAGAAAAAGTTCAAAACTATTTTAAGAATTCGTACTTTTTCTAAATTCTACTGCTAAATCCATCAATACCTCAATAATAAGGTCTTTTTCGAAGCTTTCAAAGTTGGAATCCACGTAGTTTACAACATATACAAGAAGTGTTTCTTCGTTATAGCCAACATCTAATATATGATAAACAAGGTCTAAAGCAACATTTTTTAGGGTGGTTTCTTCAGCTCCCAGATAATCACCCTCAGGATAGCAAATATCTAATAATCTCATGATATAATCATTAATAATTTGTTTCTTTTCTGTTGAAAAGTTTGAGTAATTGTATCCCATGGTAATTCCTTTATATTTCCCAACCAAGACTTCTTGCTTCTTCAATGTCCTTGAATATCAAAACAGTTTTTGCATAGACCTTCTTCTCAAGTTCCAAGAATTTAGTTAAGGTAATTAAAAGTCTTAACTCAACTATATCAGTATAGTCTATGAGAACTCGTACTGCTTGTCCCTCTAAACCCTCTGGAAAAGTATTTGAAAAAGATTCCTTAGCAATTAGTTCCTTATCTCCTGAAAGGGTTTTGTCTGAGGGGTTTCCTTTAGGATTTTTCCCATTATCATAGGTAAAATAAAAGTGTTCAAGACTTATATCATAAGGTATAAGTATATCCTCAGACGATTCTCTTAATTTATATTGATAGTCTTGAGGATTAGCATAAATATATCCAAGCCTTGAAACCCTTAATGCATTTTCTGGTGTAAATCCTGAAAAAGCTCCTGAGGTTGTTGTTTCTCGTAAATCTGTTTTAACTAATCTAATAAACTTATCATAAAGCTTATGAGAAATTAAATAGCATTTGGCTTGTAAGGGAATATCCTTGTGTAAAATATCCATCATGTGATAAATAATCCCTTTTCTTTCATCTAAGTTTTCAACAAACATTTCATACATATCTATAGATATATCTATAAGTTCTTCTATTGTGTCATGTGTTAAATTGCTACTTATTGAAAGAACAATATCTTTTGCTTTTTTAGTATAACTATTATTCAATTTTAAAATCCTTCTCTGAAAAATTAGTTGCTTTTTTAAAAATAGATTTAAAAACCAACTAATTCAGAAGGAGTTATTAAATGGATTCAATTATTATCTCGTATAGAAGCTTAAGAAGGTTGATAGGGTTTTTAGCTTTTTTATTGCCTTTGTCATGTTTGATAGGGGGAATATTAAGTAAACATGGTATACAACCAAATATAAGCGCATATTATTATACTAATATGCAAGATGTGTTTGTAGGAATTTTATTTGGTATAAGTCTGTTTTGTATAACTTATTTTGGATACTCAAAATTGGATAACATAATTACAACCCTAATTGGAATATCTGGAATAATTATTGCTCTTGTTCCTGCATCTACGGTTAATGACGGAGTTTTACCTATAGGAGTATTTCAATTACCTCCTTTCATTTCGGGTTGGATTCATCTGTTCTTTGCTACTACCTTCTTTTTACTTTTATCTTATAATTGTATTTTTTTATTCACAAGGACAGGAAATAAAGAGACCATGACAGATAAAAAGAAACTTAGAAACTTAATTTATATTTCTTGTGGTCTAATTATGGCTGTTGGTTTTATTATTTTATCTGTTATGACTTTGATAATAAGTAGAGTAGAAATGCAGGACAATGTTATTATTTTAATCATTGAGTTTATTATGTTATATGCTTTTGGTACATCTTGGCTTGTTAAAGGTGAATCTATTTTTGGGGATAAGGAGTAATTTATTATGGATTTTTATTTAGGTTCTTTAAAGTCTAAATTTGATTTGCGTGATTGGAAAATTGAAAAAGTTTTCAAGTCAATTGCATTTTCTTCAAATCTACCAGAAACTTTTTCATTGGTAGATAAACTTTTTCCTGTCAGAAATCAAGGCACTCTAGGCTCTTGTGTTGCTATGACGGTTTCCACAATAAAAGATTATCAAGAGAAGATTGATTCTAAAATTGAAGGATACACTAGCCCCTTATATGTATATTCCCAACGAATGACTAAACCTTTTAGTGGTATGTATCCAAGAGATGCTATGTCAATTTTATACACAAAAGGAATTTCTCTGGAAAAGGAGTTTCCTTATGTTGATAACGAAAAGCTTATCAGTATCCCTTCCTCAGAATTAATTAAAAACTCGCTTCCTTTCGCAATAAAAAGCTATGCAAAGGTTAAAACAATTGATGGTATGAAAAAAGCTTTAATTGCCTATGGACCTTGCATGATAGTTGTTGATGTATACAATTATGGATCTTCTCTTTGGAAAAAAGAAAGAGTAGAAGACATAAAGGTAGGTAAACATGCAATGACAATTGTAGGATATGATGAATTAGGATTTATTGTAAGGAATAGCTGGGGCACTTCTTGGGCAAACAAGGGCTATACTATTCTTCCTTATGAAGACTTTAAGTTTATTAAAGAGGCTTGGAGTGCAGTAGATGGAGATAGTGCAAAACTTTATAAAGAAAGAAATTATCTAAGTACAAAAATAAAAAAATGGATTTGGATAATGAGAGTCCCCTTGATAGTTGGTATTTCTGTACTTTCTGTTTTTAGTATAATATTTTATTTTGCAATTAAGTTTTCTTAAATTAAAAAGAGGTCTTTAAGACCTCTTTTTTTAGACAATTGACTGAATATACTCCTCAGAAGCATCTACTAAATTCCACACCTGTTCTAAGCTGGTTGCAAGTTCGATAAAATATTCTCTTTTCCATTTTGTTGAAAGTTTTAAAAGTCTATTTTGTTGTGCTTCTTTTTTCAAAAGTTTTAATTGCTCTAAATTAATTACGTGAGTCTCATTTTGTGTATCCCTAAAATAGGCGATTTCTTGACCCTCAAACCATGCTTCAATACAACAGGTAGCATTATCAATATCATTTTTATCTATCCATCTATTGTCTGCCTCAAAACCTAAAGAAGTTATAAAAGTATTTGTTTTTGCTATATGTTCAAAATTCTCTTTTACAATTAAAAAAGCTTCCGCTCTGTTTTGTACTAAGTCTCCTGAAAACTCGACTTCCTCTATTCCATTATTATTAATTGTACTTCTCATTATAATCTCCTTAAACAGCTCTAAATCTTACAGATATTGGGGTAAGGGAAAGTAACATACTATCAATAATAACTGGTAAGGTTGTAGGGGTTGGAGTGCTTTGTTCTGTAAGAGATATTATTGAGTTTGTTCCTGTCCCATTATTACTTGCTAACCCTAAGTTTACTGAACTTCCTAGATTAACTGCTCTTAATGTTGGTCTAGTTGTAGTAAATGTTCCAAACCAGTATAATACACCCGGCAAGAATGTGAAACTTACTGTAGCTCCAGCGTATCCAGTAGAACCCATATTTATTGTTGGAGTCTCAAATACTTTTTCTGAGGGCCATCCATCATTTCCAGAGGTATAAATTGAAACAGTTCCTGTACCATTTGAAGTTGAAACCGCTACACCTAGTTGATCTATTGTTAAAAAAATATTTGTAAAAAAAGGTGAAAGCTCTAAAGTATTATTAGAACCCCTTCTTCTAGTCCCACTTGTTAATCCATGAAAACTATTGTCATAATAATTTCCTGAAATATATCCACCGGCATTTGGTGAAGCAAAGTTTGAAATAGTTGTTAACCTTTCTTGTACTGTTGAGGCACCTCCTTGAGGATTAGTACCTAAAACAGATTCAAAATAAGCTCTACTAACATAGGGATTCCAAATTGTACCAGAGACAAACTTATATACATCCCCAGTAGTTGAATCTATACATAGTGTCCCTACATCAGGTGACTGGAGAGTTGTTTGACCATTTGGGTTTCCTATCGAAGATATAATTCTACCAGAGGTGTTTAATCCCGAGGGACCTGTTTTAATCCCAAGACCCTTAACTGTAAAATCTAAATTGGAACTCATTTTAATAAACCTCTATATTTAATTAGTGCTTAATTAAAAAGGGATACTCTTTTTGAGTATCCCTCCATTAAAAACTTAAACTGTTAAGCTAATGCAGTTCTTTCAACATTGATAGCGACTGAAGCGTCACCAGTATACGTGAGAATCATATTAGTTGCATCTGCGGTTACAGTAAGAACGGGATTAGCAACAAAAGGTGTTGCACCAGAGAGAACAACTGTACCATACTCAGTTGAATCAACAAGTCCTAGACCTGCCCCTACACTGAGGATTTCAGTAAGATATCTTGCACCAGTTGCATTTTTAATATTTACTAACCATTTAGCACCTGTGAAAGATGCAAGAGGGATAGTATCCACAATTTGAGAAGCAGTTGAGGAAGCAATTGTTTTTCTTGAAAGACCCGGTACTACAATAGCATTACCAACAAGTGCAGTAGAACCATTGGTTGTATCAACAACAGCTTTAATACCCGTTGCACTATGTACAAGACCTGACGAAGGGTCAAGAGTAACTGCGATACCGGTTCCAGAGATTGTTAAACCACTTGTTTCAACAGCAGGGGTTACAACTTTAAGACCTGAAGCACTGTGAGCTAATGCACCAGTTGTTTCATCAAGTTCTACCACAAGACCTGCGGCAGTAGCAGTCAAACCACTTGTTAATGCAGTAGGAATAAGTACTTTAAGACCAGTTGCAGTCATTGATAAAGTTGGAGTTGTAGGGTCAACAACAACGTTAAGTCCAGAAGCTGATTGAGCTAAACCCGACACGGCAGGAAGAACTAAACCAACACCAGATCCCGTAACTTGAACAGCGTTAGCGGCTTGAGCTGTAACAGAGATTGAATTACCTGTAAGGGTAATACCATTACCTGCAACATACGTACCAAAGTTCTTGAATACAATTGGAGTAGTACCGAGAACGATTGGGGCTACAGTAGTTAAGAGCCAGAATGAACTTGCATTTACGGTTCCTTCTTCAACAGGAATAAATGCTCCAGTATTAAACTCAGCAGAAGAATCTGCGTCTAATGCTCTAGTCCATACACCATTGGCACCAGTACCTAAAGTTGTAACAACATAGATACCATTGTCTTGACCAAGTGTCTGATTCTTTAAGAGAACACGATCCCCTTGTATAAGAGAAATCCCGTCCAACGTGTTAGGTGCAGTAGTAAGAGGGGTTGCAACGTTGGCAGTTGAAGCTACTCTTACTGAGTTCTTAAAGTCTAGGGTTGTTACCGTTCCACCAACTGTGAAGGTATTCCATGAAGTACCAGATACATACTGGTACATTGCACCAGTGTTTGCATCTATACAAACCGTACCCGCACTAGGAGTAGGTACAATAGTCTGTCCGTTAGGATCACCAACAGAAGAAATAATTCTACCATTGGCATTTACGCCGTTTACTCCCGATCTAAATGCGATACCTGATGTTAGAAAATCGTTCGCTTTCTTTGAAATTGCTGCCATGTTTGGCTCCTTATTTTTAGGTAAGAGTTCACTCTTTCCTGTCTAAATTAGTAGTTACTTTTTAATATTTATCCAACTATTGTCCAACCTTTATTTGTTGCAATTAATCTATCCTCTGCGGTTAATAAAGATGCACCGTAATTTCCTGTAATAGTAATAGTCTGACCAGTCACTGTTGCTAAATTATTAAAAATATCAACAAGAGCGGATTTACTCAACTTACAACTTTCAAATGAAATTGTTGTTTTCGTGTTTAGTAAAGTTGCTTTCCCTAATGAAGAACTACCTTGAAACATAGCCGTAAAGCTCGTACCCTTACTTGTATCGAGAAGTGGAATCCTTTGTAAGGAAGGACAACCATTAAACATAGAATTAAAGTTTGTACCTAAATTTGTATTGAGAAGTGGAATACTTTGTAAGGATTTACAATTATAAAACATATAAGAGAAGTCTGTACCTAAACTTATATCAATAAGTGGAATCGTTTGTAAGGAAGGACAATCATAAAACATAGAAGAAAAGTTTGAACTTAAACTTGTATCAAGAAGTGGAATAGTTTGTAATGATTTACAAGATTGAAACATAGAAGTAAAGTTTGTACATTTACTTGTATCAAGAATCGGAATCGTTTGTAAGGAAGTACAATCACTAAACATAGCCCCAAGTCCTGTACCTAAACTTGTATTGAGAAGTGGGATAATTTGTAATGAAGAACAACCACTAAACATATAAGTAAAGTTTGTACCTGAACTTGTATCAAGAAGAGGAATCGTTTGTAAGGAAGTACAACTACTAAACATAGAAGTAAAGTTTGTACCTAAACTTGTATCGAGAAGTGGAATCGTTTGTAAGGAATAACAACTAGTAAACATAATAGAAAAATTTGTACCTAAACTTGTATCAATAAGTGGAATCGTTTGTAATGACTTACACATATTAAACATCTGAGAAAAGGTTGTACCTAAACTTGTATCAAGAAGGGGAATCGTTTGTAAGGAATAACAATTCTGAAACATAGCAGAAAAGTTTGTACCATTACTTGTATCGAGAAGTGGAATTGTTTTTAAGGAAGTACAATTAATAAACATACCAGAAAAGTCAGTACCTAAACTTGTATTAAGAAGTGGAATCGTTTGCAAGGCAGTACAATTACTAAATATCTGAGAAAAGTTTGTACCTTTACTTGTATCAAAAAGTGGAATAGTTTGTAGTGCAAGACAAGTATAAAACATAGATTGAAAGTTTGTACCTAAACTTGTATTTAGAAGTGGGATAGTTTGTAAAGAAGGACAACCATAAAACAAATAAGAAAAGTTTGTAATATTATTTAATCCTAAACTAAAAGAGTTTAATATAGGTAAGTTTTGAACATTAAAGAGAGTAATTAAACTTCCATTCCCAGAAATGTCTAAAAATGAATTGGGGCTATTTGGTGCTGAAGTATGAAAAACCCCTAAGTTTACTGAGGTCAAATTAAAAGTTGCTTGAGGAGTAATCGTAATTAATACCTGCTTGTAGCCTAATGTAGAAAGATTTCCACAAGTTGCATAGTCATAACTATGTTCAGCTTTCACACCTGCTACGAAGTTTTCTGTAACTCCATCACCCCAGTCTACGGAATAATTTCCTGAGATTGTAACTGCAACGAAATTTGAGTCATGGTCGTAAACTGGATAGAGACCAATTACTTTTTGTTCAGATTCCAAAATTGTAGGAATTGTTAACCAATCAGCAGGTCTTTGGTAACTATTATAAACATCTAACCAATCAGCTTCGCTCCATTCTTTTGGAGCTGTTCCGTCATCATATTTCATGAGAGGAACATAGTCTCTCAAGATGTCAGAGGTTGTACCTAATTTTGCTTTCATCAGGTTTTTCGTTTCAGTCAAGTAATTTATTTTGTTCAGTAGTTCACTCATTTGTATCTTCCTTTATATTATCTAATTAGTGTATTGATTCACCAGAAGTTATATCTACACATCTTAAGTATGTCTCATCTACTGGGTACAGAGTGTCATAGTATCCGAGTTTACCCTTTGCAAACTTACAATCCTTAAACAGTACATTAGTTCCATCTGAGAATACAGTATAGTCAGCACAGTTTTCTGTAAGGAACTCACAGGTATCGAACAGTGCGTTATTTCCTGAGTGTGCGATAACAGCAAATTGACCAGTTATTCCATCAACTTTTGGTCCTTGAGTAATAAATCGAACTCTCTTGAAAGTGAGTCCATTACCCCCGCTTGAGATATAGGCTTCTACTTCTATTTCAGGAGTACCTAAATTATGTAGTTCAATAATACAGTCTTCTACTATACAAGGGGTTGGTGAAGTATAATCAGTTATACCTAATACACCTGTTGCACTAAAGGCTTGTTCTCTATCGCTTGAAATATAACTCCAAGTAACTTTCCAATCTTTTTGACCACCATCCTCAAAAAATAAACCTGAGGAACTAACTCTACAGTGATTTAATTCTACTGTTCTTGATACTCCTGCACCACCGGAAATGTTTTCAAATCCAAGAGGAAAATCACAGTCATTAAAAATATAATTTCCATAGGTATTAAGTGAGATAGGATTTGTGAAGGAGACTCCTGAGTAGGTTCCGGGTATTGGGTTTGTAATTAGGGTAGCATTGAGGTCAATTCTAAAACCAACTTGAGCATATGAGGGTGGAGTAAAACTATACCCACCATTTGAAACAGCGTCTTCAAGAAGTTGTACGATTACTGTTGAATTATTAAAAGATAAGGGGCTTGGATTAACTGATACATTCCAAACTCCTGAGGTAACTTCAAAACTCAAGATAATATCTCTATCTACAACGGTAAACATGGGGGATATCCCTGAGGTGTCTCCAATAGATCCGGTTGAGGTTTCTGTCCATTTAATGGTTTCATTTGAGCCAAGTACGGACATGATTGTATCGAATCTAACATTTGAGTTTGATTCGTCTCTGTAGACTATCTCCCATCTACATCCTTGGGCGTTGGTAATTCTCATGAAATGTTGGGATTCGGTTATTAGACTTGTACTTGCTAACTCAAGGAGAGCTACAGGTTTGTTGATGATATTTTTCCAGTCATTAATAACTAGGTCTTCGCCATCTCCCCCATTTCCTACAATAAGTTCTTTGTTTTTTAGATAGGCAAGTTCACCATATTTAAGTTCAGGCAAGCTTGACTTGGTTTGTGATCTGAGAAGTTGTATTCTATTCATAATTTATTATACCTTTAATTAACCCTCGTATATTTTGATTAGGTTTTTAGCCTATGTAGAATTAGTAGGTAGTTTAGCTATTAAGTATTTAAATGAAAAAAGCCCCTTGCCGAAGCAAGGAGCCAAAACAAACTTTAGTTTACATGAAAACTTTTTTAATTCCAGATCGGATATCTTTTTCATCATTTTCATCATGAACAAATCCAAGAAATTTCTTTCCCTCATCGTCGATGTAAGTTAGCTGTGAAACCTTTGACCCACCTTGTGTGATAGGGTCGAGATAAAAAGTAAAAATCTTTCCATTTTTATGGGTTACTTCAATAAGGTTGTCATCTGATTCAACCTCAAGAACATCATGAGATTCATTGTATAGTTTCAAGTCACTCAAAACCTTTACAAAGTTTGTTTGAAGGGTAGCACTGATCATTAATTTCTCCTAATTCGTATTGTCTATATATGATATATTAACAGGGATACTTGGAATTTTGATTAAATTTATAAAAAAAGTAATAATAATTTCTTGCAACTAATTCATAAGCGAAAGGGTAAAAAATGAATATAAGAGCAATACTTTTCTCAGGTCTAAAAAAGATAAAGTCTGAAGCATTTGATAAATTAAAAGAAACTTTTTCAGCAGAAAACTTTTCAAAAATACTCCCTATAAAGGAAATCTCTAATGATAAAATTAAGAAAGCATTTTACATTGGTTGTGGCATATCTATTGTTCTCAACATTGTTCTTATCACTTCCATTATCAGCACAAGCAACAACTATTCAGATTCAAAGCTACTCGTTTCAACCCTCCGTGGACAACTTGATTCTGCTAAAACAGAACTTGATGGAAGCCTCAAAACAGTTGGAACTCTCACAAGTACTGTTGAAGAACTCACAGAACGAAATAAAGAGCTTAACATTACTCTTACTGAAAGCAAGGTCTTCCTTAGCCAACTCCAAGAAATTACTGGACAGCTCGGAGTTGAAAATACAACAGCTTCAGAAGCAATTAGATCAAGCCTTGATTCAACAGACAAGCTTACAGGATATAATAGGTCAATTGAAGCTTATAATAGCAAACTTGGAAGCGGAATTGAAAGGAGTATCCGACTTGTTGACACTATCACAGGAGACCTCAACAACCTTACAGGAATCAGTGGACAAGGACCAGAAACAAATAAAATCTTTAATCTTAAAGAACAAGCTACTTATTGGTGGATTAGTCTTGTCTTCTATTGCATCCTTTACTGCTGGTATCTTGTTGGCAAAACAACTTCAAAAATAATTACATATAAAGAGGAAAAGAAATGAGCATCATATTGAACAAACTTGAATATTTAAGAGAAACAAAAGCCATGATAAGGTCAGCTTTAATTGAGAAAGGGGTAGAAGTATCACCCTCGTTACCTTTTAGAACTTATAGTTCTTTGATTAGACTTATCGCAGTACAAGGGGATGTACCTACTTTTGTTATAGATGAATCTGGATTGTCTTCTTACAACAGCTTAAGTAGTTATGTAATAATACCTGATGGAGTATTAAGCATATATCAAAATGTGTTTAAGGATAAGGAATATATTACAGATGTTATTTTTCCTTCTGGTTTATTAGAAATTAGGTATGGAGCTTTTGAAGGATGTACAAAACTATCAGGAATAAAATTACCCCAAAGCCTTACTACTCTTGAAAGCAACTCCTTTTTTGGTACTAACTTGACTCACATCGAGTTTATGGAAAATATTAATTCAATAGGTTCAAGCTCTTTTGAGAATTGTGAGTCCCTTTCCTATGCAATTTACAATCAAATATCTCCACCTACCCAAGGAGTAGATGTATTTCTTGGGTGTAGTCCAAACTTTGTTATTTTAGTTCCAAATGAGAGCGTGGAAGCTTATAAAAGTTCTGAATATTTTTCTATGTATGCTGATATAATTTATCCTATGACAACAGACCTATCCAGTTTTGTTATTACAGGAACTAATCTAACTTCGTTTGTAGGAACTGAAACCGTTGTATCGATACCAGATTTTATTGTTCGTATAGAAGATAATGCTTTCAAAAACTCTCCTATTACTACACTAATAATTCCTGAATCGGTGACTTATATAGGGTCTGGTGTATTTGAGAATTGTTCTGGTCTTACAAATATTGTAATTCCTCCAACAGTTACTTCAATTGGTTCTGGTTCTTTTTCTAATTCCTCCCTTGTTGAAATAAGTATTCCTTCCTCAATAACCACTATTCCTTCAAACTTATTCTTTGGTTGTGAATCCCTTTCTTCAATTGTACTTCAGGACGAAATAAATAGCATTGGAGAAAACGCTTTTGCAGGATGTAAAGTATTAAGTGAAATCGTGTTACCTTCAACATTAAACCTATTAGGGTCTTCTGTTTTTGCAGGTTGTACTGAACTAACTTCAATAGACTTGCCATACACCCTTACTTTCATAGGAACAAGTGCCTTTGATGGTTGCACTTCCCTAACGGATATTGTTGTCCCAAATAAAATTTCAATCCTACCAGAAGGAATATTCTCTGGATGTACATCCCTTTCTACAGTTGGTCTTCCAAGCAGTCTAACTAAAATAGATGACAATGCATTTAAGAACTCAGGGATTACTTCTTTATCTATCCCATCTTCCGTGAAAACTATTGGGTCAGGAACTTTCTCGGGGTGTAGCTTAATGGTAAATGTTACCCTTCCTTCATCTTTAACCTCAATAGGGACAAATGCGTTTAGTCAGTGTTCAATGCTAACGAGCATGGTAATTCCTCAGACAGTATTATCTCTTGGGGCAGGAGCATTTATTTCCTGTACTCAGCTAGTTTCTGTAACACTTCCGAATAATCTAGTTTCAATAAACTCTAACACCTTTCAAAATTGTTATAACCTTGAAGTATTAGAGGTTCCCTCAACTGTAACCACAATTGGTTCTGGTGCATTCCAAGGATGCTCAAAGATTTCTTCTCTTGTACTTCCTCAAGGAATTACAAATATTGCAGATAAATTATTCCAGAGTTGTACTGCACTTTTAAGTGTGATACTTCCTTCAGGTATTTTAACAATAGGGGAGTCTTCTTTCCAAAGCTGTCAAGCTATAACAACAATAACCCTTCCTGAGTCTGTTAATGTTATTGGGAACTCGGCTTTCCTTGGGTGCAATGCGTTGCATACCGTAATAGTTAATAGGTCTTCACCACTTACAAATATTGGAACCTTGGTATTTCCAAGTTCTGTTGTACAAATTATTGTTCCATCTGTGTCTTATTCTGAATACAAGAATGCTATTAATTGGGTTACATATTCCGAAAAGATACTTCCAGACGTATCTTAAATCTAAATCAAAAGGGTGTCCAGTTTTCTGGACACCCTTTTTAATAGGAAACTTCTACAAACGCTATTTCAGGGTTTCCCTGTTCCTTTCTATTTAGCCTTTCAATTATCAGGATTCATAATACTTCTTTTTAGAATAGATACTCTTACCATTATATTTGTCTCTCCTATAATAGCTATGGATATAAGTGTCTTCGTTTTCCTCAGATGGAAACATAAAATAAATAAATTCCCAAAAGGACACTTTGAATAAAATGGTTCTCAACTTTCTTTGAAAAAACTTTTTTGTTTTCTCAATTCTCTTTTCCAAGTTTTTTGTGTCTCCGTTATTAATAAGAATTGCTTTTGCAGTATTCCCCATAATTACAAGAGAATTAAGTTCCTTTTCAACATCAGACCTTATTTTTTTACATACAAAATACTTATCTTCATTTGCAAATTCAGATGAAACTCGTATGTCCTTTTTACCTATTTTTATTTTTAATATCTCGTAGTTGAATATTGAATCCGAAGTAGTAGATATGAGTTGTCCTGAGTGGATTTTGATATCGACAATCCCAAAAATGCCATTAATTTTTTTGTAAATAGGTACTGCTACAAACATATTTATAACTCCTTAATCGTTCATTATTTCACTGAAAAGTATTTCATAACAATCGTCGCAAATCAAGCTCCTGTTATTTGGGTCAGTGTTATCAATAATCCCTTCGTTTAAGGGTACAGTTTTTCCACATCGGGTACAAACTCGGGGATTAGTTTCAATCATCTGTAGTCTCAGGCAGAGATATATTGAAAGTTCCTGATTCAATAACTTCTTGAAGTTTTTCTTTTCCAAGGGAGATCATCGTATTTTCGATGTGATAATCGACATTTTTCTTTGCTTCCATGGTAGAAAGGTCAATGAATTCCTCGAACTGTTTTCTTATGAAATGGCTATTACTATCAATTTCATTTCCTATGGAGAAAAGAAGATTACCTATTGATTCTTGTTCCTTCTTACTCAACTTTGAGGTCTTGATTATATCCTGTGCATTTTTAATTAATCTTTTAGAACTAGAGATTTTTTCATTGTATTCTTTCTTGAAAAGATCAACCTTTGGTTCAGTTACTTCATATTTATAATGCTCTATTTTTTCATCAGTTTTAAAAGCCTTGATTGTGCAAGGAACTCCGCAACCTACATTCATATTTGTAACCATGTCAGCAAATTGGATTGGGGATAACTCCACTTCAATAAGAAGTTGTTCGTCGAAAATATAATCCTGAGAACCTTCCCTTCGGATATTTGCCTGAGATATAGAAAGCTTCACTCCAGTAGAAGATTTAACATCAGTACCAAAAAAATTTTCATTTTTGGAACTGCTCCATCTGGTAAGTCCCACCACTCCATAGCTCTTGTCTGTTTTTTTTTCTGTCATATTTACCTTCTTATGGGGCGATTAGATATCGCATCACGTATTTGTTCTTTTGTAATTACTTTGCACCGAGAGATTGTGTACCCTTTTTCAGAAACTCCTAAAAGATTACAAACCCGTTCAGTCATATTCGAAAGTTGTTTTTCAACTTCTTTGCTAAAATCACTGGATTCAGAGTTCATGAATGCTCCGGTTGATAGAGAGTAACTCGTATTCCAGACTTTTCTGCCGTAGCTGAAAAAACGTCCCACATGCTTCCATAGTCAGTGAATGATATTGGAAAACTTTTTCCAAACTTCTCTGAAACCGTTACCATAAGATTTGGATGACTTCCATTTCCGATAGCATCAACTTCCAGAGCAACTTTAGACGGGACATACAGGCAATGAATCTTGTCTGCACGAAGTATGGGATATCCAGATTTAACTATATCATCCCCTTCATTACCTGTATCTATATTAACATTATTTTCTTTCATAAAAACCTCCAAAAAAATGAAGGGGGAGTTTCCTCCCCCTTAGGGTTATGCGGTAAGAATCTTCTGTGCTCGAACCAGAAGTTTTGAACCGTCCATGAAGTCCACGAACTTGGAACGTTGCAGGGTGTCAGTTTTGCGTTTCGGGTCAGAGTTGGAGATATGGTCTGCAACAGCATTCCAAGCACCCCAAGCAGTACCCTTGAAGTTGGAGATGTTCGCAACTTCGGACAGACTGATAATCTTCCGTTTTTCTTCTTCGATGGTAAAAATCTGGCGGTCGGTGGCTTCCTCGTCGATAGGGAAAAGTTTGTCCACGAACTTGATGATGTTGACTTTTTTGGAAGCCATCATCTCGGCAAAAGATTCGAGTTCATCGAGGTAGTCGGTAGCAAGACCGAGGGTTTCCATAGCTTCCCGTTTTCTGTTTTCCAGATCACCCATGTGACGGAAAGACCAGACTCGGGGTGAAGAATTGAGAGCGGCAGTAAGGGTATTGTTGCAGACAACACGGATGGGGCTGATACCTGCTTTCATGGAGGAAGTACCATCATGGGAATTGGATACCCAAAGATAATTCTTTACTTCATCTCCAAGAAGTGTTCGGGTGGGCATTTCAACCAACATCCAAACACGGCGACCGTTAAAGAGACTTCCTGCGGTTTCGTACTTGCAGGGAAGGTCTTTCTGTGCCATGATATCATCCACGAAAGAAAAAGCTTCGGAGTTCTGGACGATCTTGTATTTATCGGTGATGATTCCAACACACTCTTTGGTGTCAGAGCGAACGTTTCCAAAGTAGCCATCAACTTCTTTGGTTCCTGCATAAATCTGGACTTGTTCGATGCTCCAGTCAAGACCTGCAATACGAATTGCATCTTCAGAAGATGGTGCATCATCAATTACGGTACCAAGACCATGCCAAGGGCGAATCCCGTGTGCTGAAAACATTGAATCATTCTCTAAGATTTGACTTGCCATTTTTGGCTCCTTTATAGCTTACATATATAATATATAGGATATTTAGGAAAAGTTCAAAACTTTTCACCTAATTTAAGTTTTATTTTAATATTTTCTTTTGTTGGTTGCATGGCTACGCCCTATCATACACTAAACCTATCTGCTTACATCCTCCGCACGTTTCATTGCTAGGTAAATTGCTTCGACACTGCAAATTTCGTCGTCTAGATATTTCTGAATAAGATCACTATTATTGTAGTCCGACACACTTCTTATGACATGACCTCCCAGATTTCCCATAGTTTTAGATACATGAGCATCCATAAGGTCATTTGCTATTTCCTGACCGGCTTTAATCACGTTTTCTTGTAACATATATTCCTCCTAAGTTCTTCCTATAGGCTTACATATATAATATATAGGATATTTAGGAAAAGTTCAAAACTTTTTCACTTAATTTAAGTTTTATTTTAAAAACTCAGCAATTTTGGGTTAATTTCTGGTTTTTCGTAGGTTCCTACAAAAAACTTATGTCTTAGGAATCTTTCAACTACCTCAAACTTTGGATCAAAATCATCTACTTTGTAGTTGGGGACAAAAACCCCAGTTTTAACTGCTTCCCATACTTTTTCTTGTGTCTTAGTATCAAAATTAGGTGTAAGCATTTCTTTTGTGGGGACATAGCTAGGATTAAGAGAATACTCTGAGGAGTTATTATCAATTGAATGAAGAACCGCACCAAGACTTCTTAATTTTTCTAAAACCCTTTGTCTAGACTTTTCTGCGGAGGTAAGAGGCTTCCTTAGGTTGAAAGAAAAGGATTTTCTCACAAGAAGGAGGCTTAAAAAACAATCCTTTTCAGAAGATGATAGAGGTTTTTCCAATTTTTTGGCATAAAGTTCTTCGGAGTTCAAAATCTTTTTAAGGGGTTGTTCTTTCCAAGTATCAACCATATGTTCACATTCTTTTAAGTTACCCTTCGTACTATTAAGGAGATTCTGTAGCGAATAGGCTAAAGTCTTTTTCATCTCTCCATGTGCTACAAGCAATCCTGCATAGCCTACATTATGTTTGTACTTTAGTAATTCACCCTTATCATCAACTAAAACAGTTTTCCCAAGGTCACTTTTAACTACAGTTGCTTCGGTGGTATACCGATGAACTGTATCCCAAAAAGCCACTCGGGGAAATTGGGGGAAAGGTTTTTCTTGTTCTTTTGTAATCCAGTCAATTTGGGTATATAGTGCAGGAATTATTCTACTTATGATATAATCACAGGAGACCTCAAAAGGTAGTTGTCCAGAACCCGGACAAGTTCCAACAAAAAAACCATACTTAGCCACTACATAACCATGTTTAGCCAAGACCCCACCCGGTGCCTTCTGTTGTCTCATACAAGCTTGGCATGTACCATAGTGGGTAGCAGAACGTCCCTCATGTTCTACTTTATTTAAAGCAACTTTGTCAACTTCCAAGTTAGGAAGGGAATCGTTTTCATTCATAATAAATCTCCTGTAGCTATTAAATTAGTTTACAATTTTCACTCGGGTAAGTTGGGTATTTTTTACCCCTTTGTATTCTTCGAGTACCTTGATAGTACCTTTGATAGTAAGGACGGTTCCAACTTCTACATCGACGATTGCACCAGTGGTAAAAGTTTTTATGACATTCCCTGCTTCATCATCGAAAGTCATTAGGTAGCTTGTACCATACATGGTATCGAAGGAGCGAACATCCTTGAGGGTTACTTTGCATTGAACTTTGTCACCTACTGCACCAAGGTATTTGCTTTCTTGTTTCGGACCTTCCTCAGGTTCACGTTGCATGGCTTTGAAAATTGCGAAAGCAACTATTCCTACAGACTTGAAAACGTCTCGGAGGGTATCATCTTCATAGAAAAGCATGGATTTGATATTGTACTCAAAATCCCCTGTAGGAACCATATTGGAATACTTAGAGATTAAAGTTTTTTTAACCTCCTCGCAATCCAGACCTTCGAGTTCGGGGCGAAGGGAATAGTCCCTATTATAGATATACTCGAATTTATTTCCTAAGATACCGGCTACTGAGGTTGCGGTAGAGGTAGTCCCCATTATTTCAGCTTTATCCCTGCTTAAATACTTAGTCCATTTATTGGTGGCGAGGTAAACCGCCTGAATTACAACATTGATATTGTCGCCATAGTTAGAAATATTGGAAAAATCCTCACCTTTGGAGTCTTCATCATCGGGAGTTCCAAAATAGTCGAAGTAACTTTGGATGTAACCCTCAACATTTATACCAAAATATTCCTCGGAACATCCTGAGCCTATCATAAGGGCTTTACCGTTTTCTTCAAAGACGTAGTATTTATTTCTTTTTCGATTCTTATTGCAATGATCGCATCTCAATTCCATTGTATTCAAGACAAACTTTTCATTGGTGTTGTAGACGGTTTTTATTCCGTCTTTTATGGAAATCATTCCTACAGAGGTAACATTCTTCCCATTACTGACTATTTCAGGGTTACTCAGGGTAACAAGAACTACTTGGTAGGGGTTCTTTCGGTCATCATACTTGGTAGCTTCCTCAGTATTTTCAATTGTGATGGCTTTTCCAAACTTTTTGATTTTTTTGTTCATTCGTTCGAGATAGTCCATAAACTCAGGAAAAGCCACTTTAACTACTTCATATTTCATATTTGACCCCTTTTTCATCCTTACATATATAATATATAGGATATTTTGAAAAAGTTCAAAACTATTTTTTAGAATATTGATTACAAATGCAATTTCCAAAAACATAAGATCTAAGTAATATACACATTATTTTAGTACATTTTAAGACATATCGATGTTTTATACAATTTTCGCATTTTTCATCCTCTAAAACCTTAGTAGTTCGGAAGTTCACACTGATAAGTTTGTGTTTTTGTTCTGGGGTAAGCTCTGTTTCCTTTAAAACCAAACAAACTTCCAAGATGTCCAAGATTTTCATTGGCATGATAGGAAGTTAGTTGGAATTAATGCAAATAATTATCTTGTCATATTTAAGAAAGTTTCTTCATCAATGACAGGAATACCTAGTTCAGATGCTTTTAGATACTTTGCGGAACTACTGGATTCATTTGTCACAAGGAACGATAAATTTTTATTAACACTCGTAATTGTACCCCCCAAAGATTTAACCAAATCTTCAGCTTCAGCTCTCTTAATATTATTAAGTGCTCCGGTGAATACAAAGGACATTCCCTTAAGTTTTCCTCCATCTGTTGGCAAGGACTTCTGTTCAATCGTGATGAAATCTTTTGAAAGTTTTCTCATCTGGTCTGCATTTTCAGAAAGACCCTTAACAATCTTTTCAGCAGTAATCGTATTGAATCCCTTTAAGTCAGAAATCTCAGAAACTCTAATCTTTAAGATTTTTTCAAGAGTATCAAATCCACTTGCTTCAAGTTTTTCTACAAGAGTCTGTCCGATATCCTCAATGTCAAATCCGGCAATAAACTTAGGAAGTGAAATTGATTTAATTGCATCTCGGTTCTTCAATACTTTCAAAGCACTTTTTTCACCCATACGATCAAGGTTTGCAAGGTCAGAAGTTTTCAAAACATACAAGCTATAAATGGAAGTAATAAGTTTTTCTCTGTAGAGACTATCTACCAGAGCAGTACCAAACTCTTTTATTTTAAGAGTCTTTATCCATTTCATAATCTGATGAATACCTTTTTTACTGCAAGTGCTGTTCGGGCAATACAATCGGGTACCTTCATTTACAAGTTTAGAACCACAGGTAGAACATTCCGTAGGAATTTCAATTGGTGTTGAACCTTCAGGATTTTCCACAAGGGATTCAATCTTAGGAATAATCTCACCACGTTTTGTGATAACAATGAGTGAACCAATTCTAAGATCCATTTTTGTAATCATGTTAGGATTACAAAGGTTTGCTTGTCTAACGGTTGTACCACAAAGTTGTGTAGGTTCAATCTGTGCAACTGGGGTATAGGAAGCACCGGTCTCACTCCAACGAACCGAGAGGATTGGTGCTACTGCTTCATCGAGTGAGAACTTAAAAGCAATCTGTTTGTCTGGACGATGTTTAGCAAGGTCAGCCTGATCAATACTGTTGTTCTTAACAACAAGACCATCAATATCATAATCAAGTGAAGGACGAGTAGACATTACTTGTGCTCGATAATCAATTACTTCTTCCAGTGATTCCACTATAACTGTAGTTACAATCTCGAAACCCATTTCTTTGAGCCATTCGATTTTGTCTTCCTCTGTAATAAAGTAGGAATTACCGTCTGTAGGAGTTGCATCGTAGGTTATAACTTTAAGATGTTCTGAACCTGTTCCGTCTTTCTTTTTCATAAGACCTACAGCGGCGTTTCTACAATTTGCTTTATCAGAAAAAAAGTTTTTATGAACAGTATGCTCCATAATTACTTCTCCACGAATACCCCCAGTAAAAGGTACAGGAAGTTTAAGAACAACATTTTTCATCTTACGAACATTGTCTGTGATATCGTCACCAAAATTTCCGTCTCCACGGGTAATACCCCGAAGTAGAATTCCTTTTTCATATTGTAGTTCTAAACTAGCACCATCACATTTGAATTGGACAAGGTACTCAGGATAGATATGTTTTTTACCCCAAGTAAGAAACTCCTCGGGACTTGCGGCTTTTTGCTGAGAACCCATTGGGATTATATGCTTTGCTTTTGCAAATCCATCGAAGCTTTCCTCAACATCATCTTCCATGTCTGACCCTATCGCACCCAAGATGGGGTTTTTAGGGTCAAGTTTTGTGAGTTCATTCCAGAGGTCATCAAAATCGGAGTCCGAGATTGTTTGTCCCCCATTGTAATAATCGTCTTGATAAAATTTAATATCTTTTACAAGCTCTGCAATTCTTTCTTCATTTGCCATAAATTAATCCTCCATATTCTCTTTGTTAATTTTCAAAAGGAGATTCTTGTAATCTTTCCAATTGACTGTCTTAAAATAATTGTCTAACATTGCAACCGGATTACCCTTATGTATAAGGAACATAAACGAGCGGTATCCTGCATCTACCTCTGGACTATTTACCCAAGTTTCGTATTTCTTTTTTACGTTTACATCAGAGTACTTGTAAAGCGGGTCTTCATTACAGAGACTAGTCCATTTTACCATACCAATATTAACTTCGTCAAGAACTCTTTCTTTCAGGGTATTGAAAGAAGACAATACTTTCGCAATCTTTTCTTTAATCTCAGGGAAATATGCTTCTACTTCCCCAGTCTCATTAGCCTGAGCAACTTCAAACAACTGCTTGTTAGAGAAGTTGTTCTCTCCACGGATATGGTGAGTTTTAATATAGGATGCAGATTTAGATTTACTTCTTTCATAAGATCCATTTTCCAACATCTTACCTCGTGTAACATATCCCTCAAGTAGGTCAGGAAGTTTGTCTGCACTTTCAAGAGCTTCTTCAAGAGAAGCAAACTTAAAAATTTCAGGGGTAGGTATTAAAGTTGCAAGAGGAGAAGTAAACACATCCACTTCGTCATCCGTAAGATTATTTCTTATACCGATAAGAGTAAGTTTTGTATCTTGGTAAGGAGTTACAATCCTATTTCTTGGTGAGGTAAGTTCAAATACATAGGTAAAGCAATCAAGAAACCAAGATTCCTCAATTCCTTGTTTTTTTACACAATACTGGATAAGGTCGTTGAAAGTCTGTGAGTCTTCTGCTCCGTCCAATGCAAAAGCAGGGACATCAGAAAGTGTTGCATCTTCTGCATGGAACATACCATTGGTAGACCAATTCCATCTACCCTGATAATTATATAGGGCTATGATTGAGCCATCCATTTTCATTGAGGATACAGTATCGGGAGAAGTGAAATCTATCTTTGCAGACAAACCTTCCTGAGAATTAAAAAACTTATCAAATGCATGGCGAACAATCTGAGTTACCTTGTTATCGATAATTTCAAGAATGATACCTCGGGCTACACAACATTCTTGGTAACGGAAGTTTGATTTAATTTGGTTGTAGGAAAACATCCAAAGATTTTCTTCCCCTTTCCAAGTTGACTGTTTAATTTTTAAAGCATAAACACCCCTTTCATCAGACAGGATTTTAAGCCAGTCTGAATTGGAGTTAATAAATTTCACCAGAGCATTGTTTTCATGAGTTAGATTTGTGTATGTTTTCATTTTTTCCTACGTTTATTTCTCTGCTGATTTGTCAGGAGATTCAATTACGGTTTCGGGTTTATGAGATTCAGGTACTTTCACATACCGATAAATAATTCCCTTGTATAATGTTGTTCCACCATTTTCAGCAATTTTGCTTTCATGGTATTGAGAATGCCCTGCACCAATAAAATAGAATGCAAGGCAGAGGAGGATAATTCCATAAATCATTTAATAATCCTTACGTGTTGAGAGGTTGTTAGTTTTTGGGTTAGATTATTTTTTAGGTCGAGAAACTAAAAACTTATCATTATCAAAACTATCTTTTCCTTGAACTTCTGCTTCTTCAATTTGTTTTTTGTAGAAGCCATATTTATCTTTCATAACATTAAGAGATTCAATTCTTACCTTCAATTCTTTTTCTTCTCGTTCAATGGATTTACCCCAATTAAACAAGCCCTCTTTGTGCCATGCTATAGGCATTTTATTTCCCATTTTTTAATCTTCCTTAATGTTATATTAACAACTTATCAAATATCGGTGTTGTCCTGAGAAGATTTCTTAACTTCAGAGTAATCAATCGTACTTGAAATAGAATCAAAAAACTTCTGGGCATCTCCTCTTGCACGTTCTTCTGCAAGGTCTATCAAAGTGTTTTTATAAGCCCTATCGTAAGCAGATTGGAATCGTGCCTTTTCTTTGTCAGTGAACTCAGGTTCTTTGAATTCATATTTATCTGCTATGTCATTCACTATTTTCATAGCCTTCACATAGAGAGGTGATGAACTTCTGAGAGTAAGTCTTCCAGACCATCTATCGCTATCAAAGCCTAACGCATTGGTCATAACGGATGAAACCTCAGAATTAAGTGTTGTTAATAATCTTTCCTTAATTTCCTCAGGTGTCCAATGTGACAAGTATTTATCTGTTTCTTTTGTGATGAGGTCTTTAAGTTGTTGTGCCTTTTCTGATTGCTTCATGTTAGTTTCCTTTCTTTAAACTTAGAGAATAAAGTTCATTGTTTCTGAATCCAAGAACTTCATTTCCCTTATGGGATAATTGCATGTCAAGATTGACATTCACCTTTTTTCTGTTGACACTATACTTTGCACTTATTTCTAATGTGTCTTCTTCAATAACCAAGCTCATACCATTTGATATTACAGTTGCGTTTACTTCCTGTAGATTACAAGTTTCTTGAACAAATTCATTCTTAATAAAATGTTCATCAAACTTTGTGAGAGTTTTATAATAATCAGACTTAAACTTGCTGATAGTAATAAGAGTTGAGTTCTCATAATACGCATCAATTATTTTATGAGAGTTCAACTGAGTTACCTTGATAACATGAAGAACATTATTCCCTTCTTTCACTTCTGGAATATAGAACAGCGCATTTCCAAAAGAGTCACAGTACATACAGTTCATAAAGAACTTGGAAGCATTTGCTAATACACTCCTGCTTTCCTTGGTAGAAAGTTTGTGTGTATAAGGATTAATTTCAAGCTCAAGCAATTGATCATCAGTCAAAGCAAATAACCGGTTGTTAGAATACATAACTTTCTGGAGAGTAGGCAACTCAAACTTTTGTTCGTCCATGTCTCTGTTGTGTACTAAAAGCCAGTCAAGACCTTTGGATACATGATATATTGCAATGTTACCTTTTTCCTCAACGATGAGAGGTACTTCCTTATGGTACTTTTTATTGTACTGCTGATTATTGTAGTAATAGTTATTCTCCGTAATAACCAACATTTGACCACGGATAAAAAATACCCTTGAAATATTTCCAGAGTAAGTATTGAGCAAAGTCTGATCAACACCTTGGCTATAATTAATTACCATCCTCGGAGCAATAGCCAATGTAGCAGATACAATATTTGGTGGGGGAGTTCTTTCACCTTTCTCGAATATCGAAATAAACCAATCATTTAAGTTTGAAGGAATATTATTCAAGTCCACAAAAGGAGGATACTTAACACTTGAATTATATATAGAAACTTTGTTCTTGCATCGTTCCTCTAAATTATCAACTTTCTTTTCTACCCCATTGTAGTTTACGATATTGTACTTAGGATGATATCCTTTGTAAGGATGTATACCAACGTACAGTTGAAACATCAAGATGGCAAAGGAATACCAATCTGTATTTTCTGAAAACCCTTTAGTACAAAAATCTCTTATAGAGGGCATGATAACCGTAGCGGGAAAGTCCTTAGTTTCGTAGCTGTCAACGTCTATAAAATAAGGTGTACTGAAATCAGAGTTTGAAATCAAGTAATTTAATTCGTTCCCATCCACAATTATAATATCTTTTTCATGGATATATTTTATGGTCTCCGACATCTTAAGAAATATTTTTTCAAGATGGGTTGAAGTAATACTGTTTCTTTTCTTAAACGAGTTGGTGAATAAAAGTGCAAGTGAACTTGAGTTGTCCACGAGATTCATTGTATATCCAACAGGCTCGTTTGAGGCTGAGTACAGGATATCCTTAGGAGAAATGATATTGTCTTTGCTTAGGATAGAAAGAAACTTTAGTTTCTTTTCTTTGTTCTGATCAATTCTATTTATATAGACTTTGTATATGAGTCCATCTTTCTTATAGATTTCCCCTTCTCCACCAGAGGATAGAAAATCCGAATCACGGAGAGTTACTTGTTTTCCATTGCATAAAACTTTTTTCACAACAGCTCTCCTTATATATACAAAATTGCACAGGCAGAAAAATCATCTTGGTTGAAAAAGTTTTCTTTCCCCATGTCTTCCAAGATACGCTTTGCCCTTCTCTGTAAAAAAACCCCAGTATCATTTTTAATTGCTATAAGCTCTTTCCCTATATCACTGAAGCTTTTAATTTCTCCTGTTACCTTATTACTAAAAGAAGAAACTCCATCTGTGCATAGAATCAACCTATAAATATCCTCATGCAAAAACTTAAAAGTTTTTACGCTCAGAAGATTTTGTTCATGTACTCTTACAGAACAGTTTTCCTTAATGTCTGAAAAAACTTCTACTGTCATTGTGGGAGCGAGTTTCAAATATCTTCTTTCCCTTTCTTCATTCATCCTATAGGATTGATAGGGAGGAGCATTATTTTCAAACTCAAAATTGTAAAACTCAATACCACCCCTATAAGAATTGTGGTCTCTGTAATCCACAAGAAGGGAACCATCTCCGAATACAAACACTTCTGTAATATCTTTATTTGAGAGAGCAATCAAGAGTGTGCAATCTAAAAAGCTTGCTCCATAAATGTTCCCATATCTGTCCATAAGGTCATAAAAAATAAACTTAAGTCCTGAAAGTATTGTATTTTTACAATTCTCAAAATTCTCTTGTACTTTTGAGCAAACTCTCATGATGTCAGAACATAACATCCTTGAACCGATATCACTGTTCTTGGAGTTTGAACATCCATCAGAAACTATGGAAAGGGTAATAGTTTCTCCTGAGGAATCCCAAGATTTTGAGAGAGAGAAATCATCACAGACTGTATGAGATTTTCCTATATAGAAAAAGTTGTCTACATTCTTTATCATCTTTGTTTTCCCTTGTTATGAAAATGTTCTCAATGCCCATCCAATAATACCAATCTGGGTATCATCGATACTTCTGGTGGCACCTATTTTCCTACTCTCTCCCCAACGTTCTATGTCAGGAGGGTAATTTTCATTTACATAATCAATGGGAATGTTATGTGCCTTGCAAGCTTCTACCGCAATATCAAGACCTTTACTATATTCTCTCATTGTATTCAAGATAATAACCCAACCTTGTTTCTTTTTACGCCGAACGTAAGAAGCAACAAACTTGTGAATTAATTTTTGTTTTCCCACTTCGGGCCAGTTTTCACTAAGAGAGAATAAGGTACAGTCAAAATCTACAGATAATTTTTTCATTTTTTCCTTAATCAAAAAAGGGTTTAGTCTCAGTATTGAAACATCCCTCGATGTATTCAAAAAAGTTGTCTATTTCCGATATCTCGTCAATCTCTTTTCTCAGAGTATTAATCTTAAGATTAAAGTTGTCAGTTTCTTTTTTAAAGTGCTCTACATACAGAAGTTTATTTTTACCAATATCTTTCGTGAAAATAGCTTTTTCATTATGGGCTTTTTGTTCCCCTTCAATATATAAGTCTATTGCTTCATTTAGAAGCTTGCATCTTTCAAGTGCTTTTTTCTCGTTAATGTAAACAGCTACAATCTCTTCTGAAGACCAGTCGTAACCCGATGCGTTCCATGAAATGACTGTAACTGTTTTCATTTTAATTCCTTAGAAAGTAAGATCAGCAACCGAAACAACTGTTCCGCTTGCAAGGCTCTGCGAAGAACTCGAAATGGATTTACTGATAAATCCACCAAGGCGGGCCAATTTTCCTGCGGTGGCATCACCGAGCGAAACATACTGGGTCAATCCTGCTTCGTTCTTGAAGTCAGTGAGGTAGGTACTGAGACTACCCTGATCATTCACTCCGATAAGAACTGTGGTGATTGAACCAATTTCTTCCTTCTGGATAAGGTCATCAATAAGGGTCTTGATTTCCTGAGCACGAAAGGTTGAGGAATTGTCCTGACCATCAGTAGTAATAAAGATGATAGCATTTACGCTATAGTCCATGCTTCGGAGTTTGTTTGCATAGGCGACTGTCGCTCCGAGTGCAGAATACACGGCATCAAAGAGGGAGGTACCTCCGTTGCAGTTACATCCCCGATAGTCAGGAAGTTTGGAAAGTTCCGTGAATCCATGAATTTCCGTCAAACTTTCGTTGAAGGCTCCTGCCCGAACGAGGAGGTTTTCCGACCGAGGGGATTTCCTGCAAGCATCGAGAGAGATGTTCAGGGCTTTCGAGATTTCATCATCGAAGGGACTGACCGAACCACTCTTGTCACGAATAAACGAAACAAGGGTGTACTCAGGCTCTCCAAGATTCTCAGGTGCTACTGCACTGTACGAGAACGGGGTGTTGGGAATATTCATTACTTCATTTTCTGTATCCATAGAAATTCTCCTTATGCCAAAAACTTATCGGTCGTGGTGACTTCCATGCCCTTACGTACCAGTTCAGCGAAGTAATCGTCTGCGGCAGTAATCAGGGCGGGAATTACAGTTACATTGGAACTGGCATCTTCGATGAAGATCATCTTCTTGATGAAATCTTCTCCCATGTAATCAATCAGACTCCGAAGGGAGTTGATAACACAATGGGTTCGGGCCTCACCTGCAATCAAAACTTTGTCGCTTGAGTTGATTGCGTTTGCGAACAGGCTGTTGAACTGAGTTGACATATCCGAAGGGTCAGGATATTCAGCTTCGAAAACAGAATAGTGTTCCGTTTTGTAGTTCGAGCCTTTTGTCTGGTACTGCACAAAAGCACCCTTCTTTTCGAGTGCGGTAAGGGAATTGTAGAGGTCAGGATAAATGTTGTTACCCCAACTTCCAATCAGGCAATGTTCGGGCCAGATACAGAGGGGAAATCTGCCTTTGACAGAAAGACCCTTCACATATTCCTCAGCCCACTTTTGCATGGAAGGGTTTGATGCTCTCCAAATTCCTGTGGAAACATCTGCTTCCGAGATGATGGTGTAGACCGGAGGATTACTGAGATCCCTGCCTACCCAGAAAGTGGGGTGAGCAATGTCAAAAACATGATGTGAATCCATTGTCACAAAAATATTCTTGATCTTGCTCCCGAGACGGTTTACCAGACCGGAAAGCTTTTTCATATCCTGATCAGCACCAGGGACGAACAAAGCACCATTTGCATCACAGAAATCATTCTGTGGGTCAATTACAAAAAGACCTAGTTTCATGTGTATCTCCTCTTATTATATGATTCTTTCAGGTACAAAAGTTACTGTACCCAAAGTTGAACAAGTGTAAAGCCAACCTGTTATAACTCTTGTTACAACAAAGGTTATAACATGTATAGTGTCCTTTTTGGCTTCTGCCACAAACACCATTGATTCACCAATTGATAGGTGATTCACATTCTCACATTCCATATTTCTCCTTCATATTAAGAATAATCATCTCCGAATTCTGAGGAGTTGATATCATTCATCCACTCAGCACAGTAGTATGTGTCATCATTGTCGATGTCTACCGTAGGGTAAATACCTTCAAGACCTCGTTCAAGGAGGCGAATCCTTTTATCCATTCCCTCCCAGTTATTGTCACCAAACATGGAATACTCAGGGAGAATATTTCTTTCCTTCTTAACCCCTTCCAGTACTTTGGCGATCTGTTCTTTCGTTGCTTTAGTCTTCATTTTTGCTCCCTTCTTTTTCTTCTTTAGGCAAATAGTGCCTGACATGATCAAGTACGAAATCAATCGAGGGAATCTGTATAATAGAATAACAGTATAAATTTTCTATATCATCTACATAATCAGGGGATTTAAGTTCGGCATCAGAGAGAAAGTAAAAATAGCCCCATCCGAAACTTTTGTACATTGTCAGTTTATGTCTAGGGAATTCCTTTTTTAGTGCATTATTGATGTTAATCAGTGTAACTTTCATTTTTGCCCCCTATATACCTTACATATATAATATATAGGATATTCAAGAAAAGTTCAAAACTTTATATAAAAAAAGCCTGTCACAAATTAATGTAACAGGCTCTCAAATTAATGCGTTAAATTATACACTGAATGTAGTGTCCCAGAACTTTCCAGTCATTCCATAGATTTCATCAATGGAGTAACCTCTTGAACCATCAATACTAAAACTTCCGATAAACTCAGCAGGGACAACCAAGTCTTTTTCAAGTTCTATTTCAAGTGTTCCACCAGCACCATTCCATGCGTCATAAAGACCACAGGGAGTTCCAACTTTTATTGGAATACTCTTTTTATCTTCCTTGTTTTCTTTCATCTCAATAAGAGTTTTAAGTGAACATGTTCCAAAGAAACCAAGGGCGTTCATACTGGTAGTACAGTTTATTACTTCTACATATACGGATTTTAGGAATTTGCTTCCCTCAAAATCTCCCGTAATTGCTTTTGTAATTTGTTCACGAGTATATCCCTGTGTTTCTGCCAACCAGATAAAAGGTGATTCATCTGGAAGAACAGGATCGCCATTTTCGTCAGTATCCAAACTTTCATATCCGAGTGAGTAATCAAGGTTTGCATCCCCTGTATCTATGATAAGGTCACAACGAACCTCCGTGTCCAGTAAGGAAGAAGTGTCATAACTACCAAAAACATTTTCAGAAATCCAATCTAATACTTCTTGTTCAAGTTCTTCGAAAGTTCCTTGGGTATCTTCATCAAAAGTATCTTCCCATTCTCTTTCTATACACTCTTTTGCAAAATCACGAGCACCATCCATAGCATACATGTCAGCTTCATCAAAGAGTGAGTAAAAAGCCATCCTTGGGTCTTCATCTGATAATATTTTTTTTATGTCTTTCTGATCAAGATTGTCACGGTAGTCAGGTTCTGAGTCATAGTGATATTCACTATCACCTTCTTTTATAAAGTAATTGGAGGTAAGCATTTTCCCCAATTCAAGTTTCATTTCTTCTGAAAGAGAAATGTCGTCTGTATTATCAATTCCATCATTACCCATAGGTTCAGAGGTATTGTCCATTTCATCATTAACGTTCAGGTCTTCATTATCGTCCATATTTGTTTCCTTTTTTGTTTATCTAGAAATGATTCTAAGATAATAACTTTAAGTAATTAGTAGAAGAAGTTTTAGTTCTTTATTCTTAAAAATATTTCACAGTTTACTTATTTTGTTGGGATGGGAGAATCGGTAATCCTTTTTACTGGACTTAACGAGACTGTATTCATTTTGAATCTTTGGAACATATCCACAATCTTCCCTTCCAGAAATAACTTCGCACTCGGAAACTCTGGCATCAAATTGAATTGTGTCATTTTCCTTAAGAACTCCGCTTAGTTGGGCAAAACCCTTTGAAAGTCTAAAGGTGTATTCTTCTGCAACAACCACTTCATCAGTTTTAGTGTTCTTAATGTTTTTCAGGACAATAGACTCTTGAGGACAATAGAAGTTTTGGATTAGACCATAACGTACAAAAGTTGCAGAAAAGGTTTCACGTACATTTTCAATTTTCTGAAGTTCTTCTCTCATTATTATTCCCTTTTCCTTGTGAAGTTTTTATCAAATAGCTTTCTGGGTTCCCATGAAAATATAAAAAGACATATTGTATTGTTGGACTAAATTATATGGTAGACCTACTTCTTTCAGTGAGCCAATGTCATTTAATCTCTTATATTCCTTAGGATTAATGTTGTCTCCCATAAGAGCTAAAGCCACCGTCCTTGCTTCCGAGGGGTCTTTTATTATAGGGACTTTTTTAACGCCGGTAAAATCCCCCCAAGTATCCAGATTATAATAATTAACAGGGTCTCTTGGAAGCCCCAAATCTTCCAGTACACCCAGAACATATAATCTTCTGTATTCGGATTTAGAGATATCTCCTTTAAGGGCTTTTAAAGCAACTTTCCTTGCCTTAAGATAACTCTTAATTATCGGAGTTTTTACTATTCCAATAAAAGCATACCAATCTTCCAAATGATAATAGTCTGCTGGATTAGAGGGCATTCCCATTCCCTTAAATACTTTAAGGGCATGTAAACGACTATATTCCGTATGAGTTGGTTTATCTTTAAGATATACCAAAGCAATTGCTCTTGCTTCAAGGTAATCTTGAATCATGGGTATTCGAGGGGGGTTTCCGATAAACTTATCCCAAGACATATGATAAGTATCTACAGGACTTTGAGGAAGCCCGGTGCCATAAAAAACACCGAGTTCAAATAATCTTTCATATTCTGGTCGAGTGAGAATTTCATTAAGGAGAGGTATGGCAAGTTTTCTTGCTTCCATAAAGTCTTTTATAATAGGGATTTTCCCGATAAAGGTGAACCATTTAATTTGATAAAACTCAACAGGGTCAGGAGGCATCCCAAGTCCATCAAATACTCCGAAATCATGTAATCTAACATATTCTTTGAGAGTATACTTAATATTTAGGAATCTCAAAGCAATCTCTCTCGCTTCAAGATAGTTTTCAATCATTGGAACGCCCTTACTGTCAAACATCTCTTTCATACCATATACTCCTTTGTTACCTTACTTATATAATATATAGGAGTTTAAGAAAAAGTTCAAATCTTTTTACCGAATTCTGAACGATTTTAAAATAAAAAACCCTGAAAAGCTTGTTTTCAGGGTTTAACCAACGAAATAAAAGTTATTTTCGGGTCACATTGAAGAACCGTTTGATAACAAAAAATGCAATCAAATCGCTTATAACTGACCACACGGCAACAATAACGATAACTTGAAAAACTGAAAATTGAATCATATGAACTCCTTATGAACCTTCTATATATATATATATAATATATAGAATATTTTCAAAAAGTTCAAAACTTTTTACCGAATTCACCTTCATTTTCCTATTAATATCTCCTGAAGGCTTACTCCTCCAAAATTGGTTACTTCGCTCCAAACCCCATTTATCAGGGCTTCCATTCTCCATTTTGATAGAGGGCTATCGAAGAAGGGTTCTAAAACAGTACCCTTGCTTGTATTCTTTTTTATGATTGTAGAGGATAAGACCTCACTTGTAGGACAATACAGAAGGGTATCCATTCTATCATTAAAGAGTAGGTAGAGGGTAGATTTACTTTGGTTTTTTCGAGTAGGAATACTGACGGTTGAATATCCTAGCCATTTGAAAGAAGACTTCCACATATTTTTAATTTCAACTTCTACGGGGATATCTTCTCCTTTATAGATAACTGAAAAATCTTTAAGTTTATAGAACTCTTGTGTTTCACGTACAGGCATACAGCCTTTTTGTCTCAGAAAAATCTGTCCTGCTTTTTTAGCTCGTTCATCATTTCTTTCATATTCTTTTTTATCAAAGGGTTTATAGTTCATTAAACTATATTAACAAAAAACCCTGAAACAAAAGTTTCAAGGTTCTAAAGAGTCCCGTGTGAGAATTGAACTCACGATAGTGCTTTTGCAGAACACCGCCTTAACCATTTGGCGAACGGGACTATGTACGGTAGGACTTTCATCCTACACTTATTAATGTACAGGAAAATTAGAAAAGGGTCAACTACAGAATCTTAGAAATATCCATTTTAAGTTTCTGTCTGGTGTCAACTCTATTTTTAATATTTTCAATATCATCCTCAGTCTTAGCTTTATCGGTAGTTTTAGCATCGATAGCTTTCTGATTAAGCTCTGCTTCCACAGCACTTAAATAATATTCCAACTTAAAAGTTTCACCGAGTCGTTCCCAATAGACAAAGATTTTGTCATTTGAGACTTTGAGAAAACTATCAATACTGCCTGAGCAACCTATTGATTCCATAAACTTGTTAATAAAAACTAACAGTTCTTTGCTAGTACCTTCTACAATATAGAGAGGAGAAGAAACGATTGATAGCTTAACGTTACTAAGGCTCTCGAACTCTACATTATATTTTTTAGAAATTAATTCAATTTCTTCTTTGGAACCTTCAAAAGGCAAGGTTATCTTCATATATAAAACCTCCAATGGTTTTTAATTTTTTTTTTGGAATCATCAAGTCACATATCTCTTCCGTTGGATTTAGTCTAATAATCCTCTGGGCAATCATCGTCGTCATAGTTTGTGACAACACATGCATTCAGATATTCAAGGTATTCTTTCTCACATTTTTCAGAACAGAGACCCTCAAAGTCTTCATTTAGAATCCAATGCCCACAGTTAGGACATTTTTCTAGCTTTGTCATAGTCTTAGGAAGTTCCTTATACTCAAGGATTCCCTTCCATTGACGTTCTGTTGGGTCTATTATTTCTTTGGTAACAGGATCAATTAACCACTGATGTGGATACCATTCTTCATTTTCCATGATCTGAGCAAGACCTTTCACAATGATGAGTTCTGGAAAGACCTTTTTCATTTCATTGGTTACTTCTACACACTTTCGGTAAATTTCACCTTTGTATGTAGACATCCAAACATCATAAGAACTCTTCATATACGCTTGATGAGGTTTATAAGTACTATAGCAATAGCAACTATTGCCAGTGCTCCAAGAATTATTTGCTGAAGGTTGGTACCAATCTCAATCATATTTTTCCTTTACGTCTTTATTTCAGGGTGTTTCTGAAATACACTCCATCTTCTCTATCAAGCATAATCGTAATTTACATATTTTGAGAAAATGTCTGAAATGAAATTGCTAAGGATATTTTTTGAAAACTTATCTTTCTCCATGAACTCAAACTGGTCGAAGTCCTCAGGAATTCCAACTACTTCAACACCTTCCTTACCTTCCTCACCATACTTTTCCATAGAGAAACCATTTGATCTAAAATAAGTAAAATCATTTGCTGTTGGAACCAAATCTGAAACTATTGTAATTGTCCGTCTCATACTATTCTCCTAATGTTTTGATACTATTAATATTAACAAAAACTTTTAGTGTGTTTCACACATTATCCAAAGGGCATTTGTCTCCAAGGACAATTCTATCCCAGATTGGTTGAAGGTCTTTTGATTCCAGAATTATTTGGTGTTTATTTCCAAACTCACAAAATACTTGAGTCTTACCATTGTCCATTTTTTCCCCTGCTTCACAATAGCAACATTCTCCACAAAAGGATATTGTAACCTTCATAATTTTTTTAGCCATTCTTAATAAACTCCACAGATACTTTGATTGTGTATCCCTCAAACTTTAAGTTTTTATGGGATTTTGGATTGAGTTGCATATCAGTTATTGTAGCTTGAGAACAAATCCTAGGTAAGTTGCAGGTGGCAGATTCCATTACAAAATCTACCAGACCTACAGAGTCAATGTTTTTAATCATTATTCTACGAACGAGAATCCGTCTTCCTCATCAAAATCATCCTCGAAGTCATCGTCATCCCACAGGGATTCATCTTCATCGAAGTCATCTTCATCATCATCAGAATAATCTCCAAGAAGGTCATCTTCTTCATCAAGGTCCACTCCATCAAAATAATCATCATCATTAAAATCGCTCATTTGTTATACTCCATAGTAAGTAATAAGAGGCTATTATAACCACTTTTAAAAATTAGTTGGTCTTATTAAGATCCTTGAAAAGTTGTTTGTAATATACAACTTTGTCCTTAAAAAAGGTTAGTTCCTCATCTTTTTTCTTAAAAGCTTCTTCCAATATCTTTGCCGCTTTCACATTCCATGTGAAAGGATCATCGAAAGCTTCTGATAGCTGTGTAAGGATACTCTCATATTTATTTATGAGCTTAGAGTTTTTATCCATTTAGTACTCCTCGATATACCTGACATAATCAGAAACTTTCTTTATATCTTTAAGATTTATGGAAAGATACTTTCTATTTTCCTTTCCATATCTAGAAAGATATTTTATTTTTTTCCCCTTTGTTCTATAAGCCTCAAAAGACTGAGAGTTGGAGGAAAAAATATGAAGAAACTCATCTATAACAAGGTCTTTGGAAACAAGAACCTTGGAATAATTAAACTCATTCTTATAGGTAAAGTTTGGATAATTATTAATTTTGGTTTTAACCGCAATGAACCAAGTTTTATTATCCTTAGTAACACAAATAAATCCAAAAGGTTTCTTGTAAATCTTTGAGAATTCATGGGTATTACTAAGGTAGTTTGCTACCAGAGAAAATACATTCTTAGTTCTACTAGGGGTTTTTTCACTGATAGCATTCATTTAAGCCTCCACTTGTTTTATATCAAACTCTATTTTAGATCCAAGTTCGATATTATTACTAAAGTTTACGCTCCGAATCTGTGCAGAAGTTTCGGATATTCTGTCCAGCCAGAACACGGATTTTTCTACCTTGGTATTCTCGAAAATGCGAATAGAAGAAGACACAAGGCTATCTTCCAATTCATCAATATCAAAAATGGGCATAATTTCTGACTCATTTATTCGTGCAAATATTCTAAGGTTTTTTGATTCCTTTCTCAGGAGGGCATCGGCAGTTCTTACTGCCGAGGTTATTCTCATTCCCAAATACTCTGATTTCATAAACTCTCCCTAAGGCTGATTAAACTTTCATCCCAAAGTATATAATGGAACGCCAATAACGTTATATTAACAAGTATTTTTCAATTGTACTAAGGATTACTCACTTTTCTGCCTTTTCCCTCCTTGTTTACCTATATAATATATAGAGAATTCAAGAAAAGTTCAAAACTTTCACAATTATTTTTTAGGTATTAAGGCACTCCTTTCTCAGTATTTAAGGGGATTGAAAGCTAAAAAAAATAGACAACTAATTAAATATCCTAAAATCTGCTAAGGAACTTTCAATTATGTCAGAAGAGTTTATAAAATCCATTACAACCCCTCAAAATATCTTAATACTTATAGTTTTAATGGCACTGTGTATTTTCGGAGTGTTGCATATAGTTAAAGTTGGTGTATCCTTAATATCTAAAATATTTAGCAATTCTGAGGATAGTAATATTGAACTTGGGAACGGACTATTTAAGTTTTCAACAAAACGTAAACCTAAAGAAGATGAGGTAAAAGCCGTTAAGGGAGTCTCCGAGGAACCCTCTAAGACTTTTGTATCTTCAATGGTAGGGGTTACTAAAAACAATATAATTAATTGTATGACCCAATCCATTGATGAGGTTATTAACTATTACACTGAGACAAATGAGATAAAAAATCAATTATTAAAATCTCAGTTAGCAAACACAAAAAGAATGTTGAACCCAATATCATTTACTTTTACTCAAGCCTATAAAACACAATTAGAGAGAAAGAATAAGGACAATGCTTCCTTTGATATAAGGTATGATGATTCTTCTTGGTTTTTTGGCAAACTTATTGATTTAGATTTTGAAACTATAATTATGAAAGAACTAGATGAGGCATATAGCAGAAACCACTTGGTTGAAAAAAACGAAGAAGAGTTTCAAGCATATGGTACCAACATTGCAAGAAGATGTGTGAAAGCTTTTGAAGCAAGCATGGACAACTATAGAAATCCTGTTGACCTAATAATTGCAAGAGTAACTTTTGAGGATAATAAAGATGAACTCTTTAAGCAAATTCTTGCATGTATAGATGATGCTAAGAGACAGTCAGAGGAAAATAAATCTCAAATAGTAGAAAGGAATACTGATTGTAATAAGAAACTTATTCAAATAATGACTATAAATATTCCTGATATTAAATCCACTGATTTGGGTCAAATTGTGGGGTTATAAATGATTACTTATATTACAAATGCTATATTTTTTAGTTGCTTTATTTTTATAGAACTTTTACTGATTAGGTCAGCACTAAAACTTATAAAGGTAGCTTATTTTAAGGGAGTACCAAAGTATAATACCTATTATCTTCTCATTTCACTTACAAGTATGATAATTTCAAATGCTTTTTATCTATTAAGTTTTAATCATTATTTGTTTCCAAATATTTTTAGTTTTAGGGTTGTAGGATATAATCAAATTGCTTTTAATGTTTTTAATCTTATTGCTTTGTTTTTTCATTGTTTGTATCTTATAAGAAATATAACTTTTACTACTACTCTGTTTCAAAAACATATAATTGTATTTTTAGAAATTTCCTTAATGATTTATCTAGTCTTTCTACCAGTAAGTGTTAATGGAGATATCATATATAACACCTATTTAGAAAACTCTGTTTTTAATCTCATTTTTGGAATGGGACAAATAAAATCACTTCCTCAATTAAATTCGTTTTTAACCTTATTCTTGTGCTTTTTTTGTATGTCATTTACTGCATTGTTTATTTATCTAAGTAGGACTATTTCATATACTAAAAATAATACTGCGGTATTTCATGAATACTTTTTATTCTTAATCTACTGTCTAACTGTATTTTTATTAAATGTAGTAGACTTTACCTCGTCTTATAAGGGAGTATTATTACTAATTTCCTTGGTTATAATTTCTTTTAGGATTTACTTCTTTGGTCATATCTATAGAAAGGTAATAACAAAGGTAAACGTGTTGGAAGGATGCTATTTATGTTAAACCTATTAAATATATTTTACTTTAAGTTTTTAGAAGTCTTTGGGATATTTCACATACAGGGAAATCTCGTTTCTACCGGAGTATTCGATTGGTTGGTAATTATAGATTTAATTATTTCGGTAGTCACAATAGCTATCCTTGTATATTATTCTATTAAGTCTTTAAGATTGTACTTAAAGTCTAACGGGTCAACTTCTGAATTGTATATTTTTGTTACAAGTCTATTAATTTGTATTATTAGTTTTTTAAGAATATGGGTTTCGGTAACATATTATTCCTATCAATTCTTTTCAATTATTAATGCTATATGCTTAGTACTTGTAGGCTATTATTTTGCGCTCTCGATTTTATTGACGCCCTCTATTGTAGAACTTAAGAAATATACCCAATTACTGAGGACGATACTTATTTTAATGGTTATAGGAGTAATTGTTTATTTATACTCAATAATTGAATACAGAAGTGTTCCTATTATAGAACCCAGATCCTATAAAAATATTCTGGTTGGTTCTATTGAACCCCTCCTTCAAACAGACTGTTTGTCTTTTAAGTCATTTACCCCAAATATTGTTTTATATTTATATAGAATAATAATGGTTATTGCTATGATGAGGTTTATCAGAAAAGCAAAACTTACCAAACGTTTTTATTTTACCTATGCTGTACTTATAGTTGTTTTTACCTTAAGTTTATACAACTCTACTCAAAAGATTTTTTACTCAAATTATGCTGACCTGCGCTGGGGAAAGATACTTCCTAGCGAGTATTTTAGTAATGGTACTCCAAACTTTGATATGGTGATATTTAAACTTTTAACCTACTTTAATGGTTTTAGTGAAAGTCTAAAAATTCCAGTAACCGAGTTTATTGGAGTTCATAATGTGATTTATTCCTATCTGTTTCGGGTAGTTGTAATAATAGGTTTTATTGTTAACTCAAACTATGTGTTTGATAATAAGAGCTTAATTAAGTTGGAAGAGAAACAATATAAGAAACTAAAAAAATTAAGAAGAATTTAAAACTAAAAAGTTCAGCTTTCGCTGAACTTTCTTTTTAGTATTTAGCTGTAATTCCACCAAAGACATATTGCGGATTTCTTACCTTGAATGAGAATTCATTGTTAAGCCCCCTGATAACCATTCCTTCATTAAGTACATCCTCAGGTATCCAAGTTTCCTTTTTAAGGGATTCTCTGAATCTTTCGTCAAGATGACTTAAATCATTCTTTTTGATAAATGAAAGTCTTAAAGCAGTTTCGAGATCAGGAAGAATATCTTCAAGAATTCCTGTAGTTAAAACAGGAACCATCGGAATATCATAGTTATCTCGTAAGTCAATAAGTTCGGAATAAGTTAAAAGAATATCGTTTGTGATATCTTTCGCAGTAAACATCCTTATCTCAAGTTCTTTAAGTTTATAGATATTTTCCTGCACACCCGGTCCGATTACCTCACACTGGATTGCTAATACTTTTCCCGTATCCTTAAAATACTTTCTAAGTTTTTCGTCCAGCTTATACTTCTTAGCCATTTTCCAGAAATTATTATCGTTATCTTTTGGATACGCAATGTTTCTTGAACATGCAAAAAAAGCAAAAGGCTTTTTCTTTTTCATTTTGTACAGAAAGGTGCTACTCTGTCCCTCACACTTCAGGGTGATATACGAACCATCCTTAGCATGTTTGGTTAAAAGACCCTTGTAATTCTGTAGAATGGTTTCATCGGTTTTTGAAATAGTACTCGAAGGGAAATTGCCACTGATATGATTTCTCAGCTTAAACTTAATTAAAAGTTTTCCTAATTTCCTAGTCAACTTGTGATCCATTAAAAACTTAATGAAAGGCGTTTGGAGTTTTGATGTTCCATTGGCTTTTGGAGAAGCATCTTCTGCATCCTCCATCTTAAGGATATCCAGTAACTCAGTAACATCGTCCCCTGATTTATATTTTCCTTTCGGAAGTATACTCAAGTTAAGAAGTAGTCCCTGCGATACTACGCCACCCAGTTTTAAAGCTTTAATTCTGAACCGATCAAACTTAGATGTATAGCATTTACTTCTTAGGAACTCAAATTCTTCCCTAACCGGTAAAAGCGAATCAACCTCAATTCTCACTACCAAGTCACCTACTTTATAGGTATCCTTTCCATCGATAATTTTCCAATCATTTTCCGAAAATCCATAAAGAACGATTCTGTCTTTTTCTGGAATACTCTCCACATTTGCTATTGTGTTTACCACAGCCATTGATCTTGCCATACAAGACCTCCTATAATTGAATTAGGGTTTTTAAAAGACCCCTACTTCCCACCACTTATTTTTAGAATAGTAAAATAAGAAACTTATATTTTCAGTAGTGTTACCTACTTAGATTTCTCGGTTAGCATCCAACTATATAAGATGTTCATTAGCTCTGAAAAAACAGAACAGACAAGTTCCTCTGTTATTATTTTATATAGAAGTTTATCTTCCACAAATTTGTAAGAAGCTTCTTTAATACTTTGAGGTAGATTGAAATTAAATTGAAAAGACTTCTTGATATAATTCATAGAACACAATTCTATATCATTGTTGTAAGTGATAAAGAAAGTATCAAAAACTTTTTCTACATTAAAAACTTGTCTGGAAAAGCCCTCAATTGTTTCAGAGAGCCTACAAAACATTTCAGGCAATTCTTTTTCTAAATTGTCATCGAAGGAGGATACTGATATGATATTAATTAGGTTGAAGAATAAAAAATTTACAAAAAAGCCATTTAACTTTTCTGCGGTTCCAATCTTTTCGTCATTTAATATTACAGCATAACACTTGTCACTCTCACGAGTTAGTTTCATTTGGGTCATGAAACTATATTAACAAAAATTTTTTAAAACGGAATATTACAGTATTCTTTTTCTACAATCTTTTCAAGTTTTTTAAGTTTCTTATAATCTTTTTGTTGTTGAACTGCCAAGATTTCGTTCGCTATAAGTTTTTCTGGATTACCCGCAATTTTCATAGCCGTATAGATTACTTCATTATAATTATCATAGTCTCCCCATTCCCAAGTAACCGAAACTTCAATTATTTCTTCAGGTATCTTTGATGAGGTGACGGTACAGTACTTACTATTTGAGCTAAAGCCACCTGCTTGCCATTCAGTATCAGTTACCTTTAAGTCCCAGTGACCATTAATAACACGACCTGAAACTATTTTTCCATTCTTTCTTGTGATGCTTTCTAACCATAAAGGATTCATTTCATTGAGAGGAGTATTTGTATTTCCTGTAAATATTACAACAGACATTTAAGTTCCTTTTCACATGAAGACTTTCATTTCATTAAAACACTCTCGCTCTTCTTTCCAATTTGAAACTACTTGTATGTACAGTTTTTTGCAGTCACTTGACCTTAATCCAAAACACTCAAAATCCTTAGAAAGAGAAACATATTTCAAGTTATCCATAAAGAAATTGAAAAGATGGGTTTCATTTACAAAGGTGTAGAGTCTTGGTGTACACATAGAATCTCCTTCTTAAAGTAGAGCAAGAGTAGTAGTTAGAGTTGTTCTTTAATTGCCAAAATAGTTTGATTGTAATCAAAAGAATTATCTGCTTTACAAACACCCTCTACAACACCTCGAATAATATCGAGAATGGAGTCTGTCAGGTCATAAAACTTTTCAGATTCATAATACTGAGCAGAAGGGTCACTGGTAACAAGGATATCCTTTACTGAAGCATTTGCAGATTTTAAGAGGATGTCTACAAGAACCTCTTGCAGGAGAGTGTTTTTGAGTTTCATTCACAGACCTTCGCAAACTTATCCAGTTCATCTACAATGTCGGAAAGTTTCAGCTTCCCATACTTTGAGGAAACAGAATCAAAAAGATTCTGTATAAATCCAACTACTGCGAAGTTTAGGTCTTCACGAAATAGCTCTTCATTGTCTGAGGCTGGGTTGATAGCTGAGATAGCTATTGCGGAAGTTGCGTAACTGATTGCTTCGCTAGTTTGTCCTGACATCCAATGTTCTCCTGTTGTAATCCATATCATTTACGAAAAAACTTTTAGTCTTCTCGTTGGTTGTAATGTGATGGTGCAATTCACTTTCGCACTCAGTAGTTTTGTCGTCATCTTCTTCAGGAATATCCTCTTTTTCCAAATCGGAAATACTCTTAAAGGATCTTAAATCTTTAAGTTGATCGTGTCGGATATCATCATCCGAATCATGCATGTTTCGATACATAAAAACCTCTTAATGTCTTTGTGATACGATGTAAATAACTTCAAGGATTTTCCATCCTGCAAAGGCAAAGGTAAGAAAGACAATAGCTCTTCCTGAGAGTATCAAAACCTTACCTAATATCCCATGCTCAAAATGCCACTCAAATGAACTCATTTTATTCTCCTCAAACTTACATATATAATATATAGGGTATTAAAGAAAAGTTCAAAACTTTTAGGTTAATTCTTTTTGAATTAGAACCTTTAATCCCGAAAGTTCCCTTAATGCTGAATCATAGCCAATGAAGAGCCGGTAAATTTGGAAAACGAGTTCATGGGATTTATCTGCGTAAGAATGAGATCTCATTTCATCCGAAACTAGTTCATCAACAAGGCTTTTGATGGATTCCTTAAACTTTTCATTACTTTCCATGGTATCATAGGCATTTTTTAAGTTTTCAGGAATAGTACAGGATTCTACTTTTAGGGGTTCCGTAGGTTTGAGTATTTCTTCTTCTATGTCATGGGAATGTAGACCCTCTATTATACCCTGAAGACGTTTCACGGTAGCTAAGTCCCCTCTATCTAAGTAGGCTTGTAATTTTTCCGGCATGGACATCTTGTATATATCTTTACTTGAAGGTGCTTTTCTCACTAAAAAATCTCCAGTTTCTTCCATTGCTTTGAACAAGGGGGACTTTGTGTATTCTGGAACGAATAGTTCTTCATGTTCGTGTATTTTACTACAGGAGGAAATTGGCGGGTAAATATCTTTTGATAGCATAATATTTTCCTTTAATCTTCTTTGTCTACAATTATTGCTTTTTGTTCCTGACGGGAAAGTTTAGCAAATCTTCGATGCTTATTCATTTCTGATTTTCTTACATTACAGCAACATTCACAGTGACCTCTGGTTAAAGTATCAAATTCCTTTGTTGCTTTAGCTAAAACTTCTTCATCTGAGGAGCTAGAGTAGTTTGAGTTTTTAAAAATCTTACAAGCTCTTTTAATAAGATTTGACCTTTTGTTTCGTCTATATTGTCTTGATCTTTTCATTTATTTTACCGGCTATAGTGGTCATTAATTTCGTATTTATCGAATTCCTCTTTTGAAACCTCTTTCTCAAAGAGTACGGGAGACCAAATTGTTCTTTCATTAATATACCCTCTTACCTTCATAAGGTATTTTGTATAAGGTACAGAACTTAAGGATACCGAATCCTCCCTTGTTGATGTTGAGGTAAGGGAGGTTTTACTTTCTACATAAAAATAGATGGATTTATCTATAAGGTAGGGCTTAAAACAAAAGGTTAAAAAACCTACCACGGAGAAAAAAATTAAAAATACAATACTAATACCTTTAACAGTATAGCTTATTTCTTCTTTAAGAGACATATTAACATCCTTTCACTTTAATTCATACACGCTTTTAAGATAATCAATGAAGTCTTGATTTTCGCACATTCCCTTACCCGGGGTGTCACTAATCTTTGCCACCGGTCGCCCATTGCACTCAGTCATTTTGAGAACAATATTAAGAGCTTTGATATCAGGAAAATCATTCGTTAAGTTCGTTCCTACTCCCATGGCTACATTGATTCGTCCTTTTAATACCTCATTGATATATGAAGCCTTGGTGAAATCCAAACCATCACTGAAGATCAAGGTCTTAGTCATGGGGTTTATTTTAAGGCTTTCATAATGGGCGATACATTTGTTAGCCCATACAATAGGGTCTCCTGAATCATGTCGAAGTCCATCATAGAGTTTTGCAAAATACAGGTCAAAGTCTTTCAGGAACGAGTCAGTGGAAATTACGTCCGTAAGAAAGGTACCATTGTCTCCACGATATTCAGATACCCAAGATTGAAGGGCGGCACTTTGAGAATCAATGAGCCTTGGACCGAGTTGTTGATGAGCCATAATAAACTCATGAGCAACTGTACCAATTGGTTTAATACCAAACTTCATGGCAAAGTAAACATTGGAAGTTCCAGTGAAATTAATTTCATCTTTCTGCTTAACCAATTCTGCTATTACCTGTTCTTGCCAATCCCTGCTGTATCGACGCCTACCTCCAAATTCAGAAAACTTGAACTTGGATACTTTTGCTATGGCTATTTTTTCATACAGACGTTCCATAGCCACTTTATAGTCTGGTTTTACTCCAAGATTTTTGAAATAGACCTCATTGACAATTGACAGGACGGGTATTTCGAAAAAGATGGTGAGGAGCCAGCTACCCTTAATCTTTATACTGAGTTGACCTTCATCCGAAAGGGTTATTACAATGTGGTCACGGTTTAATTTCAATAGGGAGAGAAAATCAATAAAATCCTTTTTAAGGAATCTAATTGTTCCAAGGTAGGAAAGTTCCTCTGGAGTAAGTTTCAAGGCACAAAGATGGTCAATCTCCTTTAGGATTTCCTTGAACATCTTTTTTGAAAACTGTTCTTTGTTTCGGCACTTGAAGGAATATTCAACCAAAGCACCCGGATATTGATGAAGAACTGCCTGTGCCATGCTAAATTTATAAAGGTCATTATCGATAAGAGACTTAATTATGTGTTGCATTTGAGAAACTCCTTGGTTTTAACATACATATATAATATATAGGAATTTCAGGAAAAGTTCAAAACTTTAATCTTAAAGTTTTTTTCTGGGTTTCCTTTTAATTTTTTTAGGAATACCATCCAATTTCCAAAAAATACCTATAGTTCCTACTGTTCTCATTCTATGATCATGCAGGGGAGATTTTATTACATGTACAGTTTCGAGAGTACCATTAACCTCATGAGACTCTTCTAGTTCAAGGATAACCCCTGACTCAATAACAAGCTGATCATCCATTAAATATTTTTCCGCTAATTCTTTAGAGTGCATATCAAAATCAGTCATACCAATTATTTCTTTTAATGTTTTCTCTTGAAGTTTACAGTAATTAATATTAGCATGAATAAATCTTCCTTCACGGTCCTTAACATACAGGTTTTGAGGTATACTATCAATTACCGAATGAAATAATAATTTAGCTTCTGTTATATCATTTTCAATTTTTGATTTTTCGGTTACATCATGAAAGCTTAATAATATCCCTTTTATGCTTGGATTGTTTAGCAAGCTTGTTGCAGTAAGTTTTATGTTTTTATATGAACCATTTTTACATAAAAGTCGTAAATCTGCTTTTAATGAAATATTATCTTTTTGTACAAGTCTGTTCCTAAGAACTTGAATAATACTTATATCACTGGGATGAATCAAATCCCATGCATTTTTTGTATCTGTGAGGTGAACACCAAAATCCATAGGTTCATATCCGAAAGATTCTTTAATATTTTCACTTTTATAGAGTACCCTTCCCTCAGGAGTTACAATTGCTATTACATCCGCAATGTTTGCTATCATTACTTTTAATTTAGACTCACCTTCTTCAACTTTCGTAAAATACTCAAAATGTTTAAGTGCAGTATTCATAACTGAAACTAACACCTTGGTGTCACAAGTTTTACTAAGGTATCCAAAAGAGTTTATAGATTCAATCTCTAATATTAATTCTGACTCATTCTTATTTGAAAGAAATATTATGGGGAGATACTTAATACTTAAGATATTTTTTGCTATCATTATACCATCGGGACAGCATCCAAGGTCAATGTCCATGAGAACTAAAGAAATGTTCTCTTCAGTGTTAAATAATTCTAAGGCTTGTTCTCCGTTGCTGGCATGAACAACCTTAAAATTATATTTTTCTAAATTAAGCTTTCTATCTATTGCTATCAATTCTTCATCTTCAACTAAAAGAATTGTTTTTTTGTCTATCTCCATTTTGAACTCCATAGTATTATATTTAGTTCTAAACTTATGAAAGTCTCAAATCTTGTCATCGAAGGTAATTTCATTCACTAAAACTTTCTCCGACATGAATGAAATCCCATCTTCTTTTATAAAGTCTGGAGCACCGTGAGTAAGGAATCCCCTTCCATCACTAGTTTTAACTGTAACCCTTCCACGTTTCAATCCTGCATCAAGTTCATTCCAGTTAGTACCCTTCTGAAAAATAAGCTCCTGAAGTTGACTACTGTTTTTACCTTGAAGTTCTTTCTGAGAATAAAGGCTGTGTGCAACAGATGAAATACTATTCCTTACGGTGTCCTGTTGTCTCCATCTGAAATAATTGATAACTTCGGTTCGCTGTGGAATCTGAAAAACTCTTGAATCAAATACTCCCCAAGAAATATAATGTTCAAGAGAGTTTAAAAGTTCTTCCGACTTACTATATTCGTTATAAAGGGAGTTATTCCAGTTGAAAGATTTTATAAAATTTAGAATACGGGATTTGTTAAAAGCCTCAGTAGCCAGTCCTGCACTTACACTACACATTTTCTGCAAGTTGTTTCCATACCAAGCCTCAGTTCCTATTCTTGCAAAGTCTGTAACAAGAACTGAGATTTCATCAGACTGAGTAAATGCAAACTGAGCACCCATAATATTCTGACAAAGATATTCTGCCGTGGCGTTCATGGCGCAAATAAATCCTTGGTCAAAAGGTTTTTCCATTGTTCTGGTCAGTGTATGAAAGGCTCGACCATCGACCCTAATAAGGGTATAATTCCTTCTAGGAAGAAAAGTTCGAGTACAAGACTCATAGTTTGATTTCATTCTATCCCCAAGTGCATCTTTCATTTTTATTCCTTTTTGATTAGTGTTCTTCCCTTATAAAATCCATTGGGTACAGGTTCTTCCTGTTTTAAAAGCAAGTTGTCTGTTCCATTTGTATACCAAGACTTACCAAAATTACAATTTTCTTTACCATAATAAGTCTTAGACTTCTGTGTTCTTCCTTTGTGAAACAAATCTGGAACTGATTCATCAGGTTTTAAAAACAAATTTTCTATTCCATTAGTATACCAAGTTTTACCAAAATTATTTGTTTCCGATCCGTAATGAACCTTAGCATTTTTAGAAACTCGGGTCATTCCTTGTTTAAATGATTCTGGGATTTGACAATCTTTTTTAATCATTTTGTTTATTGTACCATTTGTAATACAAATAGAACCATTGTTTGGAGAACTCCCTGCACCAAAGTAATTTTTTTCAAATAGGGTTGTTAGTCTCTTTTTACTATTAGCCTCATTGCAACCCAATAAACCTGATCTTAAAATATTATCTTTACCTTTTTCTGAATCTCTATAGAGTTTAATTTTAGCCTTAGATTCTTCACTAAAAATACCTATGCCTTGTTCACGTTCCCTAGCTCGTTGTTTTCTATACAGTAACCTAAGTTCTTCACAAGGGAGAGTTCCACCAGAACCCCCTTCTTTAAGATTATAATTAGTTTCTTTCTCTATAAACTCTGGGGTTACAATCTCTGCTTCTGAAAGGTACATTTCTTTTTCATTATCAAAAAACTTTAAGATTATTTTTTTAAAATTATCCTTTCCATTTTTTTTAATAGACCTTTTTAAGTAAGAACCCGATCCCATGTAACCATCTTCCAAATTCTCTGTCTGATGAACTCCGATATAAATTTTTCCATTAATTAGGTTTGTGATTTGGTACAAATAATATTTCTTCATACCTAATTAGTATACAGTCCTTGAAAGGTTTCATACCCTAACTAAGCTTTCATACCCTAACCTTTTGGTCTTTCTATTTCATTCTATCCCCAATGGCATCTTTTATCTTAAAGTTTCTACCAAGAATCCGTAAGCCGAACGGGTAGATTACTAAGTCTTTCTTTTTCTTTGGTTTCAGCTTCTATGTTATTCCACCAAGAGTAATACTTTCTTAATTCTTCTATTTCAATAAAATAAAACTTTACATAATCAAATATTATTATATGTTTCCCTATATAAACCTGAGGGAAATCATTATAACGATCTGAGGATAAACATATTGAATTACCGTCATCATCATAAGTAGGTTGAGTTTTAAAAATATATTTATGGGTATTGTAAAACTCCTCAAACTCTGAAAAGGTTCCTTCCCTATATGTACCTTTTTTAGAAAAAATCTCATTAAAATGGTTTTTCTTAAATACCTCAAAAGGACTGGGCGAGTTTCTAATATTCTTGAGTGAAAAAATAATCCACATCCATCCACTAAATGCCAGTACAGCTATTACGGTAAAAATTATACTTTCAGGGGTTATTAATGTCATCTCCAAGAATCTCCTAATAAAATTGCTCGTTCTTTAGTGTTTTCAAGTTTAGAAAACTTTGAAAACCACGAAGTATATTCTCCAAACTCATTAGCATTAATAAACATAAAGTGAATATTATTAAAGATAATGGTATCATAACGAACATAGTGTTTGTAAAACATATTCTTACTCAATTCAAAAGTTTTTGATGCAAGGTATGGTTCGGAACTAACAGACTGTACAGTTAATTCCTTTCTAAAATAACTTATAAGAAATAAGAAGTCGGAGAAATCCCCATATCTGTAAGTGTACTCACTTTTTAAAATAGAATTACAGTGTCTTGAATAATTATCTTTAAGTTCTGAGGAACCTACTGCTATCATGATTCCACATACAATTAAAACAAGGAATGACAAAAGAAAAACTAAGTAAATTATTTCCATAAAAACTTCCTATTTAATATCTAAACTTGATTTGCAGGTGCAGGGGTTATGTCCACACGCACCACATAGTCCTGCTTCCAATCGTTTTCTTATTTTTTCTGAAAACTTTTTGGACATAGTGCAAGGGTCACATTGGAAAGAAAAACAATGGGGACATAGATTCTGTGACCGTCTCCCATTCAATTTAATTCCCCGAGGTTTTCTTTTTTTCTTGGTTATCATTTAAACCCATCCACCTGTCAAAGCGAGATAGGAATCTATTTCCTCAAAGGTTAATGTGATAATTCCCGTTACACAGGGAGTATATTTTTTTATAAAGAAAGAGCACTGAGAATCCCCACAAACATGACAATGCCTAAACCAGCAATTTCTGATATCCATTTTAAGTATCTCCTAAGGTATATGCATGAGGATTAATACCAAGCTCGTAGCATTTTTCGTCACAGCTTGTGCTACCTGCGGTTCGTGTTCTGTTCATAAGAATATCATGAACTACTACTCGGTTCATATTATATTTTCTATAACTTTGTGGCATCTTATCTAAAAAGTTTTTCACTATATCGAGTTCATTGAGGGTGTTCAATTTTCTTTTTCCTTAAAGTTTTAACTGGTCTATAGTTTCCAAAGTGAAGGTTTGATATACAATACTCTTTCCGATGTCAACAATTTTATAATTAATTACATTCTCCGAGACTGGCATAAGGTAGCTGTAGCAATGCCCCATTGAGTTATGCCATTCAGCAATAACCTGACCCTCGTTAGTGAGTCCGATAAAAGGGAACACGGAAAAATGAAGCTTAGGTAAAATAAGTTTCAAGAGTTCTTTTGTCCTGAGATATATTTCAGGATTTTCATCTGTTATCTCACTGTCAAGATATGTAAATCTTCGTTCCATCTTTACTTTGGTCAAATTAAAAAAACTCATTACACTTCCTTGTATACTTTTTTATCTACCCGAGGGGGGTTATATACTTTTGTTAAATATTTAATGAATCCAGACACTTGTTTCTCGGGTCTATTCTTAGCATTAATTAAACACTGTTCACCATCATTCTCAAAAAATATAAACTCAAGATGTACAAACTTAAAGCTTTTAAGAAACTCTACAATCTTGAGAAATATATCTGGGTCGCACATATAGGGGTCAGAAAGAATTAATCTTTCACGACCTGAGGTTAGGGCTTCTTCCATTTTCTTGTAAGTAGAAAAATCATCAATAACGTAATCATCAGGAGTCCTCAGGGTTTCTATGAGAGTAGTTTTTCCAGAAGCAGGTAAACCAACAATACACAAAACTTTCATTACATGAACTCCTCGATAAACTTTGTATAGGAATCATACTCTACTAAACCTTCGGTTAAAAGTCTTTTGAATAATTCCTCGAAAACAAAATATTTAATACAGTGTACCGAATCATTTCCATAATACTCAGTTTCTGTATACTCAGTTTCTTGAATCAAATCCCTGTAGACTCTGTTGTATTGCAGTAAAGTAATAGTAGAACAAATCTTCTCAAGGACAAGGTTTAGGGCATTATCAATATCATATTGAACTTTAGTTTCTGCATCACTGTCAGTAAAGGGATGGCAATAACTATCAGAGTGATAGCTTCCACCAGTATATCCCCTTACAATTTCTTTTGCACAGATACAAAAAGGGATTTTACCCTTTTCAAAACTCGTGTAATGTGACCGGTCGGAGTTGATATTATCGATATAGTCTTCTGTCTCAAGATAGGCTTCGCTTTTATTAGCTAATTCCTCTAAATCCTGTAATGTCATGTAATTATCCTACCACGATTGTTTGATTGTATTCTTTAGGTTCCTGTATGATATAGCTATTTGTCAGGTAACTAACCTTTGCGGTTTTCCAGTAATATTCCCACTCAGTAACTTTATAATTTGTAATTTTTCTGAACAACCCTTTTTTGTATATCGGACAGGCTGTTTTAATCCTTTTGAAATATGCAGTCTTGTCGAAGGAAATTCTTTTTAAGGTTGTCTCCTCTACCAAATCTTCAACTACAACATTCTCGCAGAAGGTAGATAAGGGTGAGTCAAAACGAGTGTCGGGTGTTTCTACCAAAACAGAAAGTGAAGTATGCTTGAAAATTATTATCTTTTTATAGTCTTCGACTCCTGAGTAGATTCGAGTTAGCTTGAATTCTAAACCCTTGCTATTTGTGAAGGTTTCTGAGAGATTGTAAATCTTTTCCATATTATTTTTCCTTTTAGCCATTAGATTCTGGGAGATCGAGTGAGGGGTTTTCTGGGAGGATAATTTTTTCAGTGTTCCAAAGACCATGGCATTTGGAGTTCATGAATGCACCATCGGTAACATACATGAAGTCATTTGGTAAAGACATCACTTGTACCACATACATTTTTGGTTTGAAGTATTCTTTTGGGGGGCGATTCATTACACCCCAAAAAGGTTCACCAAAAAACCAAAAGCAACCTTCTTCTTTAGGCATATCTTTTGTCCAATTACTCATTTTTATTTTCTCCTAAAAAGATTGGTTTACTTAACTCTCTTCACACCTTGCAGGTTTAGGATTGAGTTTTCTAATAGCTTCACCAAGCTACTGTCTACATGAAAGTTGGCTACCAAGTATTTTCTTTCGATACCATTCACGATAATACAAACTTCCTGTTCAAGTAAATAGGCTTTATCTTCCATTTTGTACCCCTTTTTTTCCTTACATATATAATATATAGGATATTTTCAAAAAGTTCAAAACTTTTTACCGATTTTTCTAAAGACGGAAGTGGGATTTGAACCCACGAATAACAGTTTTGCAGACTGCCGCCCTCAAGAATGTTCCCGTAGCTATAAATAGAGGAACAGCAGACTTATTCTTAAAATCTTTCGATTGTAAATCTCAGGATTTTATTGCATGATTCCTAGTCAAACTTATTGTTTATTTCAAGATTCTCTACACGAATATCAACAGGGTTTCCATTTTTTAGAAATATCCCTTTAGATACTATTTTTCCATTACTAAGTTGCTTCCAAACGTTTTCACCATTAAAGGACAAAACTATAGATTTAACACTAAGTGACCCATGAGACCTTGAAACTAAAGTCCTTACACCTTGTTTGTTTGGTGGAGGAAGATAAATCCATAAGGAATTAAGAAGTTCAACATGCTCAATATCACAAATTCCAATCCCTTTCTTGTCAGGTGATCCATCAAAGTACTCAAATGTACAAGTCATAAGTTCACTCTCCGGTTTTAGGGTTTTCACATTCTGATCTATCCATGAATAAACCACAGTGGCAAACTTTTGTTTCCCTGTATTCCTTACATTTGCAAATGGTGTCTGGTGACTTTGTGAACACACAGGGACAGTATCCACCATTCTTTTTCAGAGCTTCAAGTATTTTATTTACATGATCTTTATCTGGATTTAATCCCATAGCTTCGACTCCTTTGCTTCCCACTCTTTTTTTATTGGAGGTTTAGGGAGCCTCATCCAGTGGGTTGCAAGTCTAACACACGAGTACCCAGATATAGTAGGCTCAAAAAAATCATTCCCTGTCCGTCCTGCATAGTCTCTGGTATATTTATAATTTGTACATCTTTTGTTATCAAACCAAATATCAACTACTTCATCTTTAAGAGGGAGAGAATCCTCTACCCTTATCCAAGGGTAAACTTCTTTTTCATCAATCATTTTCTGTAAACCTCAATAAACTTTTTTCCATCAATATTACAAACCTCATTATTCATCATATCGATAAACCTAAAGAGAGTTTGGGATTCTATTTTATTATAAGTGCAATTAAGTAAAAAACCAGAATCAATTATTTTTATTGAATCAGGTTTCACCGAATCAAACTTAATTTTACCCTCAGATTTTCTAGCTTTAATCAAATCTTTGTTTCTATCAATTCTTCTATGCTTATACCGAGAAAAGAGAGTTATATTTCCGTACAAAGGAAATAGGGAGAAAAGACCACAAGAAATCTTATCAACAACCGACAGGGAGTTTATTCCTGTGATTATTGTGAATGTAAGTAATGCTATACAAAATATATTTAGAATAATAAAGTTTGTTTTAAACTCTTTAGTTAATCGTAATTTCAATAGTTTCATTCTGATTCCCTTTTAATAGAACACAAAGTTTTTCATATTCATTTATTACATTACGTAAACTTGCATTTGATTCTTCAAGTTGTTTTATCTTAGAGTTCTTAGTTATTATACTGGAACTATAATCTTGTACTTCTTTAAGAAACTCCATAATTAAAAGTTCATAAAAAGGAATAAGTTTCATTGACCACTTATTTGCTAATGAAACTGAGTGGTATTCAGGGTCAAGATATAATTTCACACAACCTCCGAGTAAGTATTTTATTATACTATCTTAGTTGAAAAGCAGTAAGTCTACTGTTTTCTCCGAAGTAGAATTTTAACATGGGTATTATCAGCAAGCTCAATTCCAAAATCTTCCTTTACTGTATATGCCAGATAGGGAAGCGTGTAAGAGCTATAGAATACTACCTCATATGTATCAGGCATCATCTTAAAAAATCGAGTTGTAGAAATTGGGAGATAGTTTTCATAAAGTTCCCTACCCCAGTTTTCCACATATTTGTATTTCAAAAGGAAGTGAAGGAAGTTTTTATTATTGGCAATGGTGCCAAAGATTTTCTCAAAATCTTCCAACTGTTTTTCCACTGATCTCTTTGTTCTCACTCGCATTTCGTCTCGCATAGGGGTAGTTCGATTTGCGGTTTCATTTGTCATCATGTCACGGACAGCAATGTATTTGAATCCAGAATAAAAAACCCTTTCCCAGAAAGTATCAATTTCTGTTGCACTGGAATACGAGTATACCTCATGGATAATTGAACTCAAATTAAGAAGAGAGTTCTCTTTTCCCTCTTGGAAAATAGTGTCACGGGAGAACTCGAAGTTGGAGTAAAACTTTGCATCACTGTTTTTTTCAGTTGCAATTTTTACCATCTCCTCAGACATATCATATCCAAAGAGTTTCATGTCGGGGCAGAACATCTTTACATATTGGAGGAGAGTTCCATCTGCACAACCGAAGTCTAGCATTTTTTCCACTCCGACTGCCATGTCAAGGAAGAATAGTTTGTCAAGCATTGACTTTGCCATTCGGGTATTGTACAGGTTGATGTTTGAAATCTCATTCATTTTTCGTCCCCCTTAAAAGATAGTTTCAAAAGAAGTTGTACTTTGACATAATATCCTTACAACACTTTTCATGTTGTTTATATTCTACTTCGAGTAGTTCACATTTACCTAACCAACCCCGTAAGGTGTACCAATAGTTTCCAACTACATTCCAGAAATCTGTTTTCATATCTGCTTTTTCTTTTTCAAGGGTTCTGATATAGAATGCAAGAGACTGTCCTTCCAAATGGGTAAGTGAAAATCCCTCATCGACTTGCTTTATAAGCTTTTCAACTCTTTCACTTTTCATTTAATTAACCTCGAAAAAAGGTTCGCCTTCGATTTCACTCAAAGACATAACAAAAAACCCGATGGATTTCCAATCGGGAATACTTTCAATAAAACTCGTATGTTTTATGCTTTCAATAAACTTTAGCATAGACCTCTTTGAGTCAGCAACAAACTTTACACAGCATTTTGAGGTATCTGCCCAGTTAGCTTTAAGTACCTGAACATTATGTATCTTTGAGTGTTTGTCAAAGAACACGATTGCTTCTGCAAGTTGTTCTTCATTTATTAAAATTCGGTCTGACACAAGATGATCCATTAAATTACTCCGTAGTTGATTGTTTATGCTTAAGATTTTCTTAATAAAAGTTGACAACTTTTTTCTAAAAATGATTTTCTAATTCGATGTTTGAGATAACCAAGTCCTTTGCACCGGGTCCAAAGGACTTTTTAACAAGTTCCTCGGCAATGGTATTATTATACACATTGTCCCAAACTGTAACAGATACTCTTTTGCCATTGACTGTACATTGGATTCTGGTGGAGAAAACCTTCTTGGCTTTAACTACTACCCTCTTAGTTTCCATGTTTTATCAACTTTGAGACAAACAAATCAAGTTTCTGTTCAAGGTTCCAAGAATACTTTTTATCCAGCTTATCAACAACAATTCCCGCTATTGATATCAAAAGAACCCAGATAAGAAGAAAGAATGCAGAGATCAGCGCATTATAGTTGTAGTACTCCTGAATATTGTCCATCATTAACTCCCTTTTTCCTTACATATATAATATATAGGATATTCAGAAAAAGTTCAAAACTTTCTTGAAAATAATTGAAAAAAAAAGACCCTCCAATAGGAGGGTCTTGACCGAATTAAATTATTTCATTTATTAGTTTGGAGGGAACTCCGTACTAGGTATACGTCATAATGGCATTCCTTTCTTAGTTGAAGATTTTTGTAGCATCAAGATTATTCACTTGCAAACAGGTTCACATAGCTAATGATAATGCATTATTTCTCCTATAGTGCTTACTTCAGTTGAAGGTTCCATCTGCTAGTTTGACAAGGATATCTGCGTAAGCTTTACCCTGACCATATAGCTCGGAATTCTTAAGTAAATTAACATAGGGAGGATTATCAGGATTAAGAGTGGTTGAAGTTTTTTTAAGAGAACTAACCATATCATTACAATAGGTCATAATCTTAAGTTTATCTACTGGCTTCATACGTTCCTTCCTTTTTCACCTACTCTTTGTCTCTACATATATAATATATAGGATTTTCAAGAAAAGTTCAAAACTTTATTTAAAAATAAAAATACCCCTAAAAAGGGGTATTAGGGAGGTAATTAAAGACTTAAATCAGCTAGTTGGGAATAAGTATACAAATCCTTTGTGTAACCATATTCTTCTTTAAGTTTAATACCAAAAGGAGTAATCCAAATGGAATCATAAAATTCAAGGGTTATTTCCCAAGGTATATCATCCTGAATAACTTTTTTCACCTTCCATTTACCTGTAATAAAGTCTTTTGGTAGGCTCACACAAATATCCTTGACTTTTTCAACAAGTGATCTTGAGTCAAGATCAAAAAGCTTCTTGAAGTTAGGATATGCCAAATCCCATTGTTTCTGAAAATCATATTCACCTATTGGGGAATTTATTAATTCAGACATTAGGTTAAAATCTCATTCAGCAAGTTTGCCATTTCCTTCATATTTACTCGGGGAATGTTTTTTACTGCACCAGAAATCCTTCCCCGATTACTTTTTACAAGTTCGATACCTGTCGAAGCTAATACAGCTTTCATTTCTTCAACAGACAAAGGCTCTACTTCTGCGGGAAGAAACTCCTTATAGAACTTTATATCTTCTTCATACGAAGAGAAATCAACCGGCGTAGTAATATTAAACTTGATACGCTTTTCTTTGATTTCATTAATATCCTTTGTTGCCTGAGATGCAAACATCTTTGCGGTTTCCAGAATATCTTGTTCTGTAACTTCACGGTTTTCTGATTTTGCTTTTTTAGTTGCACCATCAATCAACATCATAAGAGCTTTTGCCCTTACAGGATTCGTTGTACGAATAGTCAAACGTTCCTTGTTCAATTCTGCAATTGTTTTCATACTTCCTATCTCCTATTTTCAACTTTAGCTTGAGACTTTTCTAATTCAGTTCTGAAAAAATCTTTTCTTCTCAAAACTTTAAGTTCCTTTTCATTTTTAACAACCCCTAAGATTATGAAAAGTATACCTGTTGTCATCCATAGATATGTCCAAATATCATAATCATGTATTCCATCAAGAGTTGAAATTACCAAGTAGATCATTCCACTAAATATATAAAACATATCAACACCACTTCTTACATTGTACTGTACCACATACAGGACAGATGTGGAAAGTTTTTTCCACGGCTCCCGAAAAAGATCCTCGTGGATGGTATACTTCACCCGTACCAACAAGTGAGAAACTCTCAAATTTTTCTTTTCCATTGGTAGATTCAAGTTCGGGTTGATCTTTAATCTCCCAGTCTTCTAAATGAAAGTAACCACATACACATTTCATAATTACTCCTTGTAGGGTTTGAAAAGTTTTTCATACGAGCTATTATCAAATCTATCAAAACATAATACATTAGGTTCAGAAAAGATTTCTTCGCTTTCGTAAAACCATTTTGGCATGGTGAGAGCAATGATAAATTGCTTCTCTTGGTTTTCGATTATTAGTTTATGATAATGCCTTACCATCTTAAAATATTCCTGACCCTTTGATAATCCACCATAGTCTAAAAATATTAAGTCTTTACCAGAAACATCGTCCTGATATATTACGTCATAGGTATGAATCAAAGAGGTAGGAGTGAACTCAGCATGTTCAAGTATTTTCTTAAATAAATAAACATCATCCTCAAATCCTAGTCTATCAGAAAAATATAATATATCACATTTCATTTAAGTCCCTGTTCATGGGTAAGCTTTATTATTTTATTCTCAAGCCAAGCCACATATATATCCGAAAAGCAACTACTTGGGAAACAATCTCGATTAGTCTCTGTTTCAAAATCGTTCTGAATATCAAGGCTTGTATTATACAATTTATTTTCCATTATTTAATTTCCTTTTTATAGTTCTATAGTTACTGAGCATTTAGGGCATTTGATATATCGTATCAAATCACTTCCACCGCCATAATCTTTCGCAATGTGTTCTTTTACATCTATAGGAAGATATCCAATTATTGTACCACAGTTTTTACAAATTTTTTTCTTCTCTATATCTTTAGATGCGTCACCAAGTATTCTCATATCTATTCCTTATTATGGTACTCACAATTACTACAAGTCATTTGTGAACATTTCTTTTCAGTAAGTTCTCCGAAGGGGATTGTGCTACCGTCTTCCAACATTGCTACAATAAGTCCAGATTTCTTTTTCACCTGATCAACAATAGCATGAGACATTTCATTGTCGAAACGGCTAGAGGACGTTTTTATAAAAACCAAATTTGAAAGAGAGACCTTTTTCATTTTCTAAAGTCTGGTTCATAGGAAGATACGATAGCAATTTTCTTTGAAGTATATTCCTTAAAACCACACTTGCTACATTTCCTCGACCACCTTGGAAATTCCTTATCCTCAAATCCATCGAAGTCAGTGTAGGAGTCAGAGCCTAATTGTACAAACCTGTTTCCATAACCTACTTTCCGTATTTCAGCGTCATAGACAGGTGGGGTGAAAGTATGTTTGCACTGAGACATCTTTCTTTCTTCTTCTCTTAGTTCTTTTTGAAGCTGTTCAATTCTGTCACTTATCATGCCAATGCCTCCAAAAAATAAAGAGGAAACTCAAAGAAACCATAATCGTCCATTTCTCCAAAACCATAGGAAGGATTTTCTGCAACGTCTTGGGTAGCCATAAGTATATCCCCTTTCCTATACCTTTCAACTGCCTGAGGATGGGAGTGTATGGTATCAATCAATTTGGAATCTCTCAATTTTTGAGACTTAAATATTGGAAATATCTTAGCCTTTTGAAGAATATCATTGTACCAGTTTATTTCCTTAAGGAGTTCTTGTACTTGTGTTCTCGAAAGAGCAAACTCTTGCTTGTTTGTTTTGTCTGTTGCATAAGCAAAAGCTAATTGAAGTCCCACATTATATTTGCAGTCCTCTATTTCAAAAGTAGAGTCTTCTACATGAATAGTTTTCATTTATAATAATCCTCCATAGTAATCTTTCCACATTTCTTCATAATGGTCATAAATTTCTTTATAACAATCTTCACAAACAAATGCAAAGTTTGATTCTTCATTTGTATATGCGGTATTCATTCTTCTTCTGGTAGCTCCAAAGTTTTTACAGTTTGAACCGCATCCATCACAACGACCTAGCCTTCTCCAAAACACTTTACAAAAGTTCTTCCAAAAAGAAATTAGCATGTAAGTTCTTTTTCACAGAGAGTTATAATACTCTTTGCAAGTATGGAAACCACCTTGTACTTATCCGAGGATTCAATAATAGAGAGGGCAAGGTTCCGTATTTCTTTAATGTCTTCTTTTCCTACAACCTTAGGCATAATTATTATGTTTGACTTATCGGTTATCCAATCCTCCAAATCATGATCATACAGCCATTTATTGTCTATCATACCCTTATCATCACAGGAACTACAGTTCTGTGAAAGACCCCCTACGAAGGGGGTTATTTTACATCCGTGGCAAAAAGGACAAATAGACTTTCCAATTATCTTTTTCATAAACTACTCCAAATATTCTGAGGTAACATATGCGATTACTTCCTCCATGTTTGCATATTCCTTGAAGTTTTCTTCCGTAGGAACTTCTCCATAGTTTCCGGTGGACTGACATTTATCTATAAAGTGTACAAGATAGGAAAGAAGTTCTTTGATACTGGAAGCTACCAGAACTTCTTTACTCTTAATACTCCTCAACCTTTCAGACTCTATATATTCTTTATGTCTAAGTTCTGAAGCTATACGATATTCTTCATACCGTATTCTATCTACTCGGGCTTGGTTTTCCTGTCTCTCCCTTTCGAGTTTAAGTCTTTCTACATTGACAGCTACAAAGAGCATGTAGGCATCCTTATCAGAAAAAACTTGAATATTCTTTTTTCCAAATTTTGCAACAAAAAACTTTTGATGTAATTCCTTAAAGGCAGTTGCTTCACTTTCAGGCATAGTTAAAAACTCTACAGATTCTTTGCAGATGCAAGAGCCTTTATTCTGACTTGTTTCGTCCCCACAAAAAATACATTTGTAAAGAGGGCAATTTTCCCCCGTATTCTTTGGTTGTTGTCCTATGTATAAAAGGGATCTCATATTCGTTTCTCCACGGAATGTTTTGAGCATATTTTACAGATGGAAAGAACACTGATTCCATCAGAGCCAAAGTAAAGAGGCGTGTGCGAACAAAGATTTTGAAACCTAAAAATACCGCTGTTGACCACGTTTAGACGGGATTCAAGCTTAGATTTTTCCAAGTCTAATAGGTATAGGCTTTCTCTTACGTCATATTCATCAGGCAGGTAAAGTTTGTTTAACTCGATATCTATCTTGTAAAGAGAACCCAACCGAGTTTCAATGGTTTCTTTTTCTATTAGCAGATCGTCTATATTTTCCATAAGTATCCCCTTACATAATGTTCTAGTCTTAAACTAAGGTTTCATCTTCGAGTGCCACACAGATAGAACCTATCCAAAAAATAACTCGTACCACAATCAATTGTATATGAAAGGGATATTCTTTTGGAGATATCCAGATGAATAGAACCGATTTTAAGTAAGTTATATCCCAAGTAACCAGAGATGCAAGACCTCCAAGACAAAGAGATAATAATATGTAAACTACAATAGCATAAAAAATTTTCCACAGTATTACCAGTGCAACAACTATCTGGCATTTTATTGCTTCAATTACCTCTAAAATAAAAGTTTCCATATCTCTATCCCTCCAAAAATTTCTTGAAAATCACCAAGTTTTATAAAACCAGATTTTTTCTCTCATAACTAAATTCAAACTCTCTTTTTTTGCTACCATTTGGAAGGTAGAGGAAAAGAAGGAATCCTGTAAAGTCTTAATCTTATAAGTTGAGATAAAAAAATTGTAATGTTTAAGATATTCTTTTTCTTCCTTTAGATTAAACCATGCGTTTAGTTGTTCCAAGGACTTGAATCCATAAATATAGTCATTGATCATAGTATGATCTTTATAGAAACTATTATAGAGTTCTCTATCATCTCCCAAAGGAGACGGGTGATCTCTCATATATTTTTCATATAAACTTCCATAATTATCCGTCACACCCTCCATCTCAAGCCAATCCATCAGCTTAAGTTCACAGGTGTTGATATACGGACCTTCATTGTTTATGGTTTCAACCCGATAAAACAGCATAATTTCCTTGTTTCCTCCTATATAATATATAGGAGTTTAAGGAAAAGTTCAAAACTTTCTCTACCTTTCTATATAATAATTGTTCACAATATCAAGCTCATGAACATACCAACCTCTCAAGCCTTTTTGGTAGGTTATAGAAACCTTTGTACCATCCTTATAAAAGATGTATTCCTTAGATTCCCAAGATCCCTTATACATATGCACCTCAGCAGGTTTTCCATAGGTATACACATAGGTGCCTACTAACTCATCAGGGGTACGTTTTTCACAGGAAACAAACAGAAGACAAAATATACAGATAACTAAAATATGTTTCATTTAGTACTTCCACTCAAAAGACAAATCTTTTACTTTGGTAATAAAACCAAATCCATTGATAGAGCAAACATAATTCCTATCAAGGCTTAAAGAAGAATACTCCTCGAAAGACTTGGTTTTATAAACCTTTGTTTTTATACTTTCTTGCAGTTGAAAGTTGATTGTGTATTTCTGTTCTTTTATCCCCTCTCTTTCGGGAGGATTTTTAGCCAAAATATAGGCTCCCCAAAATGGGTCTGTATCTTGTGTACCTGATGAAGAAACTTCCCTAGAAAAGCACCATTCCTGAACATCATAAGACACATGATTATTATAGTGTGTTCTTGATTTTCTTTTTCCATTTGAGTCGGTATAATGGGATACTTCCCTTTCAGTCCATTTACGGACATTAATTGCACCATCCGGTACAAATGAACTTTCACGAGAATAATGAACCCAATCATATTTTTGAATTACAATTGTTCTATTCCAATTTTTTGAAACAACCGCCAATTTCCCCTCTGTTGTATGAAACCCAAGAAAGGAAAGAGTACAAATAGTTATTAATGAAACAGCAATTATAATCCAGTACTTCCTTTTCATTCCACTTCTTTGATGTCCATAGTAAGAGTTTCTTCCCATATTATTTTCCTTTAATCTTAAAGTTTATACCCCACCAATCCCTCGAAAGATTGATGCCAGCCAAATCTGGAATAGGGACTCACAAGAAAGCTAGTTGCTTTCGAGTTTTGTTATATCGGCTTCGAGCAATGCCTTGAGGCTTTCTTCAAGCTCTATCTGATTCCCTGCGGAACTTACTCTTGCACCATATTGTTTGATACCGTCGAACACATTTGACCCTACATCGAAACCTATAAAGCTAATAAGCTGAGTTGAAGTATTAACCACAAAATCAGGGGTACTCTTATTGTTATTATCTGCATAGATTCCTTGAAGTACGGGTTCAGGAGAAATCCCTACGGAGTTTTCACCATCAGAAATAAGTATCATACTGTTTAGTATGGTTCCTGACTGAGCAAGAACCTCACTACCTTTTTCCAAGGCTTTACCAATTGCAGTACCATCTGAAGGGGCGAACATCTTATACGTACACAAACCCTTAAGTTTAAGGAACTCTTCTTTTGTCATTGTAGTAAGAGGATACACCTCGTTTACATAGCTTCCAAACTTAAGAACTGAAACATTTATTTTCAGGTCTTTCTGTTTTTCTGAAATGGACTCAATATATTCAATGATCGTCAACAAAGCATCAGTAGCTTGGATAGACTTTTTGTTTCCTCCACTTCTGGGAGATTCATTCATTGAACCAGAAACATCCACAATGAGGGATACCGAAATCCCGAAGTCATCTACTCGGTTCATACCTACATTAAATGAGTCAGAAAACTGAAGCTCATAACCGGCTTTCTTTACTTTTACTGCCTTAATAGAAGTCCCTGTGGAAACCCCTGACGGGGCTTTTTCACAACCAACAACCAAAAGCATTGCAAGAAGAATGAAAAATATTTTTTTCAAGTGCTACTCCAATGAAATAAACTGGACTACTACTCGGCGGTTTGCTTCTGGCTCACCACCTTCAATTGGATCACTCCATCCACGACCTTCAGTAATGATACGTTCAGGGTCAACACCATATGTTTCTACAAGAAGTTTTTTGACATACTCTGCACGTTTCTTGGATACCAATTTAGCCTGAGCGGAAGCTTCAATAAACTTCTGATTTCCTGCTGACTTGAACTCCTCAACTTTTGCAGTATCGAGATGTCCGATAAGTTTTACTACGGTGGTAGCAAGGAACTTTGTCTGCTCAGAAACGGTGTTCAGCATTCTTTTATTTTCAATCATTTCTGGGGTGCCCGAGTTAAGGTCAAACTCAAGCTTCTGGGCTTCAAAGAACAATTTAACATCATTCGTCAAAACAACACGCTGATTTTCAAGGTCAGAAATATCAAATGCGGCTTTTTTGTTGAAAGAGTCAATCATCATATTCTTCTGGTTCTTGTAAGCACCAGTTGCATCAATCTTAGCCATGATTGTATTTGTAAGAACACGCTCAGGGTCATAAGAGTTTGCAGGAGCAATAACACCCATCTGCTTGTAGTATTCCTGTGAGAGAAGAAATACTTTGTAAGCACCAATAGGGTTTGTATCCTCGAAGAACATTTTCATTTCTGTAAAGTTTGCAAGATGAACATCATCAAGCATTGCTTTTGCTTCCCCAGCACTTTTCAGTTTATAAAAAGTTGCCATGGCATTGTAGGTGGTAGTATCAATCATCTGAGTACCTTCAACTACTGCTTCAACAAAAGCAACCATCATATCAGGCTTGTCCTGAAAAAGGTCATTCCGAACGATGAACGTATCAGCGATAAGCTGATTTGCATCCTTGGAAGAAATAAGGAGACGGGTATTTGGAATATGACTTTCTGAGGTAGAGTTCACCACATCATTAATGTAAGGTGTCCATGAAACCCAAGCTGAAATATTTTCATCTTCCTTGAACATCTTCAAGGCTTTGTCACCATCGTCCACCCATACAACCTTTACGTCCGTCCCAGCAAGACCTACCTGCGACAAGTACCAGAGAAGAAGGAAGCTGTAAGGAGTATTGCTCGATGTGAGTACAATCTTACCTTTGAGATCCGCAGGATTCTTGATTGAGTTACGAACGATAATACCATCCCCACCAGAAGACCAATCAAAGAGTCCAAGCACTTTTGGAGCAATGCGCTTGTCGGAACGAAATGCATCAAACAAAAGGGGAAGGCTGTCCATGGGTGCCCAAATAATAGGATAGCGACCAGAGGAATATCCTGAGAGCTGTGCAGAAGCACTTTCCTCATTAATAAGTTCTACTGCAAATTTACCCTTCTTGTAAAAGAGTGAATCCTTGTTGGGCTTTGAACCTCCGTTTGCCGCAAACAGAGAAGCGTATCCACCCCATGTGTCCAGAGGAATCTGAATGAGGGGAACCTGTCCATCACCAAGGTCTACGGAGGAAAGCTGGTAGCCACCAACCCCTGTAACGGTAAGGGGTTCAGCTTTTGCGAAGGTGTAACCGCCTGCATCTTTTTTTGCCGATGTGGAAGTTGAAGTTCCCCCCAAGGTCATCTTGTAACCAATTCCCAGTCCAAGTGCAACAACTACGATTGCAATTCCAATAAAAATACGTTTCATACTAATACCTCCAAAATTATGCGATAAAGAGAGTACTTAAAAGAGTACCCACACGATTTCTTATTTCGTCTGTAAACAGTACAGTTATTAGAATCATGTACAGAAAAGCAAAAATTACAATTCCTTTTCCTAAGTATTTCATAAAAGTACTCCCTTAAACTTTAAGCTTTAACACTCAAAAGTTTTGTTTTAAGGTCAGCTTCAAGCTTAACCAATTCTGTTTCTGCGGCAAGACGCTTTGCCTTTCCTTCGGTCTGGATACGGATGGTTTCATCAATGGTAGCAATAAGGTCATCATTGACTTTTTTCAAGGTTTCGATTTCAACAATCCCTCGTTCCATTTCCGTTGCTACTGCAATTGTTCCTTGCTTGAGCATGTCAGAGTTTTTGGTGAGAAGGTCATTGGTGGCATCGGTAACGGCTTTCTGTACACCCAGAGCATTTTTCTGGCGAAGCAGGGAGATTGCGATAACAATCTGACTCTTCCACAGTGGGATAGTAGTCATGATTGAACTCTGAATCTTATCTACCAGAGCAATGTCATTGTTCTGGATAAGACGAATCTGGGGTGCCGACTGGATGGAAATCATCCGAGACAACTTGAGGTCGTAAATCTTTTTCTCGAAGCGGTTCAGGAACTGATTGAAGTCATTCAGCTTCTGAGTGTCGGAAGGGTCTGTTGATGTTTTTACCAATTCCTCAAGTTCGATGAGTACTGTGGCTTTTAGCTCATCAATCTTCATCTGTCCACCCACAATGAAAAGGTCAAGGTCTCCGAGGTATTCCAAATTCTTTGCATATAGCTGGTCGAGCATAACAATGTCCCGACTCATGTTCATCTTTGATTTTGACAGTTCGTCAATAATCTTTTCCATCTGGCTTTCAATTTTTTCATATCGAGCCATGAAGCGAGTTACGCTGTTCATAAGACCAGCTATAAATCCCTGCTTTCCAGAAGTAAGAGTATCAACCTTTACATCCTTGATTTTGAACATCAAGTCAGTAAGGGATTCCCCTACCGTACCAGAATCTTTGTTACGAATCTGGGTAAGCATGGTGTCTGCAAATCCCGAAATCTTTGTTTGTGCGCTAACACCATACATTATTAGTGCCTGAGAATCGGTGCTTGATATTCCGTCAGCAACACTTTTGGCTTTAACCAAATCTACCGTAGTTGGATTTGCCAAACTCAATTCGTTCATGATAACTCCTTAGTTATTTTTCTCTAAAAATATTTTAAGCTAATTTCCCAAGTTTTCTGATTTAATCATAGACTCAAGAAGGGAAAGCTCTACATCCAAATCCATAACGTCATTTGAAAGAAGCATTGCAAGTTGCTTATCAAAAGCTTGTGCCAAAGTATCAAGCATGGTTTCAATCTTAACCATGTAGTCCTTTATGCTTTTGTCGTTAACCTCAGTGGTTGCCAACTTAACATAGGTGCTAACTATCTTTATTGTAGAATCAAGATAATAGTTAAGAAACTGTTTTGCTCGTTTCAAGTCTGAGGGGTCTCGTTTCACCTCCGCAAGAATCTTTTCCGTAATTTCACAAATCTTTGTGATCTTTTCTTTAAGATTTTGCTGTTTAATTGCTTTGCCCAAGGACTTGATTTCTGAGAGCTTTGAGTTCCCCATTTTCAAGGCTTCTTCCATTGCAAACTCTTTGTCCTCTTCAATTTTGGTTTTTGCCTCGAACAGGAAATAACCTGCTACAAAAAACAAACCTCCAATTATCACAGAAGCAATTATCCCAAACTCGAAAAGAATCAAGGAAAAAAGAAATCCTGCCGAAGCAAGGATAGCCGAAAGGATAGTGTCAAAAGATTTCATTTTTTCTCCAGAACTGATACCACTTCTTGGATTTCAGTTTTATTTCTAGGCTCTTTGTATAAATAGCCTGTTTTGATTCACTGTCAGTAACAGATTCAATGCAAAGGGATGAGCAATGACTTGAATCAGAAATACTAACACCGTTAAGACGAATTGCATTTAATCCTGTATACAAAACCCCATTTCGGTCAAAAACCTCAAACCCATTATTGGTTAGTACCTCAAAGGAATTAAGCTCCAATTGTTCCTCAGGAGTTTCCGCTACTAAGTGGATTACTTTTCTTCCTGCATAATTTTCCATTGTTGCTTTCATTTTTCCTTACTCCCTAACTATTAAGAACACAAGTATTGGATGCTTCGGAAGGAAGAACCATAACTACTTTATTCCAGATAATAAACACAAGTTTATTAAAAATAGACTTTACCTCTACCGAGTTGTTTTCATGTCCCCTTGTTTTCAACTTTAACTGAGAGAGGGAACTAGCTAAAGATAGTCTGTCCAAGGAATACACGTAAAATAATTTTTGTCCAGACTTAATACCCCTGTACCTGTTGTACCAATTCATAATAGATCTTTTTTTATCTTTCATTAGAACACCCCATATTTATTAAGATAATAGGTACACCACAGTATAATTGCAAGGATTACTGTTCCATTAATAATAAGTAAAATAACTCGATTCTTTATGAGAAGGAGCATAAATGTAACAAGGAAACACCCTAAAAGTATTCCAATAAGACCACTGAAAGCTTGTAAGAAAATCATCCCAATTTCTCATTAAGAGAATCGATGTCTTCTCTAACAAAGTCATCCTCGTTCCAAGTATTATCTAAATCAAAAGACCAACCACAATGAGGGCATTCCGAAATTCCAAGGGTAGTATTTTCATCACATTTAGGACATTTCATTTTCAAACCTTCCTATTTATTTCTCTCAAAGCTGTGTCCACATTTAGGACAGGTGTAAACATACTGAACCCAGTCTGCCATGAAGTCATACTTTTTTGAAGTTTGGGTTTTAACCATTTCAACTTTCTTTGGCAAACACTTTGTACAATAATTCTTTTTCATCCAAGATCCTCTTCCCTCTGTATGATTTCTCTTACAAAGTTGTATCCACAATCATCATGATATGCTTTCCCGTGGATGTCCCACACTTCAGTATCATTTGAACAATTGATGGAGGTCTTTACCTTGAACTTGTATTGAAGGGACTGATTCTTTGTTTTTTCAACGATGAAAATGCTTCCGTTGTTACAAACATAGGTGTGTCCATCTTCTACCAGTATCAAGGCTTCTGGGGCTTCCATGAAGTTATCCAAAAAGCTACTGGTTAGGATGGGGAGTCCGGTGTAATCAGTTTCGTCTTCATCCTCATTGTCATCCGTTGAATAGCAACTGAGTTCATGGGACTGGTCATATTCTTTCAACCAGTTTTTTGCCCTGTAATAGGACTGACCTGTTTTGTCGTACTCGGAAGTTTTTTCACAAACCCTTACAAAGTTATGAATAATATCATAGAGGGTATCAACAGAAAAACTTCCTATCAATGTTGAAAGGTCATTGAAACTTTCATCCCTTCTGGCTTTTTCTCCCAAAGGATTGAGAATAAATTTAGCCACAACGTCATCACGTTGATTGATAACCAATTCTCCAACAATCCTGTAGTTATCCGACATTATTGGTAACTCCTGAAAATGTCCCCAATTTTGGTTCCATCAAGTTCAGAGGAAAGAACTTCTCGTAGAGTGTCATGAAACTCTTCAAGGATGTACTTTTTATTTTTTGGAAGCTTTCCACAGGTGATCTTGAGATGATAATCGAAACACAATGATGGAGTTATGATAGCAGTATGCTGAGTCCATCCCGTGTATCCTCCCATCTCGTCCATGTGATGAAATCCAAAGGTAAGGACAACTTTTTCGGAAGTACTCCTTTCCCAATCAATCTTGGTTCCATTATCAAAACCTGAACCACTGGGGAGAATATCCGATTCGATATACTCAACTACGGCTAATCTTGCTGAGGAAATATTTTTGGAAACCACCAGTGAAATATCTTCCACATTTTGAGCGATTCCCTGTAAAACTGTCATTTAGGACTCCTTTATCTTACCTATATAATATATAGGAGATTCTGAAAAAGTTCAAAACTTTATGCGGATTCTTCTGGAAATCGTGCAGAATCAGGAATATCAAGTTCTGTGAGAATAATGTAGCCCTTTTGAATATGACCACAGAAATCTGATACATACATTCTCTCAATACAACCCTTAAATTCAATCGGGGTGAATTTTATTTTGTAAGGGTGATGCCAATGGTTTTTGTGGAAGGTATCATTACCTTCATGCAGAGGATTGTAGAGTTCGTCATCAGATAAAACTATGCGACATGGCACCAGTTCTTTTTCCCCCGAGGAGATACATCCCATACCAAAAGGGAGGTGCATCATATTTTCGGGGACGGTTGCATGTGCCATACAGGTGAAGTTTTCACCCCTTTCCCGAATATAGGCTAAAATATCCTCATGACACATATAGAAATAATCCTCTTTTATTGTTGATCTCTCAAAAAGTTCTTCAAGAGTCATCTTATAGGGAATCTCTTTTTTGTAGTATCCGTCATATTTCATTTCCATGTTATTTTCCTTTTAACTTAAAGTATTTAGCTAATAATCATAGGGACGTTCAGTTTCCTTCCAAACAGGATTACTCAGAAGAGTTTCTGCTGTTAGGATAAGTTTTTTCTGGTCACTTATCATACCAAGAAGTTTCTTTAACATAAACTCCTTTATCAGGGACTTATTCATGGAAATATCAGTTTCACAGGAAAGCGAAAAAACATAATAGAATTGAGATTCCAGTGAGGAATTATAACAAATCCTGTCTATAACCCCAATCTGATCTTTTGCAATACGTTTTCCTTTCCAAGTGTAACTATTTTTTGTTTCCGTATACTCGGGTAACTGATACACGGTTAGGTCTAACTTGCCCGTTACCCCATTATAATTACAACAAATTTTAACAAGATTCATTCTATTCCTCCAATAATCGTTTTTTAGTGTAGAAGGGTGCTGTTGGTATCAGGCATGTAGTCTTTTGGGTCTTCCACAAAAGAAGGGTTTTTCACGAAAGCTTCGAGTTCTTCAACCAAACCTTCGATGCGTTCTGCCTCTTTAACCAAAGCCTCTTCAATGGCATTAATCAAACGATGTTTCATGTACTTAGGGTTTGTTCCTAAAGGAGCCAAAAAGGAAGCTGTCAAAGCTCCAAGGGAGACCCAAGGCTTTTCCCCCGCTGGAACTACCATGTTTTTTTCAGAAACCTTAAAATCCCACTTTCCATCAACCTTTTTAAGAATTGCTAATAGTACCATATTAAGTCTCCTTTTAAACTCCGTTAACTACATTCTTGTAGCACATTGAATAAAGATCCGTCTTGCCGGTTCTTGTTTTAAGTTCATCATAACAGGCATCTACATGCCAATGATAATCAGACCGAGGGTTATTGTTCGCATAGGCAGAAAGCCAAATCTTGTCCTTGGTTTCCCTTATGAGGGTTTCTTCTGACATAAGCTTCAAAGTTTCAAGGTATTCTGTTTTTGGCTTACCTGAATTGTCTTTTCCTTCGTATTTGTCCATAATTACACCCACCTTTTCCTTACATATATAATATATAGGAAGTTTTAGAAAAGTTCAAAACTTTATCATTTAAAATGAAAAAACTTGCATTTCTGCAAGTTTTTATTGGAAAATCGGTCGAGTTTTAATACTCGATAAGTTTACCTGATCGGGAGTTATCATATTTTTTTATATGAGAAATAACCTCGCTTGAAATACCTGCAATCTGTTCTTCAGACAGTTCCTTGAGAGCATAACCACGGCAGGGGTATGTGAACTTGAAAAACCCCGGGTTATTGATCTGAATGCTGAAACCCCGTTCACCATCAAAAGCAAGTTGAATTATAGAGTTTCCGTTCTGGTCACGATCAAATCCACGAAGGTATAGATTAGTATCCCCTAGTTGAAGTTCTTTTAATTTCATTTCTTTATCTCCTTACACATATAATATATAGAATATTTTCAAAAAGTTCAAAACTTTTATAAATATTAAATTAAACTTTTGATCATCTCTGCAATTTTTCTGATGTCTGCCTGTGCATGACTATCGCATCTAAGACCTAAAAATCTGTTCCACTGTTCAATATTAGCCGTAGAAATAATTTCAGTTGCGGTACAATTTGGAAGCACAGAACGGGCAACCTCGGGTTTAATCTTTTTATCTATTAACTTAAAGTACGCATCTTCTGAATATTTACAGGCATCAAAGAAAACTTTTATTGCTTCAATGTCTGGATAATTAGTTGTATATAAGTTGTAAGCATTATTTTCTTTTAATAACTGTACTGCATCTTCAAATCCACTGGGTATGATAAATCGAATTGAAGAATCAAACTTACCTATAGTATAGTTGCAATACCTCTGACTTTCTTGAGAAAAGGAGTTTCTTCTATGTCTCACAAATTGATGAGTAACTGCCCTGTCTGTAGTAATATGAAACGTTTTGTAAATATGTTTAATTACATTTTCTTTACTCAAGTTTTCTATTAGCCAATAGTCTTTTGCTTCACAAGCAAAATCCTCTAATTTATATCCATGTTCCAAAGAAACTATATTAAATAAATCCCCATATCTCGTATGCAAGAAATTAGAAATAGCCCCAAAGTATTTTGTAAAGGTTAATTGTACACATAGCTCATTTTCAAAAACCTGTGAAAGGAGTTCTTTCCATGCCCGTATATTTCCTGTTATAACAATATGATCTCTATCATTTCTTGGAAAAGATATATCAAAAAACATATTAGTAAACTCTTTTGATTCAAAAATAAACTTAATATCAGTATAAACCCTTATTTTTACTAAGAGAGAAAACTTCTCATGTTCTATAACCGAGAGATGTCCCCTCTTAGCAATACTGTTAATAAATGAAATATGAGAAGAGTCCTCAATTTTATCCTGAGACTTATAGCATATACGTCCTGCATATTCTATTTTCTTTCCATATTCCGTAAAGGTTATCTCTTCTACAGAAGGTTCAATAAACTTCATTAGTTATCCTTTTAGACCTTTGATACAATTTCTTCGATATATTCTTGTTCAGCTAACAAGTCTATCTGAGTATCGAAAGGGCAGTCTTTGCTTTCAGCAATTCTATTTGTGGTATCACAAATCATATTGGAAAGTTCATCCAAATACAAACAAGTTTGTTTATCTGTATTAGAGTAGCCTTTCACGCCTTTATCATATTCATTTTTAATTGAATATATTCTACCGTTAATTAAATGCATAGCATTCATAAGTACTTCATATTTTGCTTCTATAGTCATTTCAATTATCTCCTGATAATTTAGTCTAAGATTATTAGAAGAGTTTAAAACCAATAAACTTCTTGACAGGTATCAAGATCAATAAAAGTTATTCCCTCAATTGTAGTTATTTTTTCCATTTTGGTATGACCTACAATTTGTTTGTAACCTTCAAGTTTATCTTTTATTAGTGAATCAGGTCTTACCCAAAGAGGTCCATTTCTGGGGTCATCTCCATAGGGGTTGAATCCGTTAAAAGCCAAACTCATTCGGTATTCTATGAATCTGTTATTAATGTCTTCAGGGTTTTCCAAACTACAGTCTCTCAAAAATGTTTTTGTAACACCTGCATGGGAAATAATAATATTATCTTCAGTTACATATACCGGCTTAATAATATCCATTGATGACTCTAACGCTATTTGAATATCCATATAAGCATAATTCTGAAATCCAGAATATTTTTCTGATCTGTCAAGTCCTCGTAGATACTGGTAATCATGGTTGCCACAACATAGTCTTATTCTTGGGTCTCGTCTTGCTTCTTTAACAATTGCTAAAAAGTTTCTAATCTGACTTACCGCAGGAGTTTCCTCATAGTTATCAAAATAGTCTCCAACAAAATAAAACTCAGTAAAGTCTTCTTTCAAGTAATCTTTCCAGTTCTTTTTTCCGTGGATATCACCTATAGCCATTCTTTTTAGATTTGGGTCTTTTTCCAATTTAAGTAATCCTTTCTTTCTGTTGGCTTTTCACATTTACAGGAGGGACTAACGGATTCTTTTTCTGAATTTATTTTAAGTCCACACTTAGCACAGCATCTATGCTCTTCACAATATCCATGAGTGGTAGCAAATATTCCATGAAAGGTTATTGCTTCCTTACCACACATCAATCTGTCGCATTTCATAGAAGTTCCTTTATCGCATTTCTAACATAAGGAGTTTCTAGCTCTCGGGTGTAAAGTTTTTCAACTGTCCACTTACCTTCGACATCTTTAAGGGTAAGTTTAACACCCTCTTTAAGTCGTTTGTCTTTTTCTACCCATGCTACCATTTGGGATTCCTCTTTAGTCAACATTACTTGAATATACATTTTCAAACTCCTCTTCTGTGAAATAATTACCTTCCAAATTATAAGTTTTCAGAAAGTCTAAAAGATTCATACTGCCACTTACAAATAGTGTAAACACTACAAAGCCAATAAAAATAATAACGCTCATTCTGAGTCCTTTTCCTGAAGCATTCTCATCATCAGATTCTCTAAACTCAATACGAGAGGATATTGATCTGAGGTGAGTATTTTCACCAAATGTTTTTTGCCACAATTTATTGCATCGACAGCTCTCATATTAGTTCCCGTTTCAATAATACCCAGACGACAAGAAATACTGAAATAAATTTCCTCTCGTTCTTGTTTAGTGAGGGTCATTTTGAGTTTCTCCTTCAATATGGATAGGAACATTATGAGTTTTATATGCGAGGTCTTGATACTGATAAGCAAGACTACACACATCACATTTTTCATCTGTTTCTGGATTTCCCGTATTCGGACCATATCCTGCATTACAACAATTATTTCCGCATTTAGGACAAATAACCATCATAACTCTACAGTGATCGCACCATTCCCAATCAAACTTAAATCTTATTGTTCCATCGTCATCTATATCATTCATAGTTAATCCTTTAGTTTAACATTTAAGAGATTGTAAGGATTCATTGTTGGATGAAACTCATTACAAAAAGAAGCAACATCATCAATATATTCTCTCCCTCTATAGTAACCTATTAAGAAGGTAATTTATTTGAGACAAAACTTGAATATTCTATCTTAGAAATATATTTCCATTCTTGACCTCCAGCCGTTTTTGTTTTACCTATACAGCAATTACTTACACTAACTCCGGTATCTCTCTTCACAACGGAGGCACTTTGATAGACTTCCCCTGTTGTTATACATAAAACTGGCTTAGAAAGAGCTAAGTTTGGGTGTCCCTTCTGTGCATTACTCATTTTTTGTCTTGACTCATCCGTAAGTTTCCTTCCTGTAAGACCCTTTGAAATTTTATCTCTAGTACTTTCAGAGAAGACATTTGGATTATTCCTATGATAAGTTCTTTGTTTCTCTTTAGTTTCCTCAGATAGTTTTTTACCTATATGGGAAAGTGAAAGTTTCTCTCTTAGTTCTAAGGAGTATTTACGACCTGTCATAGTCTTAGAAATCTTTTCCCTTGTTTCTTTTGAAACAAAAAGACTCTTCCTAAGGTGGTAGACTTGCCTAGAGGTTAAACCAAATCTTATAGAAGCTGAGTTAATCATACGCTTAAACGCATAGGACATTTTTCCACCACAACCTTTCCAAAGTATCATATGAGCAATATAGTGCTCTCTTATGGTTAGTTTAATTAAGTTATCAGGTAGGTTTCCACCACCTAAGCTAGTAGGTATAATATGGTGTATATTAAAACCAGATTCTTTTTTTAAGTCTCTTAAAGGTCTTGAGTTTAAAAAATTTTTATAACGAGTTAAATGAGGTTCACAAAAACTAATAATACTATCCATTATTAGTTAGTTACTAACTAGATATTACAACTAAGGCTTAAACTCTTCACAGGGGAAACCATTATCCCTTAACCAAGAGGCTACTAAGTTTCTATGACAAAATACTTTATCTTTTCCACCACGAGTGGACTCATAACATATTAACATTATTTTGGAATCATCTACGTTAGGATATATCTCACAGAGTTCCTTAAACACTTCTTTTGGATTTAGAAGGTCTAGAACTTGTTTTTTATATTCTACAATATACCCATTATTATCAATGATTCCATTTTTCCAATCCTTGAAAAAACCTATTTTAGGTGCAAGCTTTTTACATGTGGGTAATCCCCGATCTAAATAGAAGTCGGGGACTTTTCCACATATAGCTATGGGGTAGTCAATTAAATCTAGCATGGAAAAATAGGAGGTTTTCAATTATCTTCCTTAAAGTTTCATATTTTTTGTTTCGGATTTATAAAACCTTACATCCCCTAGGTTTCTTCTTTCTTTGCACTCATTGCATAAATCAGTTTCAGTGTCCCATATTACTAAGGACTTCCCACATCTAAAACAATTCCCTGTATAAAAGTCATAAGGATCTTTAACATGGAAATTAAAGAACTGACTTATTAGAAAGGAATCCTCTTTTTTATCCCAAGACCAAAATAACTCATTAAAATCATCTAAAAGTTTTCCTTTACCAAGAATTTCATCAAGATCAAATCTTACTTGGTCTAACAGGGTTCCCTGAGTAGGTCTGACTTGAGACATATTTTGGCTAAAGATTCTACCTCTTGTTAAATCAATATCATCCATATTAGCCATAGAATTATTTCTTTACTTCTGATTTCTTAGAAGTAGATTTTTTCTTTTCCGGTTCTGTTTGAATTACAGATACTATAGGTGTTGATAATGTTCCAGAGGTTGAATTTGTGTTCATAATATAATAACTATTATTGTTATTATTTATTCTTGAAGTCTTATTTTCATTTTCAAGGTCCACCAACTTTTGTCTCAGTTCTTCTAAAGATTTTGGTTCTCGAATATTAAACTCGATTTGTTCTTTTTCATGTTGGGGTTTCATTTCGGATATAAGACGATCTAGTGTAAGGTCACAAAACTCATCTTCCCAATCACCTATAAAATAAAGTCTTTCACAGTTTGAGCCTGAGGCTTTATCTTGGAACATACCAAACAATATTGGATCACGTTCTTTCTCAATTTTTTTAGTATGTTCTTTTGTGAAATCAGTGAACACTACAAAGAACTTTGAGAAAAGGTGTTTAACCTTTTCATAAGTTGCTATTACGTCATCTGGAATTTCACGTTCATACTTTTCCAGTTCGATTATTTTAACAACTCTTTCTTGAACTTTTTCAACATACTGTTTCACATCATTTAGATACACAAAAGTGTCTAATCCTGCATTTAAAACCTCACGTTCTTTTTCAATTGTCTCAAGATGGAACATAAGTTTTTTCATAGCATCTATTTGACCTGTTCGGTCATATTTATCTAGGAGAACAAGACAGTTATCATAGATTGTAGTAAGTGATCCATCTGTTATCTTCTGCTTTTTATCCTTTAGAATCTTAAAGTAATCACCAGCAGAAACTTCTACCAATTTTTTGTTTTCCAATTCTTTTTTTGAAACAAATCTTGACAGAAAAGTCTGTGTAATACCCTTAACAATTTTATTTAATCCTTTCATCTTATACTCCTTTAGTACTTTGAAATAACTTCTGCAACACTTTTCTTAAACTGTTCCACATTTGGATTTTTGCTAAACTTAATTACCTGTAAATGTTTTTCTACTATTTCGTGTTGCTCTGGGGTAAGAGTTGTTAAATTGGATTCCATAAGCTTTAGAGCTTTCTTTTCCCCGATACCTACCAACGCAGTTAAATTATCCGAAGTATCCCCAGAAAGGGACTTCATCAATGCTACATCATATTCAGGAATTTCCCTGTAGTCATTTTTTAATAAATTAAAAATCCTTACCTTTTTTTGTTCTTGTGGGATTTGAAGGAAGTCCTTGTCACTGGAAACAATTGTAATATCTTTACCCTCAAATATTTTACAGAGTGCATAAATGGTATCATCACCCTCAGCCATGTCAACTTTAACATTGTTAAAATTAATATTGGTTGCTTCGCTTAGAGCTTCTCTTAATGCTACATGTTTCTCGGGTCTTGTACCTTTGTAGTTTGGAAAAATTGATTTCCTCCATGCTGTTGCATTATCTGAATCCCATGCAACATACGTTTTACTTGGATGAAGCTTTCTTACAAAACCAATTACTCTTTCCTTAAACAACCGAAGGGTCTCTTGTGCTCTAAGGTCTTCTGAAAAAAACTCGGTTTTGAAAAAACAAGCATGAAGAACATTATTCCCATCTACTATTAATATTGGTTTTGGTTCACTTACACTTAAGGGTGTTGAGCATCTTCTAACTTCCATATTAACTATCCTTATTTGGAGTTACTGTAGGCTGTGTAACTGGGGCTTCGTTTCCCCTGCCACATTTGGGGCAAAAATTTGGCAAGGCTTGTGTTGCTGGAATATACACAATCATATTATTACACTCACATATTGCTACTCGATATATAATTGAATCCCGTATCATTTTATTACTTCCTCAATACTTGTATCATCAAAACCTACCATAATGGAGGAATACTTTTCCCAATTTTTTGCTGTCTTGTATAATTCTAAAGATTCTTTTTTAACAAGAATCTTCTTGAAACTGCAACAAGTAAATGACTCTTGACAAATCTGAGGGGGAACAGAAGCCATAGAGGTTAATCGTTCAGTATTTATTCCTGCTTGAAAAGCTAAGTTTGAAATCTTTTCTACAGTTTCAGGAAGATATATTTCTTTTAACTTTAGATTGCAAGCAAACGCATGATGGTCTATAACCTTTACTCCATACATAACAATCTTTTCTACGGAATTACAATAATCAAAACAGCTCTTAGAAACTAAAGGTACATTCCAAAGAGATATCCCCTTTAAGGAGGTGCAGAATTGAAAAGCTGAAACTCCAATATAATTTATTGAAGGAGAAAAAGGGAAACTTACCAATTTACTACAATTAAGAAAAGCCTCGTCACCGATAAACTTGAGCATTGGGAGATTTTCTACCGTCTCAAGATTTATTGCATTTTCACAAAGACGTGTATCAATATATTCCAAACTGTTTTGGAATATAATTTTTACTAGACCTACTTTTGATCTGGGAAAACACTCCTTGCTAAGCTTGCTTTCCTTTAGCTGAGTTAGGTCTAAAATAGTTGGGTTGTCAATTGACTTAATCCTCGACAACTGTTTCAAGGATTTTACTTTAATGGTTTTAATAGTATTCATAGATAATATATTAACTTAAAACTTAAAGTTGAATAGATTTTTATAATGTAAACAATTGAGTATATTATCTTAAATACTGATACTTAATGTACACAATTGCTTACATTACACATTTACTTTTTAGGTATTACCTGTTGAATGTTTCAAGATATTTTTGAACTTGAGACTCAATTTCTGTTTTTAGTGCAGAAGATATTATTGGAAGAATTGTTCCGTCCCATCCTAATACTCCCGCAGAGCTTTTAAATATTGTAGAGGAAATTTTTTTGGTGTCAAGCTCAAAATGTTTCACTTCTTCCAATTCGGATTTGGAATTTATATAAATTTCTCTAGCCCTGAATAGTCCGGTAATGTTTGCACTTCCTGACTTAAGAGCTAAACTTATTTCTTCATTGATAAGATTTATAAACTTCATATATTTCCTAGTTAGATTAATTGTTGTACGCTCGGGCTGTGGATAAAAGTTTATCCTTGAATGTTCGTAATTTGGCTTCTTCACCTTCAACAACATATCTTACTGTTTCCCGTATCCAACCCTTGTCAACTTCGACGGTACATTCCAGTCCAAGTTCCCAAGCAAGGTTCTTTATGAAATTAGAAACATTTGCCCATTTCGGGGCTTCAACCCAAGATCGTATTTTTCCTACCATTTAATATTCCCCCAGAATATAGGTTTTGAATGACCATTGGGTTCCTTCCTTAAAAAAACTGGCAACTATCTCACCAGATTTTTCCTCAAATAACTTAGACCAGATTACATCTTTTCTGAGACATTCCTGTTTAAACTTTTCAATAACCACTTCTCTCAGACCTTGAAAGTCTGATTGATAATTCATATTTCTTTCATGAGCTTGGATACTCGTGTATCTCATAGGCTCATGATTTAAATGTGTTAGTTCTTTACAGTTAGAACAATACATAAGTTCCTCTTATCTGGCAGTTGAATAACTTAAAACCATTTCGTTGATGGATTTATTTTCAGTGGTTATGGGAACACCATTAAACTCGAAAACAATTTCCGACTTTAGGAACTCAGAAAGTTCTTTAACATCTCCACAAACCTTCTCGATACTTCTACCCTTTATGGGGGTAATTTTCACTGAGATATTCATATGGTTCCCCCTTCTTAACTCTTTACTATTTTGCGTATCATCTTATTACAGATAGTACACTTGAAATCGGTAATATACTTCTTTGAAAACGAAGTCCATGTATTAGGTCTTAGACCCATTGAACAAAGTTGTTCGGCTTGACTGTCGGTAGAAAACTCATTCATAACAATAAAATTGTGTTTGTGCATTAGTTACTCCTCTTACAAAATCTTCTTACTAATTCTTCTTCCGAAGAACCACTGAGTTGTTTATTAAAGGCATCTTCCAAAATAGCCTTGAACTCGGGGCTTGGCTTTTTGCCAGAAGCAATAAGCATATCCCCAGTAATAAAAGGCTTCGGAAGCATAACAGGAAACAAAGCCCTTTGTGCATCCACAAAAACAGTCAAAGACTCATAGGGTTCCTTTGACATCGAACCAAGCTCGTCTGCGAGGGCGAGATTCATGATCGTGGAAAAATGTTTTTTCCCGATGAATCGTCTTACCTTCCAAACCTTTTTAATCTCGGTCAAGTGATGGGCATCCATGTGAAACCTTACTGCATCACAGATTGCTTCGGATTCAGCCGAAGGAATTTTCAATCTTGAACAAATGACTTCCGCAATGGAATGACCCACGATGTCATGGCATTTGTTTGTGATTTTCCACCATCCATCTTCTGTATCTTTAAGTTCTAAGCAGTTGGGTTTACCAATGTCATGGAGCAAACAAGCCATTCTGTCAACAAAGGTATTCGTAAGACATTTTGACAAAACAGAAAGTGTATGGATTGCGGCAGTTCCCTCACTGTGCCATCTCTTGCTCTGGTGACAACACCACATGTTGTCGAACTCAGGGAGAATATGGTGAAGGTGTCCAGATTCCTTAAGAAGGAATATTCCTTTTGCAGGAAAGTCTGAAACGAGAATCTTCATCATCTCATCACGAATCCTCTCCCATGAAAGATTTTTCAAGGCAGAATCATCGTGTCCGATTTCGCAAATGGCTTTCCAAGAGTTTTCTTCAATGGTAAAACCAAGTTGGGCAGAAAAACGAATAGCTCTTAAAGCTCTGAGCCGATCTTCTGCAAGCCGGTCTGAGGGATTACCCACAAAACGGATAACTTTGTTTTTTATATCTGACTCTCCACCATGGAGGTCAAACAAGGTATCCTTGATAGGGTCAAACCCAATTGCATTGATGGTTAAGTCCCTTCGAGAAGAATCCTCGGAAAAAGATTTTGAGAAGTCTACTCTGTCAGGTCTTCGACCATCTGAGGATTTTGAGTCTGCTCTGAATGTAGTAACCTCGAAAGAAAACTCCTTCATAGGGACTACAATTGTACCAAACTCTTTTCCTACTCCAACAGTTTTCCAAAAAAGGTTTTCTATTTGAGTGGGGAGAGCATCTGTACAAATATCAATGTCGTGAGCTTTTTTTCCAAGTAATTTATCCCGAACAAAACCACCTACAAACAGTGCTTGATGTCCTGAGTTTTGGAGTGTTTTGCAAATTTCCATAGCTTTCTTTTCCATACTACTAACCTCCAATCTTATCAGTTCTTTAGAAGCTTTGGGACTCGAACCCAACAAGTTTTTTAGGGGTAATTAACCCAAGTGCCGACCACTTGTTCAGGGATTTGAACCCTAGTAGTGGATTTTACTCCACATATTTTTCTCCAAAAAACGTCTGGCAACCTGTGCCAAACTTCTACCCTTTCCTATATAATATATAGGATATTTCAGAAAAGTTCAAAACTTTTTAGGGAATTTAGAAGAAAATTAATCTTCTGAGAAGAATTGCACTACCATAAAGGACGAAAGTTCATTCAATTGGTCATAATCAACTGAAATTTGGTTTCCAATAAAGTCTTGAACCATCTGAGAACATTCTTCATAATACTCTTCATCCTTCATCCCTGTCTGAAACAGTTCCGTAAGCATCTCAAAAACTTCAGACTTAAATAGCGAATACTCAATTCCTGTAGTATCCTCAAAATGTTCTATAATATTGTTTGACATATGTAGCTCCTAATAATTATTTAGTTCCTTTTAATTCATTTTCTATTTAAATTTAAAAAGCTTTTGCTAATTATATATTAACAAAAGCTTTTTTAATTTTGGAGAAACCTAATTAATCTATGGTACATACCGTAATGGAAATATCCACGTTCTTGAAAGTTTCTTTTATCATTTCAGAAACTTTACCCCAATCAAGCCCGTCGATACCACACCCTATCTTTGGGATTGCAAGGTTGGGAACACCCAATTCCAGAATCATTTTTCTCATTTGAATGAGAGTAGATTGAAGGTCTTGGTAAGTGGGTTTGTGATAACACTTATCCTTTGTAACGAGATTGAAAACCTCGTCTATCATAATGACATCAGGGAACTTGTGAGTTCCTACAATATTCAGTTTTTCCTTCATATTGTATTTTCTGTCAAAGGGTACTGCTATTCCTGCACCAAGAGCATAATCTGCTGAAATACAATGAGCTAACATAGTATTTTCCTCAGCAAAAAGGTCGCCCTGTTTTTCGAGATATCTCATATAAACCTCCAATTCTTTTATTCATCTAGTATTTGTATTGTAGTTAAAACTTTTCTAACTACATAGTGTCTATCAAATATAGATAGCAATTCAGTTTCAAACTCTTGTTGATTGGGTCTATGCAATCCCTCAGGAGAATCTTCTCCTACAAAAATTCTGCTCCTGTAAGTTTGTCTATTACGGTTTCCTTCAAGATACGCTGACCGTAATTTTCTCAACTTTCGTAAAGCAGACTTTTCCTGATTAAAGCAACATTGCTTCATATCAACAAGGTCTGGAAACTTAAAATAAAAATCAACACCATAAGAGACATTGAAGTTTACCGGATTTTCGTATACCTTTTTAAGGTATGGTTCATAGATAACATACTGTTCTTTTTGAAGTTCTTTCATTAAAGAATTAGTAACGATATCTTAAACTCAAAAATTACTCGTACATACCCTCTTCACCCTTGAAGGTAAGGTTATATTTCTTTTCAATTTTAAGCATAACTGCATTTACATATTCCGTAGGATTTTCATGGAAGTTCTTGGGGACTATACATCCAAACCTCTTATCTGCTATTTTACACAGATAGGGTTTTTCCAAAGTGGATTCCTCAACTGCTATGTTTCGGTGTCCATTCTCGACTGTCCCAATAGCCTCAAAAGCTTCTGACTTGGATCGTACCATTTTAATTTCACAACTATTTGGTACCTTAGAAAAATCCATGATTGCAATGTAATTCATTTTCTTTTATTTTCCTTATTTCTTTAATTCATTGTCGCTAACAGCGACAGGTTTTCTTCATAATCTAATTCATATTTCTTCTGCTTGTGGTTTCTAAGTTCAGCCATTAACTTTACTTTCACACCCCTAATCCTTTTCACATTCCAATCAGGTGGGCTTCTTGTTACATGATATGTATGGTGTTCTTCACAATAGTAGATGAACTTAGGAAGCTCATCAAGACCTGTAAGGTGTTTAAGACCTACTAAATGCTCTGTAGCCCCCCTGTAACTGAAACATTTCTTTTCACACATTTTTCTAAATCCTCCTATACATAATATATAGGAGAATATTAAAAAGTTCAAAACTTTGTTGAAATAAGGCAAGGAATCTCTCCCTTACCCTATTTTCAGTTAACCAAAACTTTGGTGTCTACCTGAGATAGAAGTCCCATCAATGTCTTGGGAGAATCAATGGAACTCATTAAAGCTGAATCAATAGATGCCTGAGTGAGGGGACCAATTGGTGTAATCTCTGGGAAAGTCTTTTTTGCAAGGATTACAAACCTTTCAATCAGGGCTGAGGTAATATCCTCACCTTTAATAACTGATTCAGGTAACTGATCAAAGTCTTTAATTCTCTTTGACTCGTAAAACGAGGTGTAGAATTCCGAGACTTTTGTGAAAGTTTTCATAATCCAACCCTCTTCATGTTTACCATAGAACCAGTCAGAGATTTTACCCTCAATATCATTAGGGATTTCATCAATAACGGTATACCCACAGGTTCGAATCTTTGCGTTGTTGTAATCTTCTGGGACGGAAACAACATTTGAAGGGTCAACCTCAACAACCATAACTCGATTAAAGAAGTTTTCGTTTTCATCCGAAGAGTTAGACCCAAAGTGTTCAAGATACTCGAAAGAACATGCATGAAGACCAAAGGAACAAGTTACCTGAGGATTATCTTCAACTTCATTTCTGTTCATCCTTGGGGACGTTCCAATTGAATTATCAAAATTCCCTGAGTAAAGGTCTTTGTAATCATACCCTACTTTCTTGTAGGCAAGGAAGTTTCCTGATGCCGTGATAGGTAACTTGTTCTTTTCAAGAAACCCGAAGAGTTGGTGTACCGAAGTGTAAGAAGGGTTTTTATACAACTTCTTAACAAATTCAAGAAGATTTTCTACTGGCATCTGATGCTTGATCATAATAATCAAACGTTTTGCGAGTGAACCATCGAGCAAGATATCATCTTCAAGATACCCCAGCTTAAGGTAGATAGAAGAATCATTTTCTTCTTTAAAGAAGAAATAGTTTTCTGTATCTCCATAAGTTTTTTTCACAATCAAGGCTTTAAGGTCAACAAGAGGGTAAAGGTCATCTTCGCTGGCGTTATCCTTAATTGCTTCTACGATCAAATCATAATTGACGTGATCACGGTTGATGGCATATGACTTGTTTTTGCAAAACAAACTGATACCATTTGTTGTCATAATAAATGATGCTGACATAACTGTTCCTCCGTACTTTTTCTACACTTAGACAATCAATTTTAGATTGTCAATAGTGGCTATGTAATGAACTATGTCTTCTATAAATCTATCTTTTTCAGGGATAGACTTATGGGAGGCACAACCGGGTTTGGATGCATTGAAATACTTTAGCATTGGATAGTGTTCGGAGAGTTCTTTCGAGCCATCTAACACATAAGTGCTATTTATTTTTTTTGCCTTACTGATAATTTTATCAAAAGAAGATAGCTTCTTTTCATTTTCATGATACTTTATCTTATAGATTCTGTGAAGTACTTGCTGGCTATCCGAGTCAAAAACCTTGCAAATGACATCTTTTGATTTATTGATATTCTCTATATCAAAAGATTCAATCCTAGTATAAAAAGGAGACTCTTGAAAATTGGTGTATTTCTCAAACAACTTTAGTATTTTTAGTCTTATATCTGAGGTTGTTCCAATAATGTTTTCCAGATGAAGATGATTAATACTAGACTTATACATGATTGTTGCATCCTCCAACTTCTTAGAATACATATCAACAACGTTGTCATAATAATCTACAAAGTTTGTATTATTAAACAACTTTTCACCCTTGTAAAAGTAAAATGGTATTTTTACTATCAGAGAGTAAACCTCTCCCTCGGAGTCAACAAGATCCCTAATCCTACTAAAATGAAGCTTACTATAATAGTCATTCGAGGATGACACTTGCTCTACTTCTGCAATACGGGTAGTCTTGACCCTAAGACTGGGTTTTATATACACTTCCTTGTTACCCGAACTTACAATGAAGTATACTTTTTCACCAATATCTAACACAGATTCCAACTGAGAAACAGAGCAATGACTATGAGAAATTTTTGATTTTGAAAGTTTATCATCAAGTTTTGGGGAAACATACATAATACTTAGTTCTTCTTTCTTGGAATGTGGAGTTAAATCCTTTTTCTTTTTTTCAGAAACAGGTTTTACCTTCTTATATATATTTTCAAGTTCACTAAACTTTAGGATAGTATTAATTCCCACGTTTGAAAAATAATCCCTGAGAGATGTTCTTGTTTCCCAATCCTCATTCAATAGTATGAGGGTGGTTTCAGAAATCTCAGGATAGGATATGTTATATTTTTTGCACATATCTTCGGTCATGAGTGTCTTAAACTTTTCCTTAAACTCTTTGTAAGTAAGCGTGAATTCACTATTAGCATAGTCATTATAACCATTTGTATTTCTTAAGAGCTTTAAAAACTTTTTAGAATCAAGGATTATCGGGACTATCTGAACTTCAGAGGGATACAACGCATCCTTAAAGGAACCTACAGAATACATTATGTGTTTTCTGGTACCATAGGATCTTCTAAATACCTCTTTCTCAAACCCTGTTTTCAGGTAGAGAAAATCTTTATCCTGAATAAAGTCTTTACTATTAAAAGAGTCTATTTCTTGTATTCTGCAAACTTCCTTTGAAAACTCCTCAGTTAGTAGTTTTGAAAAATATCCAGAATTAGCCCCAAGTTTTTCATACTGTCTATAAATGTTTGTATGCTTAAGAAATCTCAAAAAGGCTTCTGTCGAGAGCTTCCTAGATGACGTAGTTAGGTTTGTATTTACATAGTCTCTTATAAGAACAAAAACTTTGTCTAAAATAAGTTCTATGGTTTTAGAGTCATAAGAAAGTTCTTCCCTAGAGGGTTGAATATTCAATGAGCCAATATCTGCTTGTAACATTATTATAGAGTTTTTTCCCTTCCATTGATTAATAAAAGATTTCAAGAACTCTTTATCAAAAGTGTTTCTCCTTAGAAAATTTTCGGTATCAAACAAGAAGGAAAAGTCTACTGGATAAACAACCCCTCCCATATTTACAAAGGTTTCTCCTGAAGACCCATACCATTTAGAGATTAAGTTTGAATGCTCTGGGGTAATATGCTCTTGTGTAAGAACCGAGTATATTTCTTTGTGGAAGGTTTCAAACTTTTTAGTACTGCTATTGAACTGGCGACTTATCATTTTTTCTTTGCCATTTACAATAGTGGGTAATTCTTTCAAGGAACAAATAACAATAAAGGCTTCGTTCGCAAAACTATCAATTAATTTATTTTCAATTGAAAACGAAATTCGAGTTCCACATTCACCCTCTTTTGCTTCATATTCGTTTACTTTAGAACAGGAAGGGATTCCTTCCTCATCCTTAAAAGCTACATAGTTTGAGGTTATTCCTTGTTTGGTTGTACGAATGTTAAAAAGACTAACAAGGGAAAAGGGGGATTTTGAACCAAGTCCAAGTCCTCCAATAGTTGTATTTGACCCATTTTTACTGGAAGCAAAGTAGGTCTTATAGATAGTATTTACTTCTTCCTCTGTCATACCAATACCAGAATCTTCTACATAAAACTCGGGATATACCTCTGAGGGAAGATGAATCTTAAAGGGTGTAGTGGAGTTACCATCCACATTTGCGTCAATGGCATTACAGGAGAGTTCCCTAATAACCGCCCTCACAGGATTTTTATATAACAGCTTAGATAGAATTTCATAGGCTTTCGGAGATTCCGCTATAGAAAATTTCTTCTTATTTGTCAGGTTTGTTGTTATTTTAGTCGTTTCTATAGTAGTAATCATATTAGTATTAAAAACCCCTTGTTACATATAATATATAGGACTTACAGGAAAAGTTCAAAACTTTATACGCTAAATATGGGGTTTTAGCTACTAATTAGCTTAAAATCCACTATTTTTGCTTCATCATTGTACATTTTCACGCAAAGAGTTTGTTGAATCTCTGCAAATTCATTTTCATTTCGAGGTATAAAAGTGTATTCTTCAAGGAAAGTCATGTTAGGAAAATACCCTTCTCTACTGGAATCATACCATGTTACCACTATCATACCTTGCTCCTAACGATAATTATATCTGCAAACTTATCATTTTTAATATTGGCATAGTATGCCATAAACTTTTTGTGCTGACGATACACAATTGATTCTCCCTCAATAATAGTAGCGGTATTTGATCTCTCCACCCCTTTTTTAAGGTCTTTATTTACTCGGGCTAAACAAAGGTCTGGGTCGAAAGAGTCTTCCAATACATAGGCAATAACATCTGCTTTAAGTGTACTGGCAATAAGAAAAAGCATTTTTCTGTCTTTGTGAGATAGGTTTAATGCGCTGAAATAAACATCCTTGTTATTTCTCAGGGCATCTTTAACTTGTCCATAGCAATTTGAAAAAACTTTATCATTTTGAGATTGATCTGATATGTTGCCTGTCAGTCGTTTACGTTCATCATCTGGACAAACTATAACCATATTTTCTACTGTTTCTGCAAGTTTCTTTCCTAAATAGGATTTACCGCTTCCTGATATCCCAATGGGACAATGAATTGATACTTTCATTTTCTAATACTCCTGTGTCTAAACATATATTAACATTTCAACTAATTTAAAATGATAATAACAACACAGAATAAATATGCTTTAATTGCAGAATCCACTTTTCAAATGACTCAACTGTTTTCCACAAGTTTAACTGAGAAAATTGGAGATAAAGAGACCGAGAAAGCCCGTCATGATATTATTAAGAAGTTAAAGTTTGGAGATTGGGATACTGACCCAACAAGTTTTTATCATTCTTTTAAAAAAGCCAAACATGCCATGATGTTAACCCCCTATACTATAGAAGACTTCAAGCAAATGAAGACGTTTAAATTGCAGGATTATGACATAGGTTTTGCATTAAAAGAGTTTAATGGTGAAATAAGTGAACTGGTTGCCGTTCATAATGCCAGTTCTATCAGTGGAATCGGGCATGAACTTGTAGATAGTGCAATTATCGAAGGAGCCAAGTATTTAGACCATTTTGATGGGTTTTTATCCACTTTATATGAAAAAACTGGCTTTATTGAGTATAAAAGAGACCCGTATAACCCTATGTATGACCCAAATGGAATATTTGCCAGTGTTTATGGGAAATCTGAAGTTATATATAGACGATATAAAACTGCACCAATCCCAAAAGAAGATATCCAATCCGAAGAATTAACTGCATAAGTCTTGAAAAATGAACGAATTCTTGATAAAGTTTTGAACTTTTTAGAAAACTCCTATATATTATATATGTAAGGTACTAAAAGGAGATAAACATGAAATATTTTAACAAGGCAACCAACATCGAAGAGGCAAAAACCCTCTATAAATCACTAGCTCTTTTAAATCATCCAGACAAAGGTGGAGACACCTTGACTATGCAGGAAATTAATGCAGAGTTTGACGAAGTGTTTATTTTCTTAAAACACGCCCCTCAGTACAAGTCAACTTCAACTGAAACTTCCACTGAATACAAACGAAGTTTCTATACTCAGCAGGGTTGGGAAGGTGAACGATATGATAGAAACCTTCGGGTTAAAGATATCACCAAAATCATGAGAGATTATGTAAAGTTTGTATATCCCAACTTCAAGTTTTCTATCTCTAAATCAGATTACAACAGTATTCATATCTCCATGATGGAAGCTCCTGTAAATATGTTCAAGTCTCCTGAAGAAGTCCCAACTGTAGACCAATGGGGAAGGGAGTCAGATGACTATAAAAAAACTATAGCACAGGGTTGTTGTCAAGTTAATCACTATTATATAATGGATTGTGTGATTCTTACCGATTATGCTAAATCCGTAATGTCGGATATTTATAAGATGGTGAGTTCTTATAACTATGATGATTCTGATTCTCAGACAGATTATTTTGATACCAATTTTTATGTCAATCTCTCTATTGGTAAGTGGGATACTCCCCTAAAAATTGTACAGAAAACAGCTCGGATTTCAGGGAAAGAAGACAAAACTTCTAAACGGATTTCGTAAGTTTCTTGATAAAGTTTTGAACTTTTTATAAAAACCCTATATATTATATATGTAGGGTAAAACAAGGAGAAAAAATATGACTACTGTTAGCACCAAAAACTTTAATGGAATTCCACTGTTAATTCCTAATTCTGTAAGTTTTGATTCTGAAGAATTCTATGTGTCCTATAATAATTATGATGAGTATATTTATGGTTGCGATACTACGGCACTTGTACTCGGTCAAATGCAACATTTTTACATCCTTAATGGAGATCATCGTAAGGCATATGAGGCTTTAACTTCTCAGGGTTTTACTGCGTGTTTGGAGTATTTCAAGAATAACTCAAACTTAAAAAACAAGTACAGTGAGAGTGCTTAATTAAACTAAGGGGGTATGTATGGTTGTTAATATTTTTAGTTCAGAAATACAGGATAGCATAATTATGCATATCCCTCATAGTGGAACTCAATTCCCTTTTGGTAAACTCAGCTATTTCGACAAGAGTATACTTGAAAGGGATATTGAACAAAGTACTGATCATCACACAAATATAATTTTTCAAACTCCCTATACATCACTTGTTTCTACTTTCAGTAGATTGTGGTGTGATGTTGAAAGATTCAAAAAAGATTCTATGGATGATATCGGGAGGGGCTACTTTTATACAAAGAATAGTCAGGGAGAAGTTATAAGAAACACGGCACTTAAATCCTACGTGTATCGAAAATACTTCAAGCCCTACCATGCAAAGTTTACCAAAATGGTAACAACCAAATTGAAAGAAACGGGTATAGCAATAATTATTGACTGCCACAGTTTTAATAATAACCCTCTACCATTTGAGTCAGTCGAGACAAAAGACCGCCCCGATATCTGTATCGGTACAGATTTTTATCATACCCCGAAACACCTGATAGACTATGTTACAGGATATTTTAAGAACAAGGGGTATTCAGTTAAAATAAATACTCCCTATGGTGGTACAATGGTTCCCATCAAGTACTACCGTAAAAATGAAAACGTGAGTAGTATTATGATTGAGATTAATAAGAAGTTGTACATGGATGATAACAACTCAAAAGTGTATATAGAAAAAATTGCCAAACTTAATTGGCAAATTAATGAGATGTTGAAGGGACTGAATTGATGGAGTACCCTTGTGCGGGGTGTGGAAAATACAATGATAAATTGATGATATTTTCTTTTTATGAAAATACAATATATTTTTGCAAAGAATGTGGAATCAGTATTATTAAAGCTAATATTTTTGGACTGATACTAAAAACTGAGGAAGAATAACATGGATGCTAGGACAAAAGAATTATTGAACGAGTGTTGGAATAATGCAATTGCTTTTGGATCTCATGGTACATATATTTCGTTTGAGGATTGGTTTCAGGAAAGATTTTCAAAAGAGACAGAAAATTCTGAAACCAAGTCCAAAAGAAAACAAGAAGACCAAATCTTTAGTTAGAACCTACCAAGAAATCCAAACAATGTCAAAATGACCAAATTTCTTTATTAGATATTCGGATGCTACATGGAACTCTTCATCCGTATCATTTTTAAAATCATAGCTAAAATGATCTGTTATGTAGGTAGCTTCTTGGAAAGAATCATTCCTCATTCCAACATACTCACCATAAGTTCTTAAATAATCACTTACCTTGGTGTCACTTTGACCTTTATAATAAAGTTGTAATTCTTGTACCAAGTCAATAGCACTGAATTGTGTAACTTTATCTCTACTAAATGTCTTATACATATTATTTCCTTGTATTAATTTCCAGATTTTACCCTATTAGAAGTTTCCTTACTAACAATTGAACCGTTAATAACTTCTTCCCCGTCCATTAGGGAACTTCCACAATCTGGACAGTGTGGATAAGTGTAGTCGAGTTCCTCTGTTGTCCATCCATCAATAGTTCTGCATCCACAAGTAGGACACTCACCTTCAACATTTTCATCTTCCTCGACTGCTCTGTTTTTTCTAGGTTCCATAGTTTCTTTCATACGTTTGATACGTTTGAGAGTTTTTAGAATATTGAAACGGATAGACGATGCTACACCTCTTTCATTTTTAATTATCCAAGGTTTGTAGAAGAAACATAATTGTGACTTCTCGAAATAAGAATTATAATCTTTAAGTTTGTTATGAAAATATTCCACGAATGCTTTTTCAGAGAAAACCTTTTTATAGGCATTGAGTTCAGGGGAATCGATTTCGTTTTCAACTTGACCTTCTCTGACATAATCCAGAAAATCATTTTCAAATAACTGTACAAAGCTATCTGCCATTGTAAGACTTCCATCTTTAACGAACGCAATAATTGCATCAGCATTATCTGACCATAGCCATCTACCCTTAGTGAAAAGGTAATAATAATCTTGATTATCGAACTCCTTTCGTTTAAGAAGGGTTCTAAGTCCACTAAATCCATAAGAGAACTTTATTTTTTGATGTTTACAACCATCAGGTAGAATTTCAATTTCTTCAATTGTTTTTTCAAGATTCTCAAACTCTTTAATCCTACATAATGCTCTTGCTTTAAGCTCAGTATTGTAATTACCTATGTCCTGAAAAATTACTTCAGGGAAACCATCTTCCCTTGCTTTTGTAACCAAGAACTCTTGACTTTGGTTGTTAGGGACTATGAAAATTGCACTTGTTGACATATAAAACTCTCCATATAGTTGTTTTTTAATTAGTTGCTATTTCTTTGGAGAGTGAATAACTTGATAAAAATAAATAACTTTGTTGTAATTTTCTGAAACAATGGATAGATTCATAGTTAAATAAAATGGCATAATGTATCTAAGAAAGAAGCCAACTATACAGAACTTGGTTAAACTTCCAAACATAAGCATTATAAAGGAAGAAGGACTAAAGAAAGTAAAGTTTATTAATCCAAAGATTTGAAGTGCCGGTATCAATAAATAACCGAAATGAACATTAGCAAAGGCAAGAGTTTCAAATGTAGCTACCATACTTATTTTCTCTAAATATTTAATTGTGTTTAAATCTGTAGAGTATTTTTTTGCCAGTTCTATTGTTTTATTTGCCTTAGGTGAGTATTTAATACTTTTTAATAGAGAGGATATCTGTATACCTACTGTTGATACAAAAACAAAAAGTCTTAAGTCTAAAATAAAATCATATATGCTAAAAATAACTATTGAAAGTATACTGAGTCCCGTAAACCCCATAATGATATACATTATAATAGAACTAGACTCAAAAACTCCATACTGCGTAGGAAAGAACTTGCAAAGTACTGCGATTAAAACCAACATCATTGCAAGATAATTTACAACTTTTGTTACAAAGAAGTCTATCACTTCTGAAAAAAACCGTTTAAAAAAATTCATTTAAGCTCCATATTTCTAGTAGTTACTGTAGAGGTGTTTGGTGTATTAAATACGCTCTTATTTATTAGTAGGATGTACAGGATTTGTCCATCCTTTTGCATTTACATTTTTTCTAAAATTCTTTCAAGGTTCATATAAAACCTTGCAACAAATTTTCCCTTTGTTTCTAGGTGTCCCTCAGTATTAGAAAAACTAAACTGGTTATTAATTTGAACTCCATGAGAACCAAGATTAATTTTTACATAGACTCGATAATGGTCACTACTATTGGTTATATGTTTAAGCTTAATATATCCCGTGTGTTTTGTACCATCACCTACAACTTTGAATCCATCAACGGTTTTTATTAGTTTAATTCCATATCCAGTTAAATAGGATCGTTGCTTATCATAAAGTAAGTCTTGGGTATAATGAAAGTTATCTATCTGATCTTCTCTTTTATTTTCTTTCAGTCCAGTCTGTTTATAAGCCTGTTTAACTTCTTTAATAAAAGCTTCAATAGAAACTTCATTTGCATTTCCACGATTAAATTTTGCAATAATATCAAGAATGTTTAGTTGACCATAAGTTCCAAATTTAATATCTACAACTTTCTTAGTAAAAGCGTCTTGTTGCTTTTTAGTTTTAATATTATCCCATTGTTGGAAAATCTTATTTACTTCAACACCATTGTTTATATCTTCCACAATTGTTTTCTTGGAAGCTTCGGTTAAATGAGATTTCTCATATACTCTCTTAAATTGTTCATTCATATTAAAACCTTATATTTAATCGGCGTTGAGCCATTTCTGCAATGACCCCTGAAACAGCTTCCGGTAATTTATCAATAGGAATTACTGATTTATATTTATGGGAAATAATTGCTGAACTACCAAAGGTTCCAAGCATTTCAGTTATTTCAAGTACGAGTACTATCGGAATAGTTTGCTCATTGTCCATAAAAACTCTACAGATTAAATCTCCAACATCCAAAGAAACTCCGTGAGGTGCGGATACCTCATAACTTTTTTGTTCTTCATCTGTAGTAGCCGCTACAAGAGATGTTATTTGATACGCATCCCTGTCACCTACTGCATTTGTTTTTTTTATATAACGGTAAGGGACATCAATCATGGGTGGAAAAACTATATTTACAATATCTGCTTTTTCAACCTTGGATGAAAGTTTATCCCCTTCATCATTTTTCTTCACTGTAATTCTGATACAATCTGTAGGCGTCCCAATAAGTCCAATGGTGTTATCGAGTAGTTTTCTTCTCATAGGGTCATGTATAACCCCGAGCCGGGCTTGAAAATCTCTATATTGCATTTACTCTGTATCTTCTTCAAACAATGATTCAACTGCATTATATATACTTATGAAGTTTTTTTCTATAAAATCACATTCATCAATATCTGTAGACATCTTACTCTGATAGTATTCATCCATAAGTTCTTCTAAATTATCTTCATCACCAGTATCTTCTATGAAATCATTTGCAGAATAATTTGGCATTATTGAGGAAGCATGAGAATGAATACTTTTTGCAATAGTTTCTACTGAGTATTCTCTTTTAGCTACAGTTGTTTTTTCTTGAAGAGGTTCTACATTTTCAAACTTTTCTTCCAACATATTTGTAATTTCAAAAGAATGTTCTATAACAAAATCAACAGAAACTATATCCTTATTTTTTATAACATATTTTGAGAGCAATTCGTCTGGAAGATTTCTAGACTTATTCCAATCCTCTATAAAGTCTTCAGGTGTATAATTAGGCATCAAATCGTCTATTTGGCTGTAAATATCATTTACAATGTTTACAAGAAGAGTATTACTATTACTAAATCTACTGTCAAAGCTACTTTCATCTAAATGATCCACTCTGGTATCTGAGTAAAACTCATCATCAATTAACCCAGCTTCTTCAAGGTCTGAAAAAGTATAGTTAGGTGCATCCCCTAATCTATTTTTTACAATTTCAACATGGTCAAGAATATATCTTAACGTTTTTTCAAGGTCATTGGTCATTAGGATTGAAGCATCATAACCTTCATCTAGGAAGTATTCTTTGCATTTCTGAATTTTATCTTCTGAATCATTTTCAGAGGGAGATGCAAAGTAGTAAAAATCTATTCCAGAATCTATGTCAAGTGCAATGTGAGTATAAACCCCTGAGTCCTTTGAGATTTCTCTAGAATTAGGTTCCATAGCTCCAAACTGAGTAGTATCTTTTTCCCAAGAAACCTTTTCATTGCTTGTACGTATCAAAGCTTCTGCACTTACTGCCTCAAAATTTTCATTAAGGTCAAGTTCACAAAAGAAATCATTTCCTAAAATAGGTTTATCAATTAACTTCTCAAATATTTCTTTTATCAAACCCTTAATAACTACATCTTTTGTATCCATTGTATTATCCTCTTTATAAGTTAGTTGTAGGATGATAGAGATGTTGTTTCATCAGAATCAACTCCTCGCATAGATGCCCCTAACTCAGCTTGTGCGTTTTTACTTAAATTAGAGAGTATGAACTGGTAAGAGTTCCATCCATCAATAAGTCTGCGTAGGGTGCTTTCTTTAGACTCTTCTAATATAATAGAAGCACGATGTCCAGAATATTCCTTTTTATTTTCTACAATTACTTTTCTTTCAACTTCATTCGAGGAAAGCCATTTTGTTGCCGCAAGGTCTTTAAGATTTTCCCTGTCCCTAATTGTAATTGACTTTTCTGCAAACCAAATATCAAAAAGCTCTTTGGCTTGTTTAGCTAAAAACCTTTGATCTTCATATAACACAATAAGAGATAATAAAACTTGTTCAAATGAACATAGTGCTCTATTAAGCTCAAAGAATGAGGGTTGTCGAGATCCATCAAAAAGTAAAGATTCATTCATTTTGCAAATTTGTTTTTCAACAAAAGAAATAAGGTCTTGACCTTTTTTTTCGAATACTTCCTGAGATACATCAATAATGATTGGTTCATCCTCAGCAAGTTCAAACTTTGTTTTTGGTATACTTGCAACCTCAACAGGTGAAGCAACAGGTGATGTTTCTATCTTGGGTGTTCTCGTAGGTAAGGTTCTCGTAGGTAATGTTTGTGGTTCCATAATAATCTCCATATAATATATTAACAAATTTTGTCTAAAACGGATTTAATATCTTCATCATATTTTATTCTTATTAATTTAATATTGTTATCTAAACAATACTTTGTTTTTATTTCATCCCTTTCTTTGGTTTTATTAAGGGCATCAACCCCTCCAAAATAGTCTACAGAGTCGAAATGTAGTCTACCATCAAATTCAATTAAGTAGGTCAACACCTCGTTTTTAAATATTGCAAAATCAAAAGGGAGAGGTCTTCTGTTTCTACAGTCTTTGAATCTATATTGCTCAAAAAACTTTAAGTTTTTAGATACCAAAATATCTCTAATATCTTTTTCTCCCTGAGAGGACTTACATTTAGGACAACCCCTACCACTTAGGTGACTTTTTGCTTGTTGTGAAAAACTTCCATGTTTAATACAGATAATAATAACCTTGGAGGATGACCCATTGTAATCTACAAGAGAATAATCATATTTGTCACCATGTTTTAAACTTGCTCTTTCTATAAAAATATTTCTTGAAAATATTCTTTGTTCAACTCTACTTTCTATTGCACATTTTGGACAACCTTTACCAAATAAATGACTATTAGGTATTTGAAAAAAACTTCCATGTTGGCTACATATAATCTCAACTTTTGATTTTGAATTACCATAATTCACTAAAGAATACTCGTATTTATCACCATGAGCTAATTTTGCCTTTGATAGAAAATCTTCTTTGGAGTCAACATTCTTATCTTGGTAACAGTATCTACAACCTTGACCTTGTAGATGATTGGACGCAACTTGTGAGAAAACCCCATGTGTTGGACAAATAATACTAACTTTTGATAGTGAGTGTGAATAGTGAACTTGAGAATAATCATATTTATCCCCATGAACTAATTTGGCTTTCTCTATGAATTCACTGGTTGTTATTTTTTTAATTTTAATGACCTTTAATAGAAAGGGGAACCAGTTTAATGATTCCCCCGAGTATTATTTCTAATTACTAGATAGTTAGGAATGCACATAGAAAGAAGCAATCATTCCATCGTCTTCTGAAAAAAGATAAGACTTGTTTTTTTCTTCACTTCCAATATAACCCATTCCATTAGCCCATTTACTTTTTCCACTTATTGTAGGTAGTCGGTGGATAACAAGTCCGAATTTGTCCTCCACATCTAATTCATGATGATAGTGTGCCATAAAGAAAAACTTATGTTTAGCAACACCCCATTGCTTAGACTGTTCAGTAGATACAATAGGTAGTACGTCTTTCAAGTTTGCATGATGTGTGAAACCAAGAAGACTATTACCATACGTAAGATAAGTTCTAGGTGTTTCACCATAAATAACTTCAACCGATTTATTTTTCCCAAAGTCTTTATCGGTATAAACTTTATCCAAAGTAACCATCATTGCCCAAGCACTAAATTCATCATGATTTGAGAGAACGGACATTACAGTTACCGGTGCTTCTTTTGCAAGCATCTCTATTCCCTTAATAACCATGTTTACACCACGATGATAAATATCTTTAAGTCCACCGTTTTCTTGGTCTTGTGGTGTGCCCTTAACCGTAGTGCCGCTAAGAGTATCTGCATTGAAGAAATCATTTCCCAGAACTAATACTATTTTATTTATTCCTGCTAATTTTTTTGCATTAGATACAGATTCGTTAATGACTTTAAAGAATCTTTCTTCTGCAATCTCCATGTTATAATCGCCTGATGTTGCTGACCTTGTGGAGTAGAGTCCATAATGAAGGTCTGCTACAGGAATCAAAAGCATGTTACCTTTTTTTTGTGATTTACAATTAATATCAATGCTTTTAAAAGCCTTAGTATTAGATTTAATATTCTGAATAAAATTGGTAAGTTCATCCATTGTATAGGAAAAACCCTTATTCATATTTACTGAATATTTTATAGAACTAAGATTAATTATACCTTGAGATTTTGTATAGGACTGCCAAAATGATTCACGGAATTGTTTAAGTTCTGTATTATTAGGGTCGAAACCCAATGCAGTTAGAACGGTATCCTTTGAAACTTTCTGTGCAGGAGTTAAGGGTTTTCTAATTACGTGGTGAACTAAAGAATCTTCTCTAACATCAAAAGTAGTTTGTACTTCTTTCTGTTCGCCATTTGCAAGTTTCTTAATATCCTCATCGGAGAGTTCATCCATAACAACAGGCATAAGACCCTGTTGAGATTCAGTATTAACTGAATCATTATTCCCGTGGTTTGATTTTCTCATTACATAGAGCTTATCAGTAATTGACCTTCTTTTATAATGGGTTCCAAACTTCTTATTAAATGAAGCTACTATCTGTGAAGTAGACTTCCCTTCCCTTGTGAATGTAATAAGGGTCTCTATCATGTCGTCTGTAAAAATGTTTTTCAAGTTTTCATTATCCTTTAATATTTTAGTTGAAACTATTAGGTTTCAGTAGAATCCGAATTATCTTGTAGGGGTGTCATAGTGAAAACGTCAGGTTGAAAGATGAGATGGTTTCTACCTACACCACCATTACTCATTTTTAATGAACCTAATTCTACGATATCTTCCATATTTTTTGTTTCTTCTAAGTCGGGCAAATACATATCTGCATAAAACTTTCTTCTAAACAATGACAATACATATCTTGCACGTTCTGTAAGTGCATTAGCATTCTTAATATCATTTCTATTTGGTCTAAGTTTTTCGATATCCTCAAGGTCAATAACTTTTGCAGAATCAGCACCACGACCAAATTGAACAACTCCGATTATATGAATCTTCAATTCTTTAGCAAGAGAGTGCAATACGTTAATTGCAATTTCCATTATTTGAGCCATGTTATGAGTACCGGAACCAATTTTACAAAAATCAGAAATCTGAGTTAAAAGGTCTAAAACTATTATACAATATTCTTGACCTATTTCTATTTGAAACTTTTTAATTCTGGCTTTCAGGTCTGATATTGAAAGTGTAGGGCTTTCACATATTCTAAAGTTTGTATGTGATTCAAGTTCCTTTCTCTCAAGCATTATCCTTTCTTGTACGGAAGCGAACTCATCATCTACTGGAGAAACGATTGCTCTAAAAGGAACTCCAGTTCTTATAGATAAAAGTCTATCCATCGTATCCACTTGCCCCATTTCTAAAGTGAAATACATATTTGGGGTATCGGTATTGATAAATTTATTAATTAAGTTTAGACAGTAGGTTGACTTTCCCTGTCCAGTACTTGAAGCAACAAGACCAATATCCCCCGGTTGCGCTCCCTTAATAATAATCTTATCAAGTATCTCATCATGGAAGGGATATTTTTTACCACTCTTCCTTGAATTAAACTCTGGGAGATACTTAACAAACCATTCTTCCATTGTCATAACATCGGATTCTGATATATTAAAACTCTCAAGTTTTTCAAGACCCTTTCTAATTTTCGCTTTTACTTCTTCCAGATCCGAGGGACTTGCTGACAATAGTTGAGCAGAAGCCTCTTCAATTTCTTTTGATATCTCAAGTTTTTTACAAGCACCTTTTAAGGTAGTGGTAATATCAGTAATCTTTTCAAGCTTTTCCTCAGGGAAATTAAAAATACTATCTATGGTATCCATAGTTATTCCAAGATCTATTTCCGAAGAAGCTTGAAATAAGGAATGAGATGAAATAGTAATATTTTCCGATACAAGATTTGTTATTGCCTCGTAAACACTTTTAGCTGTTTGATGAATAAGGATATCGTCAGATACTTCTCCAGATTCAAGAAAACTTGGATTTTTTATTATTGCATTTAATAGCCGATACTCGGCATATATTACTGCTTTTGAAGCATCAATTGTTGTAGATTTCATCGTCGAACAATCCTTTGGGGTCTAGTATATTTACTTCGTAGTTATCAGTAAACTCGAAAGCTGTTTTTTTTAGATTTACTTCCCTTGAAATTAAATCCTGAATAGAGGGGGAGAAACCTTGAGAACTTATATCAGTTATGCAATACTCTGAAATTATTACCAGACCTTTTTTATTACCGAGTCTTTTTCTTAAGAAGGAATCTAAGAATTGTAACTGATAACCGCTTTTCCAAACGCTTACTCTTGACTTATCAAAAGAATCATCAATAATAACTAGGTCGGCTTTATCTAAGAAACCAGAATAAGTATCCTCGGGCTTCTTAACATTTACATCATCGAAGGGTTTAAGTAAAAGAGAAATTAGGTCAAGCATTGTTATATATGCAACTTTTTTACTTTTATTAATTATCTGTGCTCCCAACCATTTTGCTGTAAAGGTTTTTTGAGTTCCAGACCTACCATAAAAATAAAGAATGGCAGAACTAAACTCAGAACTTTCAAATTTATCAATATAGGTTTTTAATTTTTTTATATTATTGTTTACATCCTTCCCTTTATATTCTTTGTCAATATTAAAGTTTTTAAATGTAAAAGGTATATTTGCTTTTTCATATACATCGAAGTTGCGTACATCTTTCATAAATTTTTTATGACATTCGCATTCGACTAAAAGTCTTTGACCTGAACTATTATAGATATCATAATAACCTTTAGGTGTTACCCAAAAGCCTTTAATGAAAGGATGAGGTTTTCCCATACACTTTCTACAGGGCGTAAAAATTAATTCATGTTTCAAAATAACCTCCTAAAGATATATTAACAAAAAAGCCCTAAAGATTATTAATCCTTAGGGCTTTTGTAAAGTCAATTAAAACACTTTACCACAGCTAGGACAGGAAGAGAAAGACTGAGGAGAACCAAGTCCACATTCAGGGCAAGCAACTTCCCAATCACTTTCATCGGAATTGTCATAAAGAATTGCGGTTACTTTCGTACCATCAAGTTCAATATCAAGAATCTTTGCTTTCTGTTCAGGAGTAAGAATTTCCCAACCTTTAAGAGCGGTTGTGTCAAACTTAGCACCAGTGCTTTCTGCTTTTACAGAAGGTGCTCTGGCACGTACAGGTGTTTCAGCTTTGGGTGCAGGAGCCGAGGCTGGTGCAGGTGCGGATTCACTCAACTTATCTGGAGTTTCTTCTTTCGATGCTTCTTTTGTTGCAACATTCTCAGCAGTTTCAATTTCTGAAAGCTTGCAAAGTTCATCGTAATAAACTGTTTTGAGTGCGGAGTCAACCATTTTAATGGTCTTCCCAAGTCGTTTCTTAAGTTTGCTGTATGAGGTTGGTTTGAAAAGTCTTCCAATTTCATAGCGGTCGTAATTAAGTTCTTCCTCAGTAAGGGAGCCACTTGTTACCAAACCAATTGCATCCTTATCCAATTCCTCGGTAAGCCCAGCTTCAACCATTCGAGAAGCATTGATAATCTTATAGGGATTATTCATTTGTCCAGTACGAGTAATACCAAGATCATACTTCTCAAGTGAGCCATACTTTGTTGATACGGCACTAAGACCTTCAACAAAACCATAGGAGGCAATACCGATGTTTGCATATTCTCTGGTTCCATCATCACTCAGGGTTACATTCTTTGAAAGAAGTACTGAGTGCTTATGTTCCTTGTGCCAAGCATTCATTGAACGAACAATTGCATTTGCAACAAGAACTTTCTGACCCATCATACCCTTAGAATAAGTATATTTATTCTTATCTTTTTCAGGGTCAAATCCACCTTTGGAAACTTTGTTAAAAATTTCTGGAAACTTGAATTCGTTTTCATAAACTTTTTTACTCTTTCCTTCTTTTGAAGCAGGGTCTTTTACCCAAGCTACCTTCATAACACTGTCGATCATACGCCACATAAAGTGGTCTTGTTCTTGAGTATCTTCACGAATAGGGAGATTGAGTTTCATTACTTTGCCATCGTCATCTTTGATTTCCGATGTAAAGATTTCATGCATGTCATAGATACCAGATACTGAGGATACTCTGGGAGGTTTTCCAAGAAGACGAACGATTGCCATCTTTTCTTGTTCAAGTCCTACCCATTTAATATCTTCAGGAGTATAATTACTCCCACCATTCGCTTTACGAGCTTCTTTCTCAGCTTCTTCTTCTTTTACGTTTTTCGTAAAAGCTACGAATTCCTCATCTTCAACCATGTCAAACTTTGCCATAAACATTTCCTTTTGAGCACTTTGGCTCTCTTTTCTTTTTGTGAACTATGTCACTATTATTAAACTGCACAACGGCAGTATTTAATTAGTTGAGTCTTTGTGAAAGACTACACCTGTTTTTTTCTTATTTTTCTTTGCAGTAATTGTAGGTATAATAGATGCTCCATTAGGATCAAGAATTACTCCACTTGATACTGTTCCAAGTTTTTGTGTTAGTGCAGAATCTACAAATGATTGAAGGTTACTTGAGGATTTTACCATTTCAAAATCATCAGAAGAACAAGACCTTAGTGAGGAGGTGTACATACACATAGAATCATAAGCGGCAGAGTTTCCCTGAGAAGTGTTTGAGAATATTGCCATCTTTGACTGACTCATACCTAATCCTCTACCTGCATCAAAAGCTTCTTGTCCTGCGGCGAGGAAAATAAATTCCCAACTATACGTGTCACGTTGAGTTGCAATCATCTCAAATACTTTGTTCTGAGTGAACTTAGTAGAAGAGTTTTCTGCGCCATCTGTAAGAATTGCAACAACAACCTTACTTGGTCTATCAGCTTCATTCATGTTAGATAGTCTTGTTCCTACTCTCTCAATAGCACCACCTACTGCATCATACATTGCAGTCATTCCAGCAGGGATGAATGTTTTTTCACTTAGAGGTGTAACAGACTTTACGGGTTTATTGTCCACGTAAACTTTCTCAACCGAGTTGAATAGAACCACAGTCATGTTGGCTTCACCTTCTAAGGCTTTTTGAGATTCTAAGAATGAATTAAATCCACCGATTGCATCGGTCTTAACCCCATCCATACTTCCAGACATATCCATAACTACTATGAGTTCTGTCAAGTTTTCTTTCATTTATTTTCTCCTTTTGGAGACACACTTTTATTCACGTTCACCTCCAATAATAAATTCTTTGTTTGTATCCAATACTCTTGTATTTATGGTGAAGATATACTCAGAATTCTCAAATAGGAATTCTTTAACTTCACCGCTGAGATCGTTGTTTTCTTTTATTAGGAACTCTGGTTCTATTTGAGTGCATCGGTAAGTAATGCTTGTACTGTTTTCATCTAACCAATCACAGAGATATAATTTGTTATTTTTATCTGTAGCAGTGAACGTCAAAGGACAGTCATAATAATTAAGAACTTCAACAACTTTCAATGTATTCATACATTATATATTAACAAGTTTATATTTTTGCTAAGTATTCAGACTTCCAGTTTGGCTTAAATTTTATAACTTCCTTAAAAATGGGCTTCATTTCCTCCGCAGAATAAAAAGTTACATCTCTACACTGTTGCATCTTTTCTATATCTGACTCACGAAACCTGCCCTTCACTTCAAATTTAGCTCCATTTACAGTGAAGTCATAATAGAACTTTCGTTCTTTCCCATCAGGAGCTAAATAAAATAAAAAATCCTCTGTGTTACGAATTACAACACATCCTTTGATTTCCTTGAAATAGATATAGAAAGCCGCTTCCCATTTAGAATCAAACTCAATTGAATCATAACTACCTTTTACTATTCCATTACTTGTCATAGGAGTGTAGATAGGTTTATTAAATTCACTTATGTCATCAATCTCGTCAATATACTTATTCATTTCTTCTGGAAGAAGAATGACTAATCGGTGAAGTCTTGCTTTTATATCATTTACTTTCCACGAACCCATAAATAATTAGTCTTCCAATAATCCAACTAATTTAATAAATACTTTTAAAGGATTCTTAATATATGATTTTTGGCGAAGAAGAGCTTGATACTTCAGTTTTGAATGTTCAAGAGAAAGCAATACTTGATATTGCAGAACAGAATAAAGATGTCTTATCACTTAATTCTCAGAAGTTGAATATTCGTGAGATAAATAAAAAACGAATATTGGAAAATTATGAACTTTTGAAAAAAGGTGATGTTTCAGTATATCCCTCAGTAGAACAAGAATCTCCTCTCCAAGTTTCGGTACATCCTGAATTGACCAAAGAAACTCTTGAACCTATAGGAATTGAACCAAACTTTGGTTTAGAAGAGTTTATAGCTAAAGAACAAGGAAAGGACATATCCACTATCATCTCAGAAGGTTCTACTCAAGATATATTAACAGAAATTAATTTATCACCTAAGATAGACTCAGATAATAATCATGTTGGAAGACAAGAATTAGACTTAAAACTTAATGAACCGTTTTCTTCTTTAGTAGATGAAAACTTTAAGTTTAAAGTAATGAAGGAAGTAGAAAACTTTAATATTAAAGATATATCCCTACAAGATAAGATATTAACACTTTCTAAAGAACTCACTAATGTTTCAGAAATAAAGATAGTTCCTGATATGGGGAATACTCAAGCAGTTATTACTAAAGTTCCTGTTACACTTACAAACGAGAACAAGGTAATTTCAACCGTTGGGAAAATAGACTTATCAGATAACAATGAACAAACAATACTAGATCCTGTTGTTCTTACAAATGATACTCAGGTAATTGAGTTTCTCACAAAGGTAGAAAAAAATGTAACGGAATCTTTTACCTTAGAACCAAATATCTATACAGATGAAGTTTTATCTGTAGAAGTAAATTCAGACATTAATAAAGAAAATACTATTCTTTCCCATTCAGAACCTAAGTTTTATGAAGATACAGGTATTGAAGTTATGGTTGACTCTAACATAGTTGTTGACACAAATCATATTAATAATACCTCGATTACTTCAAAAGACTTAAACAACTTTTTTACTACACCCTCAAAAGTTTCTGTCTCCTCAGAGTTTATATCTAAAGTAAAAGAAAATCTTTCATCTCCAACACTTGCTGTTGAAAACGTATTTACCATAGATACCGGTAGTTCTGGTGCTTTACCTTTCATTGGTGCTCCACCAGATTTCGCTGAAAACTTTATGTCAGGGGCTAAAGAAGTCTTAATGACTAACCTTAAAGAGACTGTAACAGATTTTATTGTAGAAGCAATAAATGGGTTTGATAAAAACTATTTAGGGTTTTCTTTGGAAAAGACTTTAACAAATCTTTTAGAAAACATTCAGAATAAGATTGAAGTTGTATCTTCGATTAATGACAGAGAGTTTAAGCTAACTCAAGGTCAAGTATCCTCTTTGGAAGACACTGTTAAAACTGCACTAAAAAATACTTTTACTGGGGAGAAAGAAGTTTCTCTTAATTTGTCTTGGGGTAATTTAACTGCAATGCTGGAAGAAATCTCAGACCACTTGTACAAAGTTTTAACTTCCACGGGTACGACCGTTTCTGAAGTAATTGGAATGAGTTTCAACATATGGGAAAAAATACTTGGTGGGATGTTATCAGATTCTTCTAAAAGCAGAATAAAACTTGGAGTAAATCCTGCGGTAGATGCATTAATATCTGCTGGACCTGATGCATATAAAAATCAATATGATCTTATTTTAATTCAAGCAGGGGGAAGTTCTCCTATACTTGAAGTTATGCCATCTAAAGTAAAAGGCGACAAAACCTTTAATGAGAATGAATATATCTTGAACTTACTTGGTTCATCTTTTCTCGCTGTAAGAGCGGCAGGTATAAATATTCCAGAGATTAAATCTCAGACAGTTGATATACCCTATCTATGGACAACCGTTACTAAAGTAGTTCCTCAAGTAACGCTTAGTAAAAAACAATCTCTTACTATTGAAGCAGACCAATACTTGTTTATGTATGATTCTTTTATGAAACTATCAGGGAAATATTATTCATCCTCGAAGTTTGGTTTAGTCGAAGAGAAAAAAAATGATATGTTAAACTTTGTACCCGTTCAACTGGGTTCCCTTTGTTCAAAGTCTTGGTCAGATGGTATTTACAATGACAGACTTGGAAATAAACCTAGACTTGATATGTTAGTAAAATTAAGAAACTTCTCACCAATCTTACTTAATGATGGTAATATTGCCGCCGGTCTTGAGCCTTATTTTGTTTTTGAGGATGTTAGATTCTTAGGAAACGGACAACTCCAATTTAGTAGGTCTGATGTCTCAAAGATTACTTTTGATACAGAGTTTATTTATAGAAGATCCTATAAAGTAAATATTAATTCTCACTCAGGAACGTCTGAATCAAGCACTACAGGATATATTGGAAATAAGGATTATAATCAACCATCTACAAAACTTATTCAAAATGATTTTAATTCACAGCATTCTGCTTCAAAAACTAATACTCCTATATCCAGTCAACTTGGAACAGCCTCAGAAGAGTCCTCTAAATTATTTACGGTTAAGTCTACTGTAAAACTTGCAGAAGTAAAAGAAGCTATAGCCTCTAATTATAATCTTTCTAAAACTTCACAGGATATAAGAAGTGGATTAATAACAGAAAGCATGAACAAATCAAGTCTAAGCCAACCAACAAATGAAAAACTTGATGAGTTAGTTAAAACAGTTATCACTAATTATAAAACTTCTCTTGAAGAAGTAACGGGTGAAATGAAAGAAAAGGTTGTGGAATCAGATATTAAAATAAATGTAGTAGGTCCTACTATATCAACCAATAAACAAGATTTTAAAATTCAAGAAATTGTAAACCCTAAGGGATTAACTAATTCCAGTAGTGTTGTAAACCAAGGTCAGAACTCAAACAATTCAGACAAAGGTTTTGATTCTCAATTAGCTCAGAAAAACTTAGTTAGACAACAAAACGTAGCAATTAAAGTTTCTAAAGAAGTTCAACAGTACAAAATGGTACAGGGTGTTAAAGTTCCTATATCAAGTAGCTTGTCATCTTTGGATACAAACTCACAATCCAACAATAGTAAATCTGAAAGCAATTTTTCCTCAGGGGGTAAATAATGGAAGAAAAAATTGACAGTGCTTACGCATCCTTTAATAATGATGATTTGCGTCAAATGTCTAACCTTGAGTATGATGGAATAAACTATATCTATGATATGCCAAGTGGCTCAAATAATTCCTTCTATGTAGCAAAGTTTGGTGAACAGTTATCAAAACCTGATGATTTTAGAACTTTCGACAATGTAGCATATAGAGTTCATGGTGTTGATTTTTCCCTCCCCTCATTAGAATATGAAAGCCATGATGAATTAAATATGGAAATTCTTAAATCAGTTAAATTTAGTAAAACAATTTCTTTGATGTGGTTGGAAGATGCCTACCATTCTGTACAAAAATATCACTTCGACTGGCTTACTCATTTCTATAATAAAAAAGGTGACTATCTAGTTAATGGTGCTAAAGGTAAGTTTAGAAGCTGTAAAATAATTCTATTCCATACAAGACAAAGAGAAGGGGGGTTAGGTATCAGTGAAGTAACTCCAGTTATTGAACCTATCCTTAGACTTGATGTTAGAGGTATGCAAGTAAAAAACTTTGGTGGTCTATCTCTTAAATATGGTTCACCCCAATCGGAATCTTTACTTAAAATAGATTACTCCATTATATCCTGCAACCTTAAATATAATGTAAACTACAATATAGCAACTAATGGGGGAGTAGCTGGACGTACTGCGGCTACTGCAAATGCATCAAAAACAAATGTTCTATGGGCACCGGTAACAGAAATGGATGCAAATGGATTGAGTGGAGAACTTCAAAGAATGGGTCTTTCAACAACTCAGATACTAAATGGTGAAGGACTAATTGGTTAAAGTTTTACACTAATTATAAAATTCTAGGATAAAGGACTACAGTTAAATGAGTACAATTTCAAGAAACATACAAAGACTGGAAGTAGAGCTTACTAAGGATTCTCATTGGGTTGATATTGCTTATAAAAAAGTAGCAGGAAAGGACATCATAACAAAGGATGGAAAAGCAATCACTAATGAGTACAAGATGTGGCTTCAAGCAGGTTCTACTGATTATCATAGAAGACCCGGTTTCGGTGGTTTTTGTGAAAACAACTTGAATAGATATCCTTTTGATGAGTCTTCTATTACTACAATAACTTCCGACCTTGTTGCTGAAACAAAGAAACAGTTTCCAAGTATAGAGTTGGTAGCATGTACTGTTGCAATAGATAAACCACAAAGACAATGGAAAATAAGGGTGGTAGTTAAAGAAACAAAGACTGGGGTAGTTGGGGATGATGCATCTGTAAATGGTGTTGTCATTACTACATCTTTTTAAGACTTTAAAATAAAGTCAACTAATTTAGGATAAAGGAATATAAAGGAAACAACATGAAAACGATTTATCACAATGGTACTATAGTAAAGTACTCATTTACTTCAGAAGATGGTGGTGTAGAATCCTGTTTTACACAAATGGCTCTTAACCCCGCATTAATTCACATTGAGTCTTATAAAGACAATGAGATTCTTTTACCTTACACTTTTGAAAAAGACAATGACCTAATTGTACAAAGTGGTGCATTAAAAATTAGTGCTCCATTCAAAAACTATGGAACAATAAAGATTCTTAGCGGTGCTACTCTACACCTTGCGGCAGATTTAACCGTAGGATTTACGGCAAGTTCTTTAGTTGACCCCTTAGCTCAATGTAACCTTGAAGTTTATGATGGTGCAACACTCATACTTGATAACTGTTCCTTAAAAAGTTTGTTTGGTTCTAAATTAAGAATCCACAAGTATGCAACAGTTGTATTTCAGAATGCAACGGCATCACTAAAAGTAGTACCTACCGCAGTAACTACTTTTAATGGTAGAGTAGAGACAACCACAGGGGAAGTAAGTAGAGATTGGGAAACTGCTCCAGCAGTTGAATCTGATTGGATTGATCCAGTTGCTCTAATAACCCTTATTAATGGTAGCGAAGGTTTTATCACTTACCCTTATACTTTTACAACCTCTGTTCAAGAAGAGGCTGATGCAGAAGTAATGGTAGACGATATTAACTACGGAACCCCTGCTGTTGGAGAAATGTAGAATATACAAACTTTTAAGTAAGAAAAAGGGGTACTCTTAAATTGAGTATCCTTTTTTATTTTCTTACTAATTAAATAATATAAAGGAAACTATATAAATGAGCGAATTATTGAACAAATTGAATTATTTAACTGAAACGAAAGAGATTTTCAAAACCAAACTTGGAATAACTGAAAATATCCCCTTAAGAGATTATGCCCCTCTCATGAAATTTGACGATGGAACAGCTCCAAAAGAATGGACAGAGGCTGAGTGGTTAGATGTATACAATTGTTATCAAAGACCTGCTGATTGGTTAACAATTCCTACAATTTTGGAATCTGAACAAAAAGTAATTGGTCTCTATCCAATTTATGACCATGACTCAAATTTCGTTGCAGTTACCCTTTCAGGTAATTACTCTGTGGACTGGGGTGATGGGGTTACTGAAAACTTCGTAGCAGGAATTAAAGCTGAACATAAATATGATTATGCAACTTGCTCTAATCTTTCAACCTTAGGTTACAAGCAAGTTTTAATTACGATTACACCTCAAGAAACTTTTAATTTAACCTCGGTTAACTTAAATGTATTTCATACTTCAGCACCTAGTAAATATAATTCCTTTTTGGAGATTTCGGGAAACGGAAGTTTTATTACATTGTTTAATGTTCAAAACTTAAAGTTGTTAGAATCTTTTAGTCTAGGATTAAATAATATTACAAACTTTACTATGATGTTTAATGGTTGTACTGCTTTACAAACTATTCCACTTATTGATACTAGTAAAGGTACAAACTTTTATGCTATGTTTTCGGTTTGTTCTGCATTACAAACGATTCCACTTTTTGATACAAGTTCAGGAACAGAATTTAATCAGATGTTTGGTAGTTGTAATTCCTTACAAACGATTCCACTTCTTGATACAAGTTTAGGTACAAACTTTACTCAGATGTTTTATAATTGTAAGTCATTACAAACTATTCCCCTTCTTGATACAAGTTTAGGTACAAGCTTTTCTCAGATGTTTAGTAGTTGTACTGCCTTACAAACTATTCCACTTCTCAATACAATTTCAGGTACAAATTTTTCTAATATGTTTTATAATTGTACTGCCTTACAAACGATTCCACTTCTGGATACAAATAAAGGAACAGACTTTTCTAATATGTTTAGTTATTGTTATTCATTACAAACGATTCCACTTCTTGACACAAGCTTAGGTACAAACTTTTCTAATATGTTTCAGAATTGTTCTGCCTTACCAACGATTCCACTTCTCAATACGAGTAATGGTACATCATTTTCTTATATGTTTAATAGTTGTACTGCTTTACAAACTATTCCACTTTTTGATACAAGTTCAGGTACAAACTTTACTATGATGTTTAATGGTTGTACTGCTTTACAAACTATTCCACTTATTGATACTAGTTTAACTACAAACTTTTCTCAGATGTTTAGTAATTGTAATTCCTTACAAAAGGTACCTCTTATTAATACAAGTTCAGGTACAAACTTTTCTTATATGTTTACGTATTGTTCTGCCTTACAAACGATTCCACTTTTTGATACAAGTAAGGGGACAGACTTTACTCAGATGTTTTATAATTGTACTGCCTTACAAACGGTTCCACTTCTTGATACAAGTTCAGGTACAAACTTTAATTCTATGTTTAGTAGTTGTCGTTCCTTACCAACTATTCCACTTCTCGATACAAGTAAGGGTACAAACTTTTATGGTATGTTTTATCAATGTACTGTATTACAAATGATTCCACTTCTCAATACAAGATTAGTAACAAACTTTTCTACTATGTTTAGTAGTTGTACTGCATTAGGGAAAGCAACTTTACTAAACACGAACAAAACAATTTCATATGCAAGTTGTAATTTAAGTAAGAGTGCATTGGTTGATATTTTTACTAATTTGTTTTTTCCGGTTACTGGACAAACTATTACGATTACTGGAAATTACGGTGCAAGCTTATTAACCGCAGGAGATAGATTAATTGCAACAAATAAGGGTTGGTCAATTGTTGGATAACTAATTATATAGGAGATATATAGTATGATAGGTTTTTATAAGAATGATGGGGGTGTTTTACTTGAGGCACCAAACTATGTGTATAGCAAAGATTACACTTTGCTAATTGAAAAGAAAGATGAATATGAATATCCTGTTGATGGATGGAAATATTTTGATTCGAGAGAACTTGCAATAGCTGAATATGGTATTGTAGAGGTTAAGGAAGAAGAACCTGCTAAATAAGCTGTGAAAAAATTTCAATCTTTTTCATTATTGATAGTTAAAACTAATTAATTAACGTTTAATGAAAAGGATTGAAAGATGAAAGATAGCATGTTTACGAAACCTAAGTCAATCTTTCAGCAAAGGATAACTGAAATTGTGAATGACGACCCTACCAAGAACGTAGTTATGGACGTGTTCCAATTAGAGCTTTATAAAAATGCTGAGAAGAATGAGGACAATTTAGTTCTCGTAGAATTGTACAACTTAGTAGGTCTGGAAAAGTTTTGTGATATAATAGGATTACTATCGGGAAAGACCCTAAAGTTTCCTACACAAGAGTCGGTAAAGGAAGATGTAACTATTGCGTTATGTTATTATTACAAGAGGTTTAGAAATAAATCTTGGGATGACATAAAAGGATTATTAGAAGATGATAGGTTACAGTCTGTTAAGTATGGTATTAAAATACAACAGCTTAATAAATTTATAAAATATATAAGTGAAAGAACTAATTCACGATACAATCTACCAAACTTAGAAGATGATATATTTGAGGAATTGGTGGACACGGATGAATGAGCAAGTAGATATAGACTTAAATGCTTTAGAAAAAATGAATAGTCTTTTATCTGAGGACTCAATTTTAGTTAAAGACTCTAAGATAATAAATCCCCTAAAATCTATAAGTGCCTCCCTCCAGAGTTATTACGAGCATTGTTCTCTATTGCCAAAAGAAGGATAATCATGAATGAAGATGAAAAAATAAACGAGGATATACTTATACTAGAAAACTTACAAAAGGGTCTTTCTACTATTAAAGAACCTCCCAATCCAATGGATAAGGTTGAGGAATCTTTAGCTCGTTTTGTTGATGATGCTTTTGAGGTTACAAGAGCTGAGTTCTCATTCAGTAAGAAAGTTCAAGATCACATTCTTACAAGACTAGATAATTTTTCCGAAAACCAACTCATAGCCCTTGTTTCTAATGCAGGTGTAAACAGTGCAGACAAGATTTCTAAAACTATGAATCCTTGGGTTCAACTGGCTACTGCAAGACAGCAAGCTCAAATAGCCGCTGAGTCTGCTGAAAGAACTGCACAAATACAAACGGGTAATAGTCCTACACTTATTAGTGGTAACTCGTTAAAAGATGCCAATCAAAGTGCTACTAAAGAGGTTTTACAGGGAATGGATGCTTTAAGTAAGCTTATTTCTTTTGCTACTTCTTCTGCAAAAAAACAGATTGAAGAAGAAACCTTGTCAGAAGTAGAAACAACTCTTCCAGATAATACCACTTCATAATTATTAATATTCCTCAACTAACTATAGGAAGAGGAATAATATATGTCAAATATAGTCAATGAATTGCCCTTAGCAATACCCGCAGTAAAAACTACAGATTATATCATGGGAAGTCGAACAGGCTCATCAACCAATGATGTAAAAATATCTATGAAGAGTATACAAGATTTAGTAATTGAAGCATCTTCAATACTAATAAATACTAAAGCAGATTTTGCTATGGTATCAAATATCAATAATACTTTAGATACCGAAAAACCCGTATCGGTATTACAACAAACAGCCCTTAACCTAAAATCTGACAAACTCAGTACTTTCTCAAAAACGGAAGTTCTTTCTATGGTTTCAAATGTTGATAATACATCAGATTCCGAAAAGCCTATATCGGTATTACAACAAACAGCTCTTAACCTAAAATCTGACAAACTTAATACTTTCTCAAAAACGGAAGTTCTTGACATGGTATCAAATGTTGATAATACTTCAGATTCAGAAAAACCCGTATCGGTATTACAACAAACAGCCCTTAGCCTAAAATCTGACAAACTCAGTACATACTCAAAAACTGAAACTCTTGCGGCTATTTCAGAAACTAGAAATTTTACGGTTAATAGTATTATGCCTGATATGACAGGAGCCTCAGGGTCTATGTCAACCCGAGATATAGGTGATGCTAATCACAGATTTGCAAATGTTTGGGCAAATGACGTTCATGTAGGTGCGGCTTCTTTGTTTGTAAATGGAAAACAGGTTATTTCAGATGTAAGTGAAACTATGACATTCTCTACGGAAGAGGATAGGTCAATAAACATTAAAACTACGGGAATTGGTTCAACTGCTATAATAAGTGATAACCAAATTAGTGCAACTGCTAAAGGTGGCTTAGAGTTTAAAGTTCCCTCAGATACTCCATCTAAGAACATAAACTTTACCAACCAATCTGTAGGGGGTTTAATTTCATTTAGTTCATTAGAGACAATTGCAATGAACGCCCCAGTTGCAACTAAAGATTTAACCGTAGTTGGAAATTTAACGGTTACAGGAACTACTACTCAGGTAAATACTGAACAACTTTTAATAGCGGATAATATTGTTACTCTCAATAAAAATCAAACTGGAACACCTCCAACTTCTTTAGTAAGTGGCATCGAGGTAGAACGTGGTGATGAATTAAACTATAGAATAGTATTTGAGGAACTTTCAGACTCCTTCAAATGTGGTATGCAAGGCTCAATGCAGTCAATTGCAACAAGAGAGGACTCCCCTATTAATGGTGGAGTTGTTACTTGGGATACAGCTACTTTCAAACTTGTAACAGAAACTAAAAAAACTTCTTTCAATAAAGATTTTGGAAATACAAGTGGAAGTGTATCAGAAGGAAATCACTTACATACGGGAGTGTATGAACCTCCAATAACAAAAGCTACAGGATTTAACCTTGCTACTGGAACTATCGCAGGAACTCTTGCATTAGGAAATCACTTACATACGGGAGTGTATGAACCTCCAATAACAAAAGCTACAGGA